GCGGCCAGGGCCAGCGGGGTGGGGTCCAGCACCGCCGCCAGCTGGGCGGCAATGGCGATCACCGGCGCCGGGTCGGCGACCATGCTGTCGGCGCTGGCCAGGTCGTCCTCGTACTCGATCGCGTAGGCCTCGCGCTCGGCCGGCTGCTTGACGAATCTTCCAATAATCACGGTGCTTTCCTTCGCATCAGGCGGTCAACATAGGGGCGCCGCGCCACGCACAGCAGGCCGGCGGCGCGCAACAGGGGCGGCGCCACGAACGGCGCCTGGTCGGCGCTGCCGTAGGCCACGCAGGCGGTCGGCGCGAGCCGCACGGCCAGGCTGATGCCGGCCACCGCGCCAGCGGCGGCGACCACGCTGGCGGCAGCCAGCGTGCTGGTCGCTTGGGCGCCGACCGGCAAGGTGGCGCCCGCACTCAGGTTCAGGCCCAGCGCGCCACTGGCGGCGGCGGCGATCGGCAGCAATACGGCGGCGCTGCTGGTGGCGGTGCCCAGGGCGCTGGTGAAGGCGGCGCCGACGCTGCTGGTGGCGGCAGCGCTCAAGGCGGCCGGGCTCAGGGCCGCAGCCAGGGTGGCGCCGACCGCGGCGCTGGCGGCGCTGGTCAGGGTGGCCGCGCCCAGCGTGGCGTCCAGCGTGGCCAGCCGTCCCATGGCGCCGACCGCGCCATCGGCGGCGAGGCTGGCGGCGCCCAGCGTCTTGGCCAGCGCGGCGCTGTCGGTCAGCGCAGCGGCGCTGCCCAGCTGGGCGGTGCCGAGGGTCAGGCTGGCCGCTGCCGCCACGGCCAGCGCGCCACTGGCGGTGCTGCTGGCTGCTGCCAGGGTCGGGCTGGCGGCCGCCGCCACGGTCACGGCGGCGGTGGCGGCCAGCGTCACGGCGCCCAGCGTGGCGCTGCTGCTGGCGGCCACGGTCACGCTGGCGGTGCTGCTCGCGCCGGCCGTGCCCAGGGTGGTGGTCAGCGCGCCGGCGTCCGTCAGGGTGGCGGCGGCGGCCAGCGTGGCCGTGCCCAGGGTGCGGGCCAGGCTCGCGCCCACGCTCACCGCGGCGGTGGCGCTGGCAGTGGCCGTGCCCAGCGTCTTGGCCAGGTCGGCGCTGATGCCGCTGGCGGCCTGGTATTCCCACGGCCCGATGTCGCTCGCCGTGCCCTGCGGGCGCGCGAGGCCGGAAATGTCGGTGGCGCTGGCGCTGCCGCCGGCGTCGATCAGGGTCGCCCCGGTTTTGAGCCGGAAGTCGGCCAGCCCGCTCGCGTCGGACGGCTGCACGAACTGGTCGGCATAGGTCTGGCTGACCAGGTTGCCGGTGGTGCCGAAGCCGCCGACCGAACTGCCATCGGTGGCGTTATGGCCGGACGCTGAGTTGATTGATACGCTGTCGCCGGAGCCGTTATTAAACGCATTCGCGAAGCCGAACGCGGCGCAGTTCTGCACCAGCAGGCTGCCACTGACGGGGTGGCCAGAGAGTGCCCCGATGTCAGCCAGGTAGAAGGCGTCGTAGGCGGCAGTGGCCCGGTTGCTCGGGTTGACCGCGAGGCAGTTGGTGACGCTGAGGGAAACGCTCGTTTCCACGTCGAAGCCGGTATCGCTACCAATGGCGACGCAGTTGTCGACCACCACCGCAGCGGTGCCCCCGATGTAGATCGCGTTCTGGCCGTCGAACAGGCAGTTGGTGACGTCCACCAGGCTTTCGCCATAGAGTGCGCCAACGTACTGGCCGCTGGAGCGGATCTGGAGGCCGTCGACGAACAGGTAGTTGGCCTGCACGTCGAACGTATCGGAGGCCGGGTCCAGCCCGTCCAGCGCCACGCCATAGGCCTGGTTGAACGCCAGCCGGTTGGTCCGCACGCTCGGGTGGTCGCGGAAGCTGTGGCCAGGGGCGGCGCGGATGGTCAGCGTGTGGCTGGCGTCGGTGGCCATCGCGGCCTGCCACCGGATGTTCTGGACGAACAGGCTGTCGTTGTACAGCTCGAGCACGTAGGAATTGCCGGCCGTGATCGCGCTGGCCGGCAAGCTGTCGAGCGCGGCCTGGATGGTCGCGTAGTCGCGCCCGGCGGTGCCGACGGTCTTGGTGATCGTCGGCACGTATTCCCACGGCCCGATGTCCCAGGCCGTGCCGCGCACGGCGCCGGAAATATCGGCGCCGCTCAGGGTCAGGCCGGCGTCGATCAGGCTTGCCCCGGTTTTTAGCCGGAAGTCCTCGACCGCGCCGGCGTCCGATGGCTGCACGAACTGGTTGGCGTAGACCTGGCTGACCAGGCTGCCGCTGCCCGCGAAGCCGCCCAGGCTGCTGGTGTCGGTCGCGTTATGGCCAGAGGCGGCATGGATCGAAGCGCTGTTGGCGGAATAATTCCTGAACGACGTCGTGTAGCCGAACGCGGCGCAGTTCTGCACCAGCAACCCGCCGGCCAGGCTGCCGTCGTCGTCGAACACGAAACCGTAGCTGCCCGTCGCCCGGTTGCTCGGGTTGACCGCCAGGCAGTTGGTGGCGGTGACGCCGTCGGTGCCCTCCAGGTAGGCGGCGCAGTAGTCGTTGTCGCCGATGATGATGCAATTGTCGGCCACCACCGTTCCGCCGCTGGCGATATATGCCACTTCGTTCGGCGTGGTGCTGGGGGGGCCGGTATGCGCGATCAGGCAGTTGCTGAACGTGGTCTGTCGGTCCGTGTAGACGGCGACTACGTCGGTGTTTCCTGCTGTCTGGAACTGGATGCCGTCGACGGTCAGGTTGTCGCCGTAGAAGTCAAGCACGGACAAATTCGCGGTAGCCCCGGTCACGGCCACGCCGTGGGCCTGGTCGAATGCCAGCCGGTTGCTGCGCACCGCCGCATTGCTGTTGAAACCGTGGCCAGGGGCGGCGCGGATGGTCAGCGTGTGGGCCGCGTCCCACCCAGTCCCTGCTGACCAACTCACGTTCTCGACGAACAGGCTGTCGTTGTACAGCTCGAGCACGTAGGAATTGCCGGCCGTGATCGCGCTGGCTGGCAGGCTGTCGAGCGCGGCCTGGATCGTCGCGTAGTCGCGCCCGACCGCGCTGCCGACGGTCTTTTTGACAAGGCCCACCACAGTCAGCGCGCCCAGCGTCTTGGTCAGCGTGGCGTGGACCGTGGGGGGTAGCGTGCGTTGCGGCGCCTTGAACAACTGCCATGGATTGGCCGCTAGGCTCGCCACTTCCTGCGCCGACAGCGCGCGGTTATGGATCAGGACTAGACCTGTCAAACCACCGAAACTTAGTGCAAACGAGGAGCGGAGCAGACCACCAATACAGAACGTGTTGAAGGTAGTGGCGGCCGCAGTACCTACCGCCGTAGAGGCGATCGCCACGCCTCCCGCATAAGTGACCTGCTGGCCTACGCTCTTGGAGCGTACCCCCGTCACGAGACAGGGGGTGTTGTCCGCCCACAGAGGTGTAGTCGCTGCGGTAGTGACGCTACCTCCAGCGACGTCCCTTGTCCAGAACGACACTTGGGGGGTCGTGGCACCCTGCCCGAGCATAAACAGCGGGTTATTGTCGCCACTGTTGCCGCAGGCGACTGCCCAAGTACCCGCATTGGTGTTGACCTGGGCCGGGGTCAACAGCGCCGTAAGCGTGCATTCGTCCAGTGAAAATGCAGGGGCGCTGTTCTGGTATTCGTAGCCTGTAGTGACACCGGCCAGCGTGGAAACGGCAAGGCCGAGCGGTGTCGCGACACGGGGCACACTACCATTTCTCAGCAGTGTGCTAGACGCAGGCAGCCAGGCGAGGACCAGCCCCCGTGCTAACGGATTGGACCGGTCAATCTGGAGCGCCCCCTGCGGCTGCCGGGTAGGACTCCTGCGCGGCAGGAACAGCGGTGCGCCCATCCCTGCCCCTTAGCTGTACGACTGTTCGGTGTAGGCAGCGCTCACGGTGGCACCCAGCGCGGTGCCGGCGTCGTTATACAGCACGATGCCCCACTTGCGCGGCACGCAGCCGAAACGGCTGGTCACTTCGAACACCTGCTTGATCGTGCGCGCCACCGCGCCCTGGTTCAGCTCGATGGTGCCGAGGAAGACTAGGTTGCTGGGCGAGCCCAGCGCGGTCAGCGCCTTGTCGGTGCCGTCGACGTCGTCCACCGTGCCCGAGGCGCCGTTGTAGGTGCTGCCGTCCTCGCTCAGGTAGCCGTACACCGCGACCCGCTTGTTGCCGCTCGGCGCGGTGGCCGTGGTCAGGACGCTGACGGTCAAGAGGATCGCCGTCACGTTGTTGCTGGTGCCGCTGGTCACGGCGGCCGAGGAACGCGCGGCGGCCGAGGCCAGCGAGCCGGCGCTGATGGTCAGCGCGGTGGAAGTGCCGAAAGTGATCGCCATATCAGAGTGCTCCAATCACGTCGGCAACGGTGGCCGGGGGCAGGCCCAGCACCTCCATGCGCGACACCAGCACCGTGGCGCGCGCCAGCAGGTCGTCGCGTTCGGCTTCGCTGCAGATGCTGGTCGTCACCCAGGCGTCGAGCATGGCGCGCAATTCAGGGTTGTCGAGCTCGATCGGCAGCCCGGCGGAAAAGGTCGCGCGCACCACCAGGCACGACGCGCGGCACGGGTGGGTCGGGTTATCGGAGGCGTCGACGATCGCGGCGTAGGGGCCGAGCGCGGCCCAGGTCTGGGCGCGCGCGGCGGACAGCGCCTTGACCATCGGCCAGCGCGGCGCGTTCAGGAGATCGACCACGCTGCCGGGCGAGTCCGGCAGGAAGTCGGCGTAGCCCAGCGCGGCCGGGTCGTTGGCCAGCTCGGCGGCCAGGGTCGCGGCGTTGGTCATGGCTTACCTTTGGCTCAGGCGTTGGCATCGGACAGGCTGAATGTATTTACGACAACTGCCTGGGATACGGCAATCGACGTATTGTCGAGCGTCATGTCGCCGCCGCCGCCGGTGGCCGTCACCGTGCCCTGAATGTGGCAGGTGGTGCCGGCCGAATCGACCACGCGGAAGTGGGCGGCGGTGCCGGCGGCGGCGCCGCTGCCGGACCAGGTGCCCGCCTTCACCTTGGAACCGGCGGAAGCGGCGGCCAGCCAGTCGGACGGCAGCGCGATCTCGCACAGCAGGGTGCCGGATTGGGCGGTGGCGCAGTCGGCCGGGGCGGCGCCGGTCAGGATGCGCAGCTTGGCACTGGCGCCGGCGGTGGTTTCGATGGCATCTAAGCGGGCGTTGCGGGCGGCAACGGACAGTTGCAGGGACATGGGGATTTCCTTTCAGGGTGGCGCGGCGGGCCGCGTGGTTCGGTGGTTCAGTGGCGCAGCACGCGGTTGGTGTACGGGCGGCGCAGCACGCGGGTGGCGTGCGCGGTGGCGGTGAAACTGGTGGCGGTGGCGAGCGCCCCGCAGCGCAGGCTGGCGGTCGCGGCGATCGGGGTGCTGGCGGCGCTGGTTGGCACCAGTGCGCCCAGCGTGGCCTGCAGGCGCACGCCGGTGCTGGCGGCGGCGCTGGCGGTGCCGGCGGCGGCGCCCAGCGTGATGCTGGCTGCGGCGCCCACGGTGCGGGTGGCGGCGGCGCTCACGGCGGCCGCGCCAAGGGTCACGGCCAGCGCCGCGCCGGCCGGCACACTGCCCTCGGCGGCCACGGCCAGCGCGCCGCCGGTCTTGGCCAGCGCGGCGGCGATGCTGGCGGCGCCGCTGGCGGCCAAGGTCAGCGGCCCAGCGCTTTGCGCCAGGTCGGCGGCGATGTCGCTCATCGCTTAGCGCGGGGCTTCGGCCCGTTCGTGCCCGCTCTTGCCGTCCAGCGCGGCGGCGAAGGCGGCGTAGCGGGCGGCGGCGCGCAGCGGGTCGGCGGCGTACTCGGCGTCCTTGTTCCAGGCCCGGTACTGCAGGTAGTCGAGCAGGGCGTCCTGGTAGATGTCGTCCAGCGCGATCACGGCGCTTTCCACGGCCAGCACGGGCGGGGTCGCGCTGTAGGCCAGTTCCAGACAGCCGGCGCCGTCGTTGGGCGGGTACACCAGGTAGCGCGCGGGGTCGGCCACGTCGTAGCAGTAGTGCTGCACCGTCTTGGTCTGGGGCAGGCTGTGCCAGTCCGGGTTCATCAGGTCCAGCAGGTCGCGTTCGGCCTTGCGCACCGCGCGCCCGCAGGCGTTGCGCAGCACCTCGACCAGCTGCACCGGCTCGACCGCGCCGGCGTCGTTGGTGGTCGGCAGGGTCTGCAGGGTGCCGGCCACCAGCGGCGCGGTGCTGCGCAGCACGTAGGCGTTCGGCTTTTTCAAGACCGCCTCGCGCTGGGCCGCGTTCAGGTAGGCCAAGAGTTCGGCGCGCTGCCAGCGCACATGGCCGGTGTCCTGCAGGGCGATGGCGGCGCGGTCGAGCAGGGCGGCGGCGGTCACGGTCGGCATGCGGTCCTCAGATGAAGCGGCGCGGCTGCACCCGGTTGGCGCTGCGGCCGTAACTGGCCTCGGCGCGGATGCGGGCATTGGTGCGCGCCACGTTGTAGATGGTCTGGTTGATCACGGCCAGCTGCGGGTTGGTGAACGGCTGGCCCGGGGTCAGTTGCAGGCGCGCGGCGGCGCCGCAGCCGATCTCGTAGCCGTAGTCATTGAGCAGCAGGTCGTCGACGCTGGTGGCCAGCCGGCTGGGGCGGGTCGCCACCCGCAGCACCAGCGCCGCCGGGGCGTCGGTGGTCGGCGTGGGCACCAGGGTGAAGCTGTTGTCGGCGGCCTGGCGCAGCGCATACGGCGCGCTGCCCGGCTGGCGTTGGTCGTCGTCACGCCGGATCACGCTCACCGGCGCGTTCTGGTAATAGGCCTCCAGCACCTGGCTCACGTTGACCCCGTACAGCAGGTCGATGTCGTACTGCGCCTGGCCGGCCACCACGTCGAGCGGGTCCAGCACCTGCTGCACCACCGGCGCCACCGTGCAGAAGTCGAGCAGCACGCCGCGCAGGGTCAGTTCGGCCAGCGGTTGCGGGCAGCCCGGCACCAAGGGCAGCAGGTGCGGCAGGAATTCGGCCAGAGTCGCCATGTTTTATCAGGCGGCGCGCGCGTTGTAGCCGAAGCGCTGCACTTCGCGCACATGGGCGGTGCCGCCGCTGTTCTCGTAGACCAGCGGCTTGGCGTTGTCGAGGATCTCGATCAGTTCGGCCGGCACGTTGACGGCGACGCCGCGCGGCACCTGGTAGTGGGTGCCGTTCAGGCCCAGGAACACCGGGTCGCGCCCGTTCTCGCCTTCGCCCGGGTGGATGGTCAGCACCACCCGTTCGCCGGACAGCTGGTCGCCTTCGTCGGCGCCGTGCAGCACCACGGCGGCGACGGGGGCAACGACGGCTTTCGGGGCGTCGTCGATGGTGGTGATGCTGGTGTCAGATTTGGCCATGCTGTACTCCTTGTTGGGCGTAAAAAAACCCGCCGCAGCGGGTTCCGGGGTGATTCCCGCGTGCGCGGGAAGCGGGTTACGGCGCCACCGACGGCAGCACCGCCACGTCGTAGAACGTGGAAGTGACGCCGGCCGCGTCGAGCGCGGTGGTGCCGGGGGTGAAGGTGGCCGCCGAGCTGGTGACGACCTTGATCAGGCCCACTGCGGTAATCCCGGTCGGGACGTCGGCGATGTTGCTCGGCACGGTCGAGGCGGCCAGGTTGTTGGCCAGCGCCTCGGCGATCTGCGGGTTGCTCGGCGCCGTGCCCTGGTAGGTGGTGACGGCGCCGGCGCTGTCCAGGCCCACCGTGTAGTACAGCGTGGTGCCGGCTGCCTGCACCGCATGGCCGGCCGAGAAGGCCTGGGCCGCCAGCGCGGTCTTGGCCTTGAAGATGCCGTCGGACAGGTAGGCGTAGGCGCTGGTGGTCTTGAAGGTGGCGGCGCCGCCGGCGTTGATCGCCAGTGCCGCCGCCGTCATGTTGCGGAAGCCTTCGAGCTTGCGGTTGTTGCCGCTGAAGGAGTCTTTCAAAGTAGCCATGGGTACTTCCTTTCGATGTTCGAAGTGGGGTCAGCCCCGCGCCAGCTGGCGCAGGGCATGCGCGCGGCCGCGCTTACGCGGTGACGGCGCTCTCGAGGCGGCACATCCAGGCGTCGTTCAGGATCACCGCCGACTGCATGGTCTTGAAGCCGATGAAGCCGCGCTGCGCCAGCGGGTCGGCGCTCGACGGTTTCGGGTTGACCACCAGCGGGGTCAGCGCGAACATCCCTTTCAGCGCCACGATGCCGTAGCTGTTCTGGGCGATGTACAGGGTCTGGTAGACGTCGGCGCTGGTGCCGTCGGTCGAGGTCATCGCGCCCTTGGCGCCACCGGCCGACAGCAGCGGGGCGAAGATGGTGGACGACAGGTAGCGCACGTCCTCCACCTTGCCGATCTCGTTCTCGTACGGCGTCATGCTGCCGTACTTCTCGACCGGCACGAACACGCTCTTGCCGTCGGCGCCCAGCATGTTGCGGATGTCGGATTCCTGGTCCGGGTGGATCAGGCCGATGAACGACTTGGCCACCTGCTCGGTGCCGTAGGCCGGGGTCGACTTGACCACTTTCGTGATCTGCTCGGCGTTCTGGCGTTTCAGCGCCTTGGTGACTTTGCGCTGCAGGGCCAGCGTGATCGCGGTGTTGACCGCGCTGCGGCTGGCGCCGTTGGCGTACACGACGTTGGTGCCGGCGCGCAGGATGCCGTAGCGCATGCGCTCGATCATCTGCGCGGCCTGCTCGCCCAGCAGCTCGACCGCTTCGTTGAGGACGTTGTCCTCGTGGGTGTCGAGCACGATGTCGGAAATCTGGATCAGGCCGCCGTACTGGGTCAGCAGGCACGGGACGTCGGTCGCGGTCAGCTGCTGGGCGCCCGGGGTCACGCCCTCGACCAGCGCGGTCGGGGTGTTGTCCAGCGCGTTGTAGCGGCGGAACACGATGGTCTTGCTCGAGTTCGACGGCAGTGCTTTGGACTGGCCGAAGCGCTCGAGCACCATGAAGGGAATCGCGCGTTTCAGCAGTTCTTTTTCCGCGTAAGCGGCAGTGCGTGGCGAGATATCGCCGTAGTTGGTAGCGCCCATGTTGGCTCCTTGAGTGAACGAAAAATCGGTGGGGTGGATCTGGTGGTCAGCGATTTAGCGAGCGCTCGTCGGGGGCAAAGCCTGTCCTTCGATGCGTGCTAGTAACGTGTGGCCGCGTCCGGCAGCGCGACACCATGCGGCGCCCGTGGGGGCGTATCGCGGTCGCGCTTACTGCTTGCTGCGGTGAGGGTGGTGCGAGCGATGCCCGCCTTGCGGCGCCGGCTGCGTCCGGGGGCAGCGGGCGGGAACGAATGGGGTCAGTCGGGTGCTTCGGTGAAGGTCACGTAATAGTTCTTGCCGGGCTTGAAGAAGGCGGCGGCCGGGCGGCCATCGCTGATCTGCATCCAGCATTCGCCGGACGGCGTGGCGTCGGCGAAGTCCTGGTTCTCGCCGTCCGTGCCGTAGACCGCGCCGAGCCGCATCTTGTGGCTCTGGCGGCTCTCGTTGAATTTCGTGGTCTCGGTGCTGTGGCACTTCATCTTGGCCACGACGCGGGTGATGGTCATGCGGTTCTCCTATAGGTGCCCCAGGCGGGGCGGTTATAGGGCTCGGGTCTTGCGCTCTTGCAGCCCTGCGGTGTTGCGGGTTTATTCGACCAGCTGCCAGTCCTCGGCCAGCATGTCGGTCTGCGAGGCCAGCCACGGCACGCGCGCCCCTTGCGGGTAGGCGGCGCTGTGGACCGGGTAGCTCATGCGGATGAAAGGCAGGTCGACGCCATTGGCCGGTCGGTATTCAAGCCACAGGCCTTTGCCGTTCCAGCCGCTGCGCGTGACACGGGCACCGCGTTGCAGCGCCTCCAGCGCCAGGCCGAAAGTCAGCGCGTGGCACGGGCGGTAGGCGGCGTCGAAGCTTGCCTTCGGGGTCCAGCTGACGTAGCCGGCGCGACCGACCACGTTCGGCTTGCCGTCCGGTTCGTACTCGACCAGGTAGCCGGCGTCGGCGCCGTCCTCGTCAGCCAGCAACTGCCAGCCGCGCAAGGCGTTGTAGGCGCCGCGCGTCATCGGTTCGGCGGTGATCAGCTTGGTGCCGATGAAGCGCGCGCTCACGCCCCTGGCCGCGTGGATCCGGTCGATATCGGCCCCGGGGTAGGCGGCGGCCTGGCTCATGCTTCGTTCCAGGCCTTGGCGAAATCATCCGACGCCGCCGGTTCCTGCGGCAGGCTCACGCCCGACGAACGCACGCCCTCGGCCGCTTCCAGCGCGTCGTCGTGGCTGGCCTGGCTGTCGTAGCCGTCGTCCGGCTTGCTGGCCTGCTTGAACGCGGTCAGCATGTCGATGATCTCGCGCGCACTGCCGCTGTCGATCACCCGCTGCACCGCGCCCTGGTCGGGCTGGGCCGCTTGCCAGGCCGAGAACTCCGGGCTCTCGACCACTTCCATGAAGTCCTTGTGGACGTCGGCGATCGCGGTGAAGTGGTTTTGCAGGCGCTCGTTCTTGAGGTCGGCAATCACCTGGTCGACCGTGGCCGATACGCCGCCCACGCAGTCATGGGCGATCTGCTTGACCAGCTTGGTGATCTGCTCGACGAAGTCGGCGCCGAAGTCCTCGGCCAGCACCGCAGCCGGGTCGGCGTGCTCGTTGCTGGCCGCTTCGCCCGCGTCGTCGGCGCCGCCGTCGCCGGCGTCATCCAGCGGCAGGCTGGCCTGCTCGTCGTTGACGCTGGAATCGCCCATCGCCGCTTCGCGCGCGTCCAGCTCGGCCTGGCGCGCCTTGAGGCGGCCTTCCCAGCTTTTCAGGCGCTGTTCCTGGTCGGCGGCCGAGGGGGCGGCGTCGGCGGGGGCGTCGGTGGGCGCTTCGGTGGCCGGTTCGGCGGCTTGTTCCGCCGGCGACTCGGCCGCTTCCTCGGCCGGGCTGCCTTCCGCTGGCGCTTCGGCAGCCGGCTCGGTCAGGCCGAACGCTTCCTCGTCGCTCACCTGGCTCGGTGGCTGGTCGGGGGCGTTGAATTGATCCGCGTAATCGGCGGCATGCTCGTCCATCTGTTCTTTGGTTGCCATCTGGCTGACTCCTGTGGGATTGAAACGCGGGTGTAAAAAAACCCGCGTTCAGCGGGTCGGGTACTGGGTGTTCGGGTGCGGGGCTATGCCGGCGTGGCCTCGCGCTGCGCCAGCCGCTGGCTGCGGTGCGCGCTCGATTCGAAGACCGGGTGCCACCGGTCCAGCTGCGGCCCCAGCGCGCCCCACTCGGCCAGCTGGGTGCGCAGCGGGTCGGCGCGGGCGTAGTCGCGCGCGGCGCGGGCGGCGGTCCATGCGGCGTGCAGCGCGGCCAGCTGCGCCGCTTCGGCACTGGTCAGGTTCGCTTGGTCGGACATCAGGTGGCATCCCGGGCGAGGCGTTCCAGCACGCGGCGCACGCCGTCGGTGGTGGCGCTGGCGCGGATGACCGGGCGCAGCGGCGGCAGTTTTTCCAGCGCCGTGGCCCACGACATGTCGTGCCCTTGTTGCTGGTAGAAGGAGATCGCATCCGGGTGCAGGAGGACGATATATGGCTCGCTGCTGTTCGCTTGCAGGGTCGCGATCGCGTGCTTAGCGTCAGCCAGGGACAGCGTCATACGCCGGGCCGCTGGTCCATGCCGTAAAACGCCACCATCAGCGCGGTGTGCGCCGGAATCCCCATCGGGGCGCGCTTGACGTGGTGCTCGACGTCGTCGGGGCTCTGGTACAGGTGGCTCGACTTCGGCATGGCCGGCGGCCGGGCCTGGCTCAGGCGCGCGGCGTTGGCGTCCAGCGCCTCGAGGTAGGCGTCGACGATGCCGGGCGCGCGGTTCAGGCGGTACACCGGGTGGCCGAGCGAGGTGCGGGTCTGGTCGATGTAGCGTTCGATCTCGAGCACGCCGGTGCCGCGCAGCAGGCGCAGGTACTTGTTGATCCCCGACAGGCTGTAGCCGAGCAGGGCGCGCAGGTCGTCGCGCAGCAGCGGGCCGGCGCGCAGCGCGCCGATCAGCTTGCGCACGTTGTCATCGCGGCGGCGGGTGGCGCTGGTCACGCGGTTGGGGCGGGCGGTGGCGTGGGTGTCGACCATGTCAGGCCTTCGGGCTCAGGTTCGGGTTGTCGTCCAGCAGGACGCGGCGCAGGCATTGCAGCTGCTTGATGGCGCCCTGGGTATGGCGCAGCTGGTCGGGCGTCACCGTGGCCAGGTCGACCAGGTGCGATTCGATCACGGCGTCGAGCAGTGAAATCAGCGCGCGCATCGGCAAGGTGGCGCGCAGCAGCTGCAGTTCCAGCGTGTCGGCCGCGATCAGGTCGCGCAGTTCGAGGCTAGTTCGCATGTTGGTTCCATGAATGGGCGTAGTCGGCCAGGTTGGAGCCGGCGCTGGCCGCCTCGGCGCCGGCCCCGGCCGCCAGCTTGGCCGCGCCGGTGTTCTTCAGTGCCTGGCCGCTGGCCTTGGCGGCGGAATAGGCGTCGGCACCGGTCAGGGTGGTGCGCGCCAGCTTCTGCACCGCTTCGCCGGCGTGCATCGCTTTGGCCCCGGCCTTGACCAACTTGCCGCCGGGGATCAGGCCGGCCGCCGCCAGCGCCATGTCGGCCTTGTCGCCGCGGTGGATGGCGTCGTTCAGTTCGAGCGCGCTGGTGATCTCCCCCGTCACCGGCAGCGAGCCGACCAGCAGCGCGGTTTTCGGGTAGTCCTGCTTGACCTCGTTCCAGCGCCGGCTGGCGTCGTCCAGATAGCTGTCGTGACGGCCCCAGGCGGCAGCGTAGTCGGTGGCGGCGTCGCCGGTCGCGGCCGGCATGGGGGCCGGGGCCGGTGCCGGCGGCTGGCCGCGGCTGTCGCGCCAGCCCTGGGCCAGCGCCTCGTCGTCGCTGCGCTTTTCCATGGCGTTAGTGGGCATCGTTGTTCCAGGCCTGGGCGTAGTCGGCGGCGGCGTCGCCCACCTCGAGCGCGTTGCCGGCGCGGTTGATCTGTTGGGCGTGGCGGGTGATCGGGGCCAGCGCCTTCTCGGCCGCGTTCATGCCCACCCGCAGCGAAGCGGGCGCGATCCGGGTCGCGGCCTTGGCCAGCTTCACGCCGGGAATGAACGACACCGCCGCCTTGATGCCGTCGCCGGTATTGCCCGCGTCCATGGCGTCGGCGTAGTCGGCCACTGCCGCCAGCTGGCCCGTCACCGGCATCACCTCGGCGATGGTGGTGGCGATCGGGTGTTCTTTCTTGGCCTCGCGCCACCATGCGCGCGCATGGGTCACGTAGTCGTCGTCCGGCTTATCCATGGGCGCGTTCCAGGCCGGCGGCGCGCAGCTCATGGCGGGCGCGCAGGATGCGGTGCGCGACCATGCCGCGTTCGGTCATGTGGGCATCGCTGAAGGCCAGGTTGTAGTTCAGGCGCTCGCCGTTCACCACGCGCTGCATGCGGTAGACGGTCATCGCGCCCAGCTGCTCTTTGCTGTTGGCGACGCGTTTGGGGCGGATGTTCATGGTGGTCCTTGCGGTGCGCCGTCGATGCGGCGGCAGGGCTGGAGCGTGGCGGCGTCCAGGATCGTGAAATGGCCTTGCGCGCGCCAGCCGATGGTGTCGAGGGTAAAGCAGCCGTGGATGTCGCCCACGATCAGGTCGCGCCCGCGCAGGTTGCGCCCGCAGCGCTGCACCATGTTCATCCGTCGAGGCGCGCGGTTTCGATGCCGGCGCCTTCGCCCACGCCGGGGCCGGCGCTCGCGCTATCCGGTGGCGGCGGGCTGGCGGCGGCGCTCGGATCCGGCATGGCCGGGGCGCTGGTGCGGTTCTCGCCTTGCGGGGCGGCGGGCATGCCCGCCTGCGCGGGAACCGGCACGCCGGTGGGGTCGGGGCCGGTGGGCGGGGCGTCCTTCGGGGTCTTGTCGATGTAGCCGGCCGACAGCAGGATCGCATCGCCGGCCGGCGCCACCTGCGGGCTGGACGCGGCCACGCCACCGGCCTGCATCGCGGCGTAGGCGCCGTCGACATTCGTTTTGACGGCGATCGCGTGGATGCGCTCGACGTCGGCGGCCAGCTTGGCCACCTCGGCTTGGGTTTTCTTGACCGCCAGCTGGGCGTTCTCGAGTTGCAGCGCCTGCAGCTGCTGGCCCATGGCAGCGGCCTGCTGCGCTTGCTGGTTGTTCTGCTCGGCCGCGACTTCCTCTTCGGTTTTGACGATGCTGTCGAGGTCGTGCGCGGCGGCGCGTTGCCTGAGCAATTCTTCGCGCTTGATGTAGGGCGCGTCTTCCGGCGCGATGGTGGCGGCGAAGTCGTTCAATTGCTGGCCGCGCAGTTCCTTGGCCATCAGGCTGGCGGTGCCGCGCGCCTTGACGTTGAAATCGCCTTTAATGCTGTCGTCCGGGTTGAACTGCATGTTCCATTTATACAAACTCTCGATGAAACTCTGGGTCACGCTGTCGTAGTTGCGCAGCAAATCCTTGATGCCGATGCTGGCATTCGCCATCAGCATGCTCATGCCGCTGGCGGTGCCGGCCGCGCCCTGGGTGGCGTTCTCGCCCTGCATGTAACGGGGGATGGCGGTGACGTCGTCGGCGTTTTTCTTGAACATTTCGACCACCGGCATCAGGTACTCGAGGCCATTCGGCACCTGCAATACGCGCACCGCCGGGGCAGCGGGATCCTTGCCGTTGCGCGCCCAGATTTTGAAGGGGTACATGTCGTCGGCGCGTTCCTGCGGCGACAAGAGGTCCATGTTCACTTCGAACTGCGGGCCGGCGGTGAGCGCGCCGTTGTCCAGCACCATCCGGGTGCCCGCGTTGATCATGGTCTGGTCGTCGCGCATCACGGAGGCGTAACCGTCGCCGAAAATGCTGGTTTCGTCCTTGTCGACGTAGTACAGGTGGTAGGGCCAGGTCACGCCGTTGATCGGCTGCAGCACCACCTTGATCACCGTCCCATCGGGCAGCATCCAGACATTGCCGAAAAAGGTTTCGTGCATGCGGTTGCCGGGCACTTCCCAGCCGGCACCGGCCAGCAGTTCGCCGTCGAGCCAGCCCCAGCGCTCGAGGACTTCGTAGTTGCCGTCGTCTTTCGTCTGGGCGCCGGGGCGTTCGCCGATGGCGCGGATTTCGGTGTCGAAATAGCGCGCGGTCTGGGCACCCTTGGGGTTGGCTTCGATGTAGTCGCGGATGGCCTTGCCCTTGAACGACTTTTTCTTGGCCAGACTGGCCAGCTTGGCGCGCGTCATCAGGTGGCGTTCGTAGGCGTAGCGGCACTCGGCCAGGCTGGTGGCGCTCATGTCCGGGTACCAGCGCCAGAGCGGCACGTAGTCCAGGAACGGCACCACGTACGACTCGACTTTCATGGCCCACTTGCCCTGCTCGATCACGAATTTGCTGCGCGTCTTGCGCTCGACCAGCGGCGCTTTGAGCACCCCGGTGCCGTACAGGTGGCCGCTGTGCAGCACCTGGCGCGCGGTGGTCGCGTAGTCGGCCTCGGCCAGCTGGTCGTCGATCACCTGCATCATGCCCTTGGCGGCGACCGTCACCACTTTCTTGATGGCGGCGTCGACTTCCTGCTTGCTGGGGGCGCGCCCTTCGGCCTGCTGCAGCGCTTGCACGATCTGGGCCTTGGTGGCGCGGTCGATGCTGGGCTTCGACGTGGCCTCGGCCAGCCAGGTGCGCTCGGCCCCGGTCGGGAACAGCAGGTCGGCGACCCGCGCGTCGACGGTCTTGATCTTGACCCGGGTGGCGCGCACGAACGCGCGGCTGCGGCGCGGGCCGATCAGGGCCAGCACGTCGGGGTCGTAGATGCCGCGGTACTGGCGCAAATCCTTGAGCCAGCGTTCCTCGGTGTCGCGCCGCGCGTTCTCGGCCTGGCCGAATTCGGCCAGGAGCACCGCGCCCAGCGCATCGCCCGGCTGGTAGGCGCGGTTGTCCTCGCGTTCCATGCCTTGGGTGGCGGCAGCCACATAGTCGCGCTCGGCCTGGGCGCGCGCGTCATGGCCGCCCATCCCCTCGATCGAGGCCTGGACGTACTGGGTTTCCGCCTGGGTCAGTCGGTCGGTGTCGGTCATGCGGGGATCCTTTAGTAGCCGGCGCTGGTGGCGGCGGCGTGGCCGTGGCTGTGCAGCGAGCGCTCGTCGCGCAGGGCGCGCGGCACCACCGGCTCGGCGAAGGTCATGGCCAGCGCATCGCCGCCGTCGGGGCTGCGGGCGCCGCGCTTTTTCATGTCGTCCTTCTTTTCCAGCTGCTTGCGGCCGGAACTGTCGTACGAGTAGCTTGGCGCCGACAGGTCGGACATCAGGGCGGCATCGCGCGGCAGGCGGCACGGCGTTTCTTCCAGCCAGTATTTGGTGCGCCACCACATTTCGGCGCGCTTGTTCTTGAACTGCTCCTTGTCCTGGGCGCTGGCACCGGCCATCACGCCGATCACCGGGATGTTCAGTTCCTTGAGGCGGTCGACGATGCCGCTGCCGATGCCGCCGCGGTCGACCAAGAGGCCGTCCGGCGACTCGGTCTGCCACAGGTTGGCCAGGATGCCGGCCACTTCCATCGGGCCTTTCTTGGCGTGGTACTCGACCCGGTACACGGTGCGCCCGTGGCGGCACACGATCGCGGTGCGGTCGTCGCCGTATTCGGCCGGGTCGCAGCCGATCACCTTGGCCCCGCTCATGCTGCGGTAGTCGCTGTTGACGGCGGCCGCCACCAGGTCGGGCGAGATCAAGGGGTTGGCGTTGGGTACCTGGAACGCGTGGCTGGGGGTGGCCGGGAATTCCTGGTCGAACAGCCACTGGTGGCCGTCGTCATAGCCGGCCATCTTGTTGCGGCGCCACGCCATCTGGCCCAGGCTCAGGCCGTGGGCGTCGGCATAGCGCGCTTCGATCTCGGTCAGGTGGAAGTCGTGCGGCACGTTGGCCTGGTAGCGCTTCTCCCAGAACCACGGGATGAAGATCGTGCGGAACATCCCTTGCCCGGCTTCGGCCTGCGACCACACTTCGGCAAAGGCGTTGCCGTAGCCATTGGCGGTCGATTCCAGCGCCACTTCGGTGCCCTCGACGTCGGCCACGATGTTCGAGATCGCGGCGTACTGGGCGAAGCTGTTCTTCCAGAACGCGAATTCGGAGCAGTGCAGCAGCTGCGAGGTGCCGCCGCGGCCAATGTCCTCGGAACCGGCGGTGTTGACCTTGTAGCCGCCGTCCAGCGCGGCAAAGACCAACTCTTTCGCGTTCGAGTTGCGGGTGCTGGGCGCGAACGGATTGCACTCGTGGAAGCGCTTGACCATGCCGAACAATTCGTCGCTGGAGTCCTGGACGTGGGCCAGCACGCGCGCCTTCATGCCCTCGCTCATGCTGGCCTGGTGGTAGAAGCGCCCGCCGAAGTAGGTCGACAGGCCTTGCTTCCTGCCCTTGAGCACGATCACCCGCACCATGCCGGTGTCGGCTTTCTGTTCCTCGCACACCTGGTGCGCGTACAGCTGGGCCGCGTTCAGCTCGAGCGGCGCCATCCTGCCGGCCATGTCGCGGATCTTCAGGCACTCGGCGCCGAAGGCCGGCATGTGCTGTTTCAGGTAGCGCAGCACGCGCAGGCGCTGGTCTTCCCGGTCGTTAAGGAGGATGACGCTCATCCGTCCAGGTTGTATTTACTGTTGATCATGCGGATCAACTTGTCGGTTTCGGATTCGCTGGCCTTGTCCTCGTCGATGCCGAAGGCCTGGCGCTCAAGCGCGATCAGGGTGCGCAGCGAGTCGGCCAGGCCTTTCATGGTGCCGGTGCGGCTCGACAGGCTCATGGCTTTGCGGAACAGTTCGGTGCGCTTGTCCTGGCCGTTCTCGTCGGGCTGGGCCAGGAGTTCGCCCAGCCGCTCGTACAGGCCGACGTTCCCGACCTGGTGTTCGAGCTCGTCCAGCAGGGCCATGCTGACCCGGCGCGCGCGCTGGATGTCGCTGCGGTGGGCTAGGATGATGTTGCTTTGCAGGGTGGCGTTGGCCTCGACGATCTGGCTTTCGTTAGCGCGGGTTAGCGCACTAACCTCGGCACTAACCGCCGCCGCACTAACCTTGGCGTCGGCCTTGGCGCGGATCTTGGCGCCTAGGTCGCGGCTCCAGCCGTGCTTCTTGGCGTGCTTGACAATGCCGGCGTCGGATACGCCGTATTCCGCGCCGATCGCCTTCAGGGATTTGATATTGGCGCGGTATTCCACCTCGACCATGCCCCAGTCGATGACTTTTTTCTCTACCATGGTTGCTACCTCATACTTGCCAGCCGTGGACCGCGCGCCCGAGCAGGCGCTGCTCACGCTCACGCGCGGCAATGCGGGCCTGCTCGATGGCGTGTGCCTCGGCGTGGGCGCGGGCCGCGGCCTGCTGCTCTCTTTGTGCCTGTTGCGCGGCGTACTGGGCGACGCGCACGGCATGGTCGGCGGCGTACTTGGCGGCGTTCGCGCGGCGGGTCTCGACTGCCTTGCGCGCGGCTGCTGCCCGTGCTGCGGCGCGTTGCTGGTCGAGCGCTTCCTGTTCGCGCTGGGCGGCGCGGCGGTTGGCGTCGATCAGGATCATGCTGGCGTAGTCGCGCAACTTGAAATTCTCGCGGGCCTGGGCGCGTTGTTCGGCATGCTGGCGAGCGTGGGTGACTTTGCGCATGATGGCCATGCGCGCGTGCTTGTCGACGGGAATTTTCATGCGGGTGCTGACGTGTGTGCGGCGTCAAGGCCGCAGAATTCTATGTACATACAATTACGTCATCGGCTGCGCACTGGGCGCGGCGACATGGTGCGAGGGACGACATGCAGAAATTCACGATTCAGGTCAGCGACCGGCGCGGCAAATATGCCGCCAGAACCTATGCAGTCGAAGCCGATGAGGAATTCTTGGCCTACGGCGAGGCGACCGAGCGGTTTATCAAGGACAACCATCACCGCCCGCGCGGCCCATCCGAGCGCATGTCTTCGTACTACAGCCGGTTCTGGAACGAGGTTGTTCCTGCGCCTGCCGCAAACCAGCATGCAGAGCTCAAGGCCACCTACGACAACGCCCTGCTGGCGGCCTGCGCGCTGGCCACGCCGGAAGAACGGCGTGCTGCCTGCGATACGGCGCATATCCGGTATGAGGAAGCGTGCGCCAAGGCCGGGATCGCGCTACCGGACGAGTGAGCGAGCCTGTTCAGGTTCAGCCATTGCCCGCCGCGCGCGGGCTTTGGCCGTAGCGGCGCAGCGGGCGCCGATCACTGGAGAAGATCATGGTGCGATTCATTACCGGCCGTTTCGAGAACGGCAGTTTTATCCTGGCAGACGAGCGGGCCGGCGTGTGGGCCAACACCTTCGATAGCCGCGATCAGGCGCTGGGCGCACTGGCCGCGCTGGGGTGGGTAGGCTGCGAGGTGCATTCGACGTCCGCCTTGCTGGCGCGTGGCGTGGAATTGGCGGTGATCGCGGAAAATGACCATGCGGCCGCCAATCACCGGGCCGCCGTCGACCATTGCGCCGCCCAGCTGGCTGCGGCAATTACCACCGCCACCGACATCACCGATCGCGTCCCGCTCAAGCCGACACGGCGCACGTTCTTTATGAGCCAGGCGGCCATGGCCGATTTCTGCACCACCAGCACCGCGCACTATGTCTATCTGGCGGCGGCGACGGCGGCGTGGCGCGCTGCGGCCGAATATGCGCTGAACCTGCGGCTGACCGAGCAGGGCGTGCCCAGCGAGCCGGCCGATTTGTATCTGAGCGACACCGAAAACCGGGTATGGATCGCCGGCTTCACCTTGGACCAGGCGCGCGCGGCCGCGCAGGCGCCGCAGTCGTATCCGTGGGTGTTGCGGCGCGGGTTTGATCTGCAGCCCGGTGCAGGGGCGGCGTGAGCGCGGCAGCAGACCTGGCGCGCGCGCTGGCGGCGTGCGGCATCGCGGTGCAGGCGGTGGTCGAGGCAGACACCGATTTGCCCTGCGGTTCGGTCTCGGTCAGCCCCACGCTGTGCGTCGCGGTGGGCGCGGGGTCGTGGAGCGTGCTGCGCGATCTGCCGGGCGGGCGCCGCAAGGTGTATCCGGTGCGCGCGCGGTGGGAGTTCAATGCGCTGGTGGCCGATATTGCCGCAGCGCTGCGGCGGCCGGGCCAGCCGCGCAAACTGGTCGGCAAGCAGCACCGGCTGCTGGTGGATGCGGAATCGTTCGCGCTGGCGGCGCAGTTCGGGGGCGGCAATAGCAGCGAAGGGGTGCGGGTGGCGCTGCGGTTTTTGCGCGATGCCCGGGCGGCAGGGCGAGCGGGGGCCGAACAGGAAGCGGGGGGCGGGTGACTGTTTTCCCGCTCGGGTGCCGCGAAGGCGGCAAGTACGCGGGGGAAAAGACTGTGGGCTGGCCGGTCTGGCTGGTCAACCGTTCCGCTGGCGGGGCGGCTGCTGGTCTTGTCAGGGTTTGAATGGGGCAATGATAATGCACTTTCATGTTTACAATCAATTATTTACGGGATGAATTGACATGGACGACAAAATGAGCAACCCGGCGGCGGATGAAGCGCTGCGCGCGCTGCTGGCCACGCGCAGCGATCCGTATGCACCGGTGCTGCTGAACGGGGCCGAGTGGGTGGTCTATGAACCTAGCTACAGGCCGGGCCAGCCGGAACTGTCGCGCAACGTGGCGGCGGGCAGGGCCAAGATTACCCGCACCGAGCGGGCCGAGAAGCCGTTCTGCCTGCAAGTGTCGATGGCGGGGTGGGAACGGGTATCGCTCGATGCGGTCAGCTGGCACGATGACCTGGCCGGCGCGGCGGCGGCGGCCGAAGCGCACCAGTGGCAGACCGTCGAACACCTGGGGCGGACCTGGTATTACGAGGAAAAGGGGCACCAGACTAGCTGGCTGTGCTACTTCGGTCCCGGGCATAGCGTGTCTGTAACGCGCCTGAAGGCGTCAGCAGACGGGTTTTCGGTCGAGCACGAACTGTCGCCGCGCTGGGGCGAGACCTATACCGTCAAGTGCAGCCGCTATGCGTCCGGCGGCGACCCGGTGATTGCCAGTTTCGAGGAAGCGGCGGCGGTGGCCATGACCCTGCCGCTGTATGTGGCGGCGCTGATGACCCAGGCCGAACCGGCGCCGGTGCTGGCTATGCCCGGCGCCGCAGGTACTTAGCCGCGCGCACGTTGTGCGCCTGCAGCAGGCCTTCCAGTTCGCTGACCATGTCCATGATCTTGTCGCGCTCCAGCCGGCTCAGGCTGGGCGGCAGTTCGGCCCGTTTGCTGCCGCGGCAGTCGGGGCACAGGCGGCGGGTAGTCGTTACGCCGGTGCCGTGGCAGGCCGGGCAACGGGGGTCGATCCAGTAGCTCAGCGAGCCCAGCGCCACCCGCCGGTACAGGGCGTGCTGGGCGCTGATGTCCCATTCGGTGCTGGCCGGCAACCAGGCGCGCTCGCGGCCCTTGGCGCTGACCAGGGCGTGCCAGATCGCCAGCAGCCGGGCCAGGTTGTGGCTGCCGCTGGCGAAGGCGTCGCGCAGGGTGCCGTCGGCGTATTTGACCCTGGCCAGCAGCGGGCCGAGCCCGGTGCCGGTCTTGCTGGCCTGGGCCGCGGCAAACAGGGCTTCGGTGCTGGTGTGGTGGGCGTCGTCGCGCAGGTCGGACGAGCGCACTGCGCGCACGTAATTTTCGTCGAACATGGGGCACCCCTTCCAAGATGCGGCAATTGTCGCATGGAAGGGGCGCGGCCCTCATATATGTGAGTGTCGCTACTTGGCTACGTTCAGGAACGGCAGCGGGGCGCCGGCGTACATGTTTTGCGGCAGCTTGCCGTCCCAGCGCTCGGCCTTGGTGTGCTCCACTTCGATCCGGCGCAGCTCGAGCACGTCGCGGTTCTGGGCCAGCGCGGCGTTCTGGATCTTCAGCGCGTCGGCCTGGGCGGTGGCCAGTTTCAGGCTGGCGTAGGCCTCGCCGTCGGCCTTGGCGCGCAGCGCGGTGGCCTCGGCTTCGGCGATCGCCACCTTCTGTTTCTGTTCGGCTTCCACGGTTTTCAGCTTGTTCTCGGCGCCCAGCCGCAGCTGCTCTTGCGTCACCTTGGCGCTGATCGCGCGCATGTAGTCGCCGCCGAAGGCGAAATTGCGCATGTCGATGTTGATCACCTGGGCGCCGTACAGGCTCAGCTTGGTGCGCAGGGCGGTGGCGATGTCGCCCGATACCTGGGCGCGCTTGGCGATCAGGTCGGGCGCCGTGTAGCGGGCGGTCACGGCCTTGAAGGCTTCCTGGGTGGCGGTCTGGACGTACGAGGACAGGTCGCCGTCGTGGCTGTATTTCTCGTACACCTCGGCCACCCGGTCCACCGAAATGCTGTAGCGAACGGTCATGCTGACCTTGACCGGCTGGGTGTCGCTGGTGCTGCCGTCGGCGTCCTCGATCTTGGCTTCTTCCGCCCGCACGCTGAACAAGGCCAGCCGCTCCCACGGGAACAGGATCACCAGCCCTTCGTTCTGGATGCCCTTGATCGCGCCGAACTGGGTGATCACCCCGCGCGAACCGGTGGGCACGGTGCGGAACGGCCAGCACCACAGCACGCACAGCAGGGCGGCCAGGGCCAGCAGGGCGTCGCGCGCGATCCGCCAGGTTTTGAACGTGGTGCGGGCGGCGCGGAAACTGCTGCCAGTATTGGCGGCCGGGATCTGGTTCAGGTAACGGTCCATGCGGGTGGTGCTTTCGTAACGGCGGCCCTCGTCGCCGGGCCGCGTGGCGTGCTTCAGGTGTCAGTCCTCCAGCTCGCGGCGCAGGCGCGCGTCGGCCAGCTGGCGCCGGGTGCGTTCGGCGTGGCGGCGGGCCAGGTGGGCGCGTGCCAGTTCCAGGTGGTGCTGGCGGCGCTGGGCGCGCTCACTCTGTTCGGCCGCTGCGGCGGCCTGCTTGGCCTCACGGCGCCTGGTCCACGGCAGTTTGATTCCCAGCATCTTCGGTCGCCTCCATGGTGGTGATGTAGTCTTCGCGCTCCTGCACGCCGCTCCTGGCCTGGTCGAACATGCCGCACTGGTCATCCCACGCTTTGTAGTCGTCGATCAGGGGGTTGAAGCCCAGGCAGCGGCCGTCGACCTGGGTGGCCAGTGCGGGTGCCACGCCGCTGCGGGTGAAGTGGCGGCAGCGCGCGCAGATGGCCTGCGGGTCATAGCGCGTGCCCCTCATTGCGCGTGCGGCACCACCGTGTTGCGCAGGTACGATTTCAGGTCCAGGCCTTCGGGCTTGGTGCGCTTGGGCTCGGGCGGCGGCAGTGCGGTGATCCGGCTCTGGCTGGCGGGCGGGGGCGGCTTGCCGCCGTTGGCCAGCGCGGCGTCGATGCGGGCCTTGAAGGCGGGCATCTGCTCGCCCATGTTCGGGGTCAAGCCCAGTTCGGTGCCCTTGGCCAGGGTGGCGGGGTCGCTGGCCCACCACGCGCCGCCGCTCGGCTTGGGGGCGGTGGCGCCGGCCAGGTCGAGCTTGGCGGCGTCGGCCTTCCAGCGCTTCAGGATGCCCAGCACGTAGACCATGCCGATCGCCTCGTCGGGCCGGGCGCGGCGCGCTTCCTCGCAGGCGGCCTGCACGGTGTCGGGGGTGATGCCCTGCGCCGCCAGCGCCACCAGCTGCGGGTGGCCGGGGTTGGCGTTGATGCCGAACTTGCGCATGGCAATCGACAGGTCGGCCGGGCTGAATCCGGTCTGGCCCAGCACGGCCGGTGGCGGCGTTGTCGGCGGCGGCGGGTCTGGCTCGCTCGCTGGCGCGCCCGCGGCTTGGGGTTTTCCTGCTCCTGTTCCTGTTCCTGTTCCTGTTCCTGATTCGGGGATGTCTTTGGGTAAGGCTTCGGGTAAGGCTTCGGGTAAGGCTTCCGCTAAGGCTTTCGGTAAGGCTTGCGGCAAGGCTTCCGGCAAGGGTTTGGGGGAGGGTGGCGTTGGCTTTTGTGGCAGCGCCGCCGCCTCGCCACCCTGGCCTTCGTCGAAGGCGGCCAGGAAGGTCGGTCCCATGTCGGCCACGGTCTGGCGGATGTGGGCCAGCGCTTCGGTTTTCAGCGCGCAGTCGGGCAGCAGGGCCAGTTCGGCGCGCCAGCTGCGCACCACGTTCGGGCTTTCCGGCAGGTTGTGCTTCATGGCGTTGGGCAGCCACACCAGCCGCGCTTTCCAGTCGGCGCGCACCATGCTGCGGGCCTCCAGCTCGGCGTAGTGGGTGTAGAAGTCCTCCAGCGGCCACTCCAGTTCCTCGGCCATGGCGGCGCGGCCGGCGCGGTACAGGCCGGGGATGGGGCCGGTCTGGGGGCCGGTCAGCAGGAAGAACCACAGCAGCTTGGCCAGCGAGCTCAGTTCGCGGAAGTTGTCGTCGGTCCAAGTTTTCACCTGCACCTTGCGGTAGCGGCCCTGTTGTTTTTGGTGGCTCATGGTCTGCTCAGTAATAGGGGCGCGGTTCGGTGGTCAGGGGCGCCAGCCACAGTTGCTGCTGTTGCTGTTTCTTGCGGGTGCGGGCGCGGCGCTGGGCCTTCACCTGGTCCCAGGCACCGGTGGTCTTGGCGTGGTCCTTCCAGCGTTTCTGGATCACGCTCTTGTCCTGCGCGATGCGCGGCGGCGGCAGCGGGGCGTCGGGGCCGGGGCCGGCGGCGTACACCGGGTAGAACGGGCCGTGGCCGAGGTCGGCCCAGCGGTCGATGTGGCAGTCGCCGGCGGCGTGCCGCTCGCTCACCTGCCTGGCCACGGTGGCGCGGGCCAGGCCGGTGCGGCGCTGCAGTTCGGCGCGCATGCCGGGCATGGCGGCCAGGATGGCGGCGGCGGTGCTCATGCGGCAGCTGCCTGCGCGCTGGCGCGTTGCTGCGCCTCGCGCGCGTCCACGATCTTGACCGCCTCGGCGTAGGCGGCGCCCCACTGGTTCGGGGTGGCCTCGGCCACGCGGCGGCGGATCCAGTCGATCGCGCTGCGGGCGGCGGCGGTGTCGTGCTGGTCGAACAGGTGGCCATCCTCGATCTTGATGGCCAGGTCGCGCAGCCCGGTCGGGATGCTGCCCCAGGTGAAATTGCGCGCCACCAGCTCCAGCATCATGGTCATCGACAGGATCGCCTGGCCGATCGGCACCCAGTCGCGGTCTTCGTCGGACCAGAACACCGGCTTGCCGTCGTCGTCGACCGCTGCTTCGCCGGTGGTCTCGACGTCGTGCAGGAAGCCTTCCAGCGGCGCCATCACTTCGTCGATCTTGTGCTGGTTCAGTTCGTGGCCCAGCGGCAGCGCGTTGCGCCAGCTGGTCAGGGTGTTGCGGCGCTCGATCTCGCGCTGCTCGGCCACGGCGAAGGCGCGCGCCACGTTGGGCACGGTCACGCTGGTCTGGCGCCGTTCGCCGCGGCGGCGGTTGGGTTTTTTATTACCTGCCATGGTCTACCTTGTACTGTTCTGGGTCCGGCAGCGGCTGGCCGTGCAGCAGGGTGTTGCGGGTCAACTCGAGCAGCGCGTATTCGCTGCCGTAGGCGGCCACGAAGCGGGCGCGGTCGGGGTGGCGGCTGATCTGGGCCGGGTCGGTCGAGTGCTGGTGGTGGCCGGGGTCGCACAGGCCGATGGTATGCTGGTGGCCCAGGCGGCGCCCGCCCTCGACGATGTGATGCACGGCGCACGGCACGTAGCCGCGCCCCTGCAGGCGGCACACGATGCAGCCCAGCTGGGCCACGGCGGCCATCCAGCGGCGGTCGGCGGCGGTGGGGGCCACCTTTTTCGGTTTCAGGGTGCTGCGCGCGGCCAGCGGCGGCGGGGTGGCGCCGGTGTCCGGCTGCGGGTCGCTCTGGTGGCGCGTGCGCAGGGTGTTCTGGCCGGCGCGGTTGGGGGCGCCCTGGCTGGGGCGCAGTTGGGTGCGCTTTAGCTCGCTGGTGCCGCGCGCCAGCGGGGTGCCGCGCGCCAGCGGGGTGGTGCTGGTCAGGCGCTTGGTGCCGGGTTTCAGGGCGGTGGTTTTCATTCGCACAACCCATAGGAAGATGCGCAGGCGGTCGGTTCTTCCAGCGCGGTGAGCAGGGAGAATTGTTTGCCGCCGCGGCTGGTCGTTGACCACTCGATCACGGCGTAGATATTATTGCTTTCGGAATAAGCTTTGATGTCACCCACTTGCTTGCCGCGTGATGGCGCCGGGATGAACGACGAGGCGGAGCGTTTCGATGCCAGCCCGACCAGTTTTTCCCATTCCGCGATGCGGTCCACATGTGCAGGGAAGCGCAGGGCGATTTCCTTCAGTTCGTCCTTGGCAGCGTTGATGCACGGCATGCAACCCACCCGGCCCATCCCCTGCTTGTACAGCGGGTTCGGCTCGATGCCCTTGCTTGCGCAGTAGGCAAAGACGTCCATGGCGGTCCATTCCACCAGTGGCCGGAAAATGTACAGGCCACCGCCGACCGCCTCAAACTTCCTGGCGTTGCGCCGGTTCAGCGATTCATCGCGGCGCACGCCCTGCCAGCTGACCACTGTGTGCCCCTGCTCCATCAAGGCGATCTGGTAGCTTACCGCAGGGTCGCGCTTCAGCTGTTCGGTGCAGAACTGCGCCTTGCGCGAGGGGAAGCGGCCTTTCCACAGGCACAGGTCCAGATACGGGTTGCCGGTCGGGTACAGCACGGCCAGCGCGCGGCGCTTGGCCTTGTTGGTCCAGCGCACCTTGTGGCCGCCGCCGATTTTCACGGTTTTCTGTACCGGCTTGCCTTTCTTGTCGAGCACGATCACCCCGCAGCCGTCGCGCTTTGGCACCGGCGTGATGCCGTCGGCCTCGAACACGGGCCTGGTGTCGTACTGGCGCCGCACGCGCTGGTCGCGCGCGATGAACTGGCGCTTGGCGGCGATCTCGGCGCTGAAGTCGGCCTTCAGGCGCACAATCGTCACGCCGGTGGCCTGCTCGAGGTAATCCAGGTAGGCATACACGGCGTCATGTTCGTTGCCGGTGTCGCAGAAGATGCCGCGCACGCGGTGCAGGCCGAAGCGCGTGATCGCCAGCAGCAGGGTGGCGGCGCTGTCCTTGCCGCCGGAAACGGACACGACGTGGATGATACTCATCGGGCAAGCCCCAGCGTCTGGGCGATCACGTTGTCGAGGTCGGCCTTGTTGTAGGTCGGCAGGATGTGTTTCAGCACCACGTCGATCAGGGCCGAAAACAGCGCTTCGCGGGTCGGCGCTTCCATGCTGTCGAAGGCCAGGCTCTGGGCGTTCAGGCGGGTGTTGCCGTCCGGGTCGGTGTAGCGCTCGTAGTAGCCGGCCAGAATCACCAGGTCTTTTCTGAGCTGGTTGAATTCCTTTTCGATCACGTAGCCCAGGTAGCGCGGGCCGGTCGGCTGCCAGGCGTCGAAGGCCAGGTTAAACAGCACCATCATCTTGCGGTGCAGGGCGATGTCGTTGGCTTCCTCGTAGCGCACCAGCACGCCGGCACCGCGCTTGATGCGGTCGAGCAGGGCGGCGCTCTGGGCATCGGCCGGCAGCAGGGTGTTGTTGGCGGCTTTGATCAGGACCAGTTCAGGCATGGAAAGCGCTCCCGTCCATCACGGCCTGCACCCAGACGGTGGCGGCCTCGACGTTCACGGCGTTGCCGTAGCCGCGCAGGCTGCCCTTTCGGTAGGCTTTGGCGCGTCGCAGGCTTGCGCCATCAAGTCCTGCCAGCTCCGCCAGTCGGCGTAGCCCGGGGCCGAGTGATCCCATGCCGGTGGCAAGCCCATCAGCCAGCGGGGATGAGCCGGGTTCAACTGGCCGCCATTTGCCATCCGTGCAGCCGAGCCAGTCAGCAGCTCGCCAGTAGCCGTTAATCGGGCCGGGCCGTTCAGTGTCAGGCATGCCACCGCCGCCAGGTCCGGCCCATGGTTGCGCATCGCTTCCGCGAGCGCGCCCGCCGTCGTGCGCACCCCTTTTTCCGCCAGCGATGCGGTGGGCGTGGGCCAGCCCGTCAGCCACGCCACCCGCCCTAGCAGCGCGTTGATCGGCACGTTGTCGCACAGGGCGCCGTCCTTCCAGTCGCGGGTCGTCGGCGTTGCCCACCCAGTAATTGCGGTCTCGGATGTGCGGCGCACCGACGCTCGCAGACGGGAACGGGATGGCCCCGAAGGCGTAACCCAGGCCTTCCATGTCAGCGTGTACAAGGTCGATCCAAGGGTCTGCGTCCTTGCTCGCAACCTGCTCTCCAACGACTTCTGTAGGGCGGTGCTCCTGGATGAGGTGGAGGAAGGATGGCCATAGGTGCCGCTCGTCAGCAAACCCAGCGCCTTCGCCTGCCGCGCTGAAAGGTTGGCACGGACAGGAACCGGTCCAAACAGGTCGATCGTCGCCCCAACCGGCACGCCGGAGCGCAAGGGACCAGACGCCGATGCCGGCGAAAAAGTGGCACTGGGTAAAGCCGCGCAGGTCGGCGGGATGGACATCCTCGATGCTCCTGGTGTCGACCACGCCCGGCGCGATGTGGCCGGCCGCGATCAGGTTTTGCAGCCACTCGGCCGCGTATTTGTCGTACTCGTTGTAGTAGGCGGTGGCGCTCATGCCTTCCCCTTGGGCGGCCCGAACAGATACGCATCCAGTTCGGCGCGCTGCGGCGGCGCCAGCTGGGGCGGGGCGCCCAGGTTGATCTGGCTGCGCTTATGGGGGCGCTGGGGCGCCGGCAGCGGCACGTCGGTGGCCAGCGGGCCGCGCCCGGGCACCACTTCGAAGCTGCCCAGGTGCGAGCCGGTCACGCCGCCTTGCGCGCGCTCCATCCTGATGCGACCCAGTTCGCGCAAGAGCAACGTGTAGTTGTTCAGGGTCGGCGCCTTGATCGCCAGCGCGGTGCCGATCTGCTGCGCGCTGCACTGGGGGTTGGCGGCAATGAAGGCTTCCACCCGTTCGATGGCGCGCAGCTTGCCGGGCGAAATCAGGTCTTTGAGCGCTTGCATGTCAGTTCGCTATCACGGTGCGGGTGTTGCTGGAGTCCATGCCGGCCTCACGTTCGTTAGCGCGGTTGCAGGGTTTGTTGCGCCGTGTGCAGTTGCCGCAGCCGGTTCTCAATGTAAAATGACGTGCGCGTGCCGCGCTTGCCGGTCGCGATCATTGAGATCGTGCTGGGCGAGCAGTCCACCAGCTTGGCCAGGTCGTCGTGGGTGCGGCCGGGGGCCAGCAAGGCCAGTACCACTGTTTTTAAGTCATCCATACGGTATAATACTCACATACGTGAAATGGTTTGACAAGAGGTTCTTCACGTATCCACGTAAAAAGTGTCTGACAGAGTGAATTTCATGATGAATACGGAAACAATCGGCGCCACGATCGCCGAGCGCTGCGTCTGGGCGCGTAACCGGCTCGGCCTGTCCCAAAAGGAACTGGCGCATCTGGCCGGAGTCTCGCCGGGGCTGGTCGGCAACCTCGAAACCGGCCGCGGCCAGACCGTGCGGCGCCTGACGGCGCTGGCGCGCGTGCTGCGCGTCGATCCGGTCTGGCTGGCCGAGGGAACCGGCACGGTCGTCCCGGTGGCCGAAGCGCAGCGTGCCGACTGGCTCGACCGGCTGCAGCTCAGCGAGGCCGAATTCGCGCGCGCGCTCGACTGGCTGCTTGCTTGGCGCGAGGCCGAACCGGCCACCCGCGATCTGATCGACAGCGCGTTCGCGGTGGCGGCTGGCGAACGGCGCGCCGCAGCACCGGCGCAGCAGCGGCGCGCCTAGCGCCCTAGTTCGGCACCAGCCGCAGCACCGGCTGGGCCGGGTGGCGCGCGGCCAGTTCGTGCGCCAGCTTCAGCACCAGGTGGCGGTGCGAGGGCGCCACCGCCGCCACTGCCGCCAGCACTTGTTCCGCGACCCCCGGCACCTGTCCGGCGCGCGCGATTTCCTGTACGACGATCATGCCTGCTGCTCCTGGCGGTGGGGTCCATCGCCTGTTGAAACGAAATAATCGGACAGGATTGACTTCCGGTTTGATCGGTGTCAACACCTGTAGGAGCAATCCTACTATGTCGCTGGGATTTTGCCTACTCTACCGCAAAGCAACATGTGTTGCCTGTTGCGTGTTTACCCATTCAAGGCTTGCCGGTTACGCTTGACTTCGCTACTCATATACGTGAGGATTTGAGCGTGCCTTGTCCAGTGCCGTGTTCCGCCGGGGGTCATCATGTATGGCAGCAAAGAGCAATTCCGTGCATTCGTCGCCGGCGGCTATGCCGGCGCCCTGAGTTTCCAGCAGTACCTGGCGCTGGCTGGCGTGCTGCCGCCGGTCAACCGCCGCGCTGGCCGGCGCCGCCCGCCCCCTTAATTCTTTTCCGAAGGTCTGCCATGGATTCCACCCGCAGCACGGGGCTGCCCGCCGCCGCGCCGTTGCCGTCTGCCGCCTACTGGCGCGCCGCGCTCGAGGACGAATACCGGCTGGCCCAGCTGCTGCGCTGGGGCAACCTGGCGCGGCCCGAGGCGGTCGACGGCAGCTTCATGCTGATGGGTACCAACGGCAGCGCGCCCGGCGCCAACCCGCGGCTCGCGCGCACCTTCCTGCCACGCTGGCGCCGCAACTGGGCCAGCGCCGGCGAACTGGTGGCGCTGTGCGGGCTCAACCTGCAGCAGGGGCCGGAAACGGTGGCCGTCAGCGCCCGCATGGGCTATCCGGTGGTGGCGCGCTTTGCCGATTTTCCCAGCCATGACGCGGCCATCTGGTTTGCGCTGTGCCATGCGGCGATCGGCTACCTGGAAGCGCAGGCAACCGTGCAGGACGCCACCCGGGCGGCCCAGCTGGCGCAGCGCGCGGCCGGCAACGGGGCGCGCGCATGAGCAGCCTGTTCCAGATCACCGATGCGCTGCGCCAGGCCTTGACGGCGCTGGCCGAACCGGCGCCGAACGACGATGCCACCAGTGACGACTACCAGCAGTGGCGCGCTGGGCAGCGCGAGGCCGAAGCGGTCGTGGCCCAACTCGACGTCGACCTCAAAGAGAAACTGCGCGCGTATGTGGCGCTGGCCCAGGAACTGAAGGTCCAGCGCGAAGTGCGCGAGGCCGCGCTGGACCGCATCAACGCCAACGTGATCAAGCCGATCCAGCTGGCGATCGCGCGCGACAGCGCCAAGGAAGACTGGCTGTTGGCCACCGCGCAGGCGGTGATCGTCCAGCATGGCCTGGCGCTGCCGCTCAAGTACACCGAATTCACGGTCAGCCGCCGCAAGAGCCCGCCAAGGTGCGAAGTGCTGGACGTCAACGCGCTGCCGCCCGACTACCTGCGCCTGGTGCCGGCCGTGCTCGAGCCGGACCGGAAAAAAATCCTGTCCGAACTCAAAGAGGGCGTGATCATCCCCGGCGCCGCCTTGGCACCCGTTACCTATTCGCTGACCGTCAAATGAACGACACCACCATTCCCGATCCCGCCCCGGCCCCGGCCAGACGCCCCAACCAGGCCCAGCGCCGTGCGCTGGCCAGGCTGCGGGTGCCGTTCCCGGCGCACCAGGTCAGTACCAAACCGGTGCCGTACCGCGCCAATTCGCCGGCCGACTGGTGCCCGGAATGCGGCGAGTGGCACGCCTTGCCGGCCCAGCATTTATCGTTCGTCGGCCATGCGGCGCTGACCCACCGCCTGCTCGACGTCGATCCCGAATGGCACTGGGAACCGCTGGCGACGGACGCGCGCGGCTTGCCGGCCTATGACGACAGCGGCGGCTTGTGGATCCGCTTGAGCGTGTGCGGCATCACCCGCCTTGGCTATGGCGATTCACCCAATAAGTTCGGCGGCAACGCGGTCAAGGAACGGATTGGCGACGCCCTGCGCAATGCCGGCATGCGCTTCGGCATGGCGCTCGAACTGTGGCACAAGGGCGGCGCGCTCGAGGCCGAGGCGGCACCGGCACCGGCAGCTGCCACCGTGGCGGCCAGCGCCGCGGCCGTGGTGCCGCTGACGGCCGACGACGTCGCCGCAGTGCTGGCCGCGCTGGCGGCGGCGGCCGACCTGGCGGCGCTCAAGGCCGCGTTCGGCGATGTGTGGAGCCGGGCCGACGAGGCCCAGCGCATCACGCTCAAGGCCGCCTACGATGCGCGCAAGCTCGTGGTCGACCCGGTGGTGTCGCTGGCCGGGCCGGCCACGGTCGGGCCAGCCACGGTCGGGCCGGTGGTGCCGGCTGCGGCGCCGGCGCGGCGGGTGCGGCGCGGGTAGCGGGTTTACTTGGCGCAGTTAGGCCGTTAGGCGCAACAGGTGATAGCGATTGCGGCGGCCGATTCGCTCCACGTCGATCACGCCAGCCTTGGCAAGCGCGCGGATTGAGCGTTTGATCTGCGCGCGCGAAATCCCGGTCCGTTCCATGATGGATGGCATGGTTATGTTGACACTGCTCTTATTTTTATCGACGTGAATGCGCAGCGCGCAGTACACGGCAAAGGCCGTCGGCCCGATCTTGGCAATCAAGCCGCTGGCCACCAGACTACCCAGTTCCGGCTCGAGTGCAGTTGTTTCCAGCCGTGCCCGTAACACGCGCGCGTTATGTACCTGATTCCACTGCGGCCCCTCGGCCATGATTGCGTCGCGCTCAGCCACCAGGGCTAGATCGCGGTTCGGGTGATACTCGACGGTGATGCGCGCGATTTCCCCGCTCCACGCCGCGTCGCGCATGTGGGTTTCTAGCCGCGTGGCCGCCTTTAACGAAATGCCGACGTACAGTAAGGTGCCTTCTTGATCGAAGTGTCGATACAACGCGGTCTTCATCGTTCCCGACGCTCCCAAGTTTCGTACTTCACGCGATGGCTTACACCCAAATGCGCCATCATGACGCGCCATTGCGGCACCTCTTTGCGCTACACCTTGGTTTCGTACTTGCGGCACCAGATTGCGTAGTCATTGCGCAATCTGGTGCCGGCTTGTGGAAACGGATTGCGCCTTGCCTCCCTCGATCGGTGTGCCTCGCACACCTTTCCTCAGAACTGCCCCGCCACTTCCTCGGCGCGGGCGTCGGCGATGATCTGCTTGACCGTCTGGCGCAATTCGGGGTCGTCCAGTGCGGCCGCCAGGTTGAAGTTGGTCTGGTGGTGGCCGTGGTTGATGTTCAGCACCAGGCGCTCGATGTGGACGGTCTGGGCCGCGCCCAGGTTGCCCGTTACCAGCACGTTTTTCAGGTCGTTCACCGCGTCGCGCACCATTTGCGGCAGGTAGTCCCAGCTGGCCAGTGCCTGCGGCTGGCCCTGTTCGTCATGGATCGCGATCTGCTCGCGCAGGGTGTAGACGTTGTGGCGGCCGCGGCGGGCAATCGTGATGTAGCCCATCTGCTGCAGCACTTTCAGCGAATCGAGTACCTTGCTTTTCGAAATTCCCGCCTTGCGCACGATCTGGTCCACGCCGGGGAACGCGCTGCCGGTGGCGTAATTGGTGTGCGACTTGATCACGTTATAGGTCACATACGCGTATGGCCCCATCCTGGCCATGTCGCCGTCCTCGATCATCGCGTTAAACACATGGAACCAGGTGGTCACGGCGCTCAGCATTGTTTGTTGGGTGTCGGTCATGCTACTGCTTTTGCTTGTGGAAAACCAGCGTTGTACCACGCCGCCACGCGTTCAGCATAGGGCGAATGGGTGTCTGTGGCACACCGGTGACGGTTGGATAGGTGTCTGTGGCACACCTGGGGAGGGCGCGAATAGGTGTTTGTGGCACACCCTAACAAGAGTAAACCTTAGTTAACGAGCGAGCGCCATCGGCTGACGCGATGGCGCTGGAACGAGAACGGCTACCGGCTACCGGATACGCTGTCGTGGGGCGCTACGCACTCCCGTTTGTTTCCGCACCGATTTGCTGCGCAAACCGGCACGGCTGCTTTTTTTGGGTGGCCATTTTTTTAAGACCACTGAAAAAAACAAGGCCCGGCCGGCAACAATCTAGCTGCGCGCGTCAATTGTGAGTTTTTGAGACAATTCAGCGCTGTGCTGTTTTTTCGTGCGTAAAATTTATTTCCCGGCCAGGCTTGCGCAATCGTAGGGCTTTGTTAGAATCACGTTCGTGAGACAATAAAAACGAGGGGAACACTGTGGCAGAAGGTCCGGGAAAATACGACGATTTCGTCACCCAGGTGCGCGAGCAGACGCTGGCCGATGCGGTGATCTTGATTGTACTCAATGGCAATCGCGGCAGCGGGTTTTCGATGCAGGCCGTCGGTGGCGTGCCGCCGGCCAAGGTGGCCGATCTGCTCGAGTCCACCGCCAGGCAAATTCGCGCCCACGGTTAAAGGACGGCCATGGAATTTCCGTTTGAACTGGTGTTTGATTATTTTGCCAAACCGCTCGATGGCAAGGTGGTGCCCGAGCATGGCTGGCCACCCGCGCTGTACCTAGTGTTTCTCGCAGGCGGCGCGGTGGACCATGTCGAGCCGCTGCCCGTGGCGCACTTGTTCGGCTCCAACCAGGGCAAGGCGCAGCTGGGCGCGGGCATCCGCCGGGTTCTGGCAGATTTGCCGGCCACGGCCTGCCTGGTGCTGACCAGCGAGGCGTGGCAAAAGACCGTGCAGGTGGTGCCGGGGGCGCCGCCGCGCGACCGCACGCACAGCCTGGAAGGCGATCCCGAGGCGCAGGACATCCTGACTTTCCAGCTCTACCATCATACTGGCCAGCAGACCGGGGCGCTGCCGATCGGCCCCGGGCGGGTGGTGGCATACCGGCCGCTGGATATGAATCTCACCAGCGCCGGCGGGCGCCTCAGTTTGCGGCCGGATGCCAATCCCGAGCAGGAAGTGCAGGACGCCCAGTCCATGGCCGCTGCCGCCGTCAAGCGCGCGGCCGGTAAAGTTTAACCACCCACACAAGGAACACAGTACATGGCGACCAATCAGGAACGCAGGGCGGCAATTGAAACCGCGCGGGCGCAATTGAAACTCGATCTGGCGGCGCTGGAAAAGAAATACCGCGAGGACAGCGGCGCGCTGGAAAAGCATTGCCGGCAGCAGATCGCCACGCTCGAGCGCGAGATCAAGGATGCCGAGGCCGAGGAAGTGCGCGCGGCGCGGCTGGAAATCCAGCGCATCCTGGTGGCGGCCGGGCTGCGCGCCGACCAGGTGCTGGGCGCGCCGGCGATCAAGCAGCTGAAGGCGGCGCGCAAGCCGACGGCGCCGTCGACGGTGCTGCATACCGGCCCCGAAGGGCAAATCTGGCGCGGCCGCGGCCCGCAGCCGAAATGGTTCAAGCGCCAACAGCAGGGCGAGATCGGTGGCGGCCATGCTTGAAGCGGTGCGGATGCCGCCGGCCACCTGCCCGGCATGCCAGGCCACGCTGGACGCGGCCACCGACAGCGCCGGCGGCGACGCGGTGCCCAAGCCGGGCGACCTGACCATCTGCATCCACTGCACCGAGGTGCTGCAGTTCGATGCGGAGCGGGTGCCGGTGCAGGTGGCGCCCGCCACGCTGGCCGCGCTGGATGTGAAAACCCGGGTCCAACTGATGCTGGGGGTGCAGACAGTACGGGAATTCCAGGCAGCGCGCCGCGACCAGCCATGACCGAACTCGACAAAATCCGCGCGCGCGAATACGACCCGGCCATGGAAGCGCATGCGCAGGCGGTGGCCGCGCAGATCAGCGCCAAGGTCGACCGCGCGCGCATCCATTTCTTCGGCACGGCCGCCGCCCACTTCCCCGGCCCGGCGCGCAAGGTCGCGCTGCTGCGCAGCATGGCGGGCGAGCTGGCGAATGCCGCGCGCCAGCTGGTGCCGTGTTCGCGCGGCTGTGCCAAGTGCTGCCACATGGCCACCGCCTTGTCGGAAGACGAAGCCGCCGTCATTGCGGCCGCCACCGGGGCGCCGCTGGCCACGCCCACCGACTACCTGCACGGGGAGGCGGCGGTGGAACGCTTCAACGGCCAGCCCTGCCCGTTCCTGCAGGAAGGACTCTGTGGCATCTATGCCGAGCGGCCGCTGTCCTGCCGCATGCACCTGCACCTGGACCGCGACAGCACGCTGTGCCAGATCGTGCCCGGCGCAACGATCCGGGTGCCGCGCCTCGACACGATCGAGCTCGACCGGCATTACATGCAAGCCTTTGATCCCGACCCGCGCCAGGTGCGGCTGGCCGACATCCGCGAATTCTTTCCGCAGGGGCTGGGCACATGAGCTACGAACTGGTGGCCGGCGGGCGCGCGATCCGCTGCCTGGTGTGCGGGCGCACCTCGTGGAATCTCAACGACGTGGCGCAGCTGTATTGCGGCTATTGCAAGCGCTTTCATGCCGCCATGGAAGGCGCGGTACCATGATCTGCCTGGTCCGGCGCTGGCGCCTGCTGCGGCGGGCGCGCCGGCTGCACGCGCGGGCCAGGGTGGCCCACGCGGCCCGCCACTACCCGCAGGCCGATGCCTTGCTGGAGCAGGTCGAGCAGCTGTTGCTCGCAGCGCAGGCGCTGCGCCCGCAAGGCTGGTCGCGGCTGGGCATGGGTCCGGCCGGCTGGTGCCGCTTCCAGTTCCTAGTCGGCGTGGCCAATGCGTACCAGATGATTGATCTTGTGGGCCGGCAGGAATGGGCGCTGGCCGGTTTCAGCCTGCTGGTGATGGTGGTGGTCAGCCAGTGGAAAATCCCTACAACGAAAGCATGACGATGGCAATGAATCAAACCCTGGTGGCGGCGCTGAACAAGCTGGGCAAGTGGCGCGCCGTGTTCGCGGGCTGGCAGCTGGGCACCCGCACCGCCGACGATCCCGAATGCAAGGCCGTGCGCCATCACCGCGAGGCCACGATCTACCTGCGCGCCGAGGCCAGTGCGCTGCTGCAGCTGCTGCTGGAGAAAAAGCTGATCACTCTGGCCGAGTGGGAAGCCGAGCTCGAACGCCAGGCCGACCTGCTCGACCAGGATTACCAGAAGGCCTTTCCCGGCTTTCGCGCCACCGCCAGCGGCATGAGCATGAATCCGGCGCTGGCCAAGGACACCATGGCCGGGTGGCGCCCGTGAGCGGCGCTTTTATCACGACCGGCAATCCCCGGCTGGCGGCGATCGCCGCACTGGCGCAGGATCTGCTGGCGGTCATGATGGAAACTGGCGATGAGGCCAGTCTGAACTGGGAAGAAGCCTGCTTCGCGGCGGCGCTGGCGATGAAGGCGCGCGCCGAAATGGCGGCCAATCTGCAGGACCAGCAACCGGCCGCCGCGCTGGCGCAATTGCGCGAAGTGATCGAGTTGGCGCTGCGCCAGGAAGTCAAGGCGCGCCGCTTTGCCAACCTGGAAGAAGCCGAGGCGTGGGCGGCGTCCGAGGGGGCCAGGCTGGAGCCGGTGCCGCGCGCCAAGGGCAGCCTCAATTGAACGCGCCCGACAACGTGCTGCGCATGTGGACGGTGTACGCGCGCCCGGCCGATTACCCGCTCGGCTTCATCGCGCGCCTGTTCGAGGTCGACGGCAGCGGCGGCGTGCGCGCCACCCACCAGGCTGTCACCGGGGCCACCCTGGAGGCGGTGCGGGCGCGATTGCCGGGCGGCCTGCACCGCCTGGCGCGCAACCCGCAGGACCATTTTACCGTGGTGGAGAGCTGGCTGTGATGGATGAACAAGCAATCGAAGGCGCGCTGGACGTCAAGGATATGGCGCAGGCGCGGCGCCTGGTCACGCAACTGCGGGCACGCGTGGCCCATCTGGTGATCGAGCGCGCTACCCTGGCCCATGGGTACCGGATCGCCGGCGACAATTGCGTGCGGCTCGAGGACAAGGTGGCCGAGTTGCAGGCGGCACTGGCGCGCGCCAAGGGGGACGCGGCATGAGTTTTCAGGTGCCCAACCAGTACCGCGTGCGCAAGGGCTATGGCGGATCCGACGACAGCATCGGCAACAACGGCGCGTTCTTCGTGCCGCGCCGCGGGCACTCGCTGCCGCTCAAGGTGATCGCCTCCGACGGCGGGCTGCCGGGCGACCTGGCGTGGGAACACGTCAGCGTGTCGCTGCCCGACCGCTGCCCCAGCTGGCAGGACATGTGCTTCATCAAATCGTTGTTCTGGAATGATCCAGAAGACGTGGTTGTCCAGTATCACCCGGCAAAGTCGGCCTACGTCAATGCGCATGAATTCTGTTTGCATCTGTGGCGCCCGGTCGGCATCGAACTGCCGTGCCCGCCGTCGATCATGGTCGGGGATCTGGCGTGAACCAGGGGCGTGACCTGGATTATTTCTTTGCCCGCATCAAGCGCGGCGCGATGACGCATGACGATGCGGCCGACATGTTCATGCAAAGCGCCATCGGGCAGTCGACCGGGGTCGGGCGCGCCGAGATTCTGGCCAAGCTGCATACCCATTTTCCGGGGCGCGCGGCGCTGGCCAGCTATCTGCGCAATCTGCTCGACCATTTTTCCGTCGTGCTGCGCGCATGAGTCGTTCGTATACAGTGCGCTCGCTGCGCGGCTGCAAGGTGATCGAGGGGGCGCTGCCGGTGGTGGAGTTTGTCGCGCTGGTCAACGTGTGGGGTGCGGATCAGGATCCGGCCGACGCCTGGATCGTCGATGCGCTGCTGGCGCAGTACCTGGACGCGAATTTCGTGCTGGGGCCGGCGTCAAAGTGCGCGGCCTGGCGCGCGGAACTGGGGCTGACGGCGGGTGGCGCATGATGCACGGCACGGTCTACCAGCTGCTGAATAGCCAGTCCGGCCTGCTGTGCCACGGCTGCAACAAGGTCACGGTGCTGGCACCCGGCGCCGCGCTATGCTGCCGCCATTGCGGCCAGCTGTTGACGCCCGATCCCGACTACCACCCGGCCCAGTTCCCGCCACGGCGGCCACCAGCAAAGCGGGCCGCCAATGAATGAGGCCGTTGCCAGCTGCACCTGGTGCGGTGAACCGATTACCGCCGTCGAACGGCTCAGTGCGTTCGCCAATAGCATCGGCCAGGTCACACATTACGAATGCTCGCTGCGCAGCGTGATCGGCTCGGTCGGGCACCAGCAGAAATTGTGTTCGTGCTACGGCGGCGATCAGGAAGACCCGCCCGGCATGACGCGGCGCGAGGCGGCCAAGGCAGCGGCGCTGTATTTCCGGCCCATCGGCGGCTAATTGCGCCTGGGGTAGCCTGCGGCGGTGATGCGCCGCCAGGTGGCGTCCTTCTCGGCCGGGGTCATCGTCACCCAGTGCGCCACCTCGGCCACGGTGCGGCCGCAGCCGCGGCAGACCTCGTCAAAGGTGGTCGAGCACACCGCCACGCACGGGGTGTCGGGGCGCGTGGCGGGGCTGGCCATGCTACACCGAGTGGCAGGCGGCGCCCTTGCCCAGCGGCGCGAACGGGATATCGTCGTCCATGTCGGAAAAACCGCCACCGCCGGCCGGGCGCGGTACTTGGCGCGCGGCGGGGGCCGCTGGTCCCGTTGTTGATTGGCGTGCCGGCGGTGCCTGGCGTTGGCCGGCACCGGGTGCCTGGCGCGCTGGCGCCTGGCGGGCCGGCGCAGCATCGTAGTGGCCGGCATCGTCCATGTGGGCGCTGCCGCCGCTGGCCGGGGCGCCGCCCAGCATCTGCATGTGCTCGGCGATGATGTCGGTCGCGTAGCGCTCGACGCCGTCCTTGTCGGTGTACTTGCGGGTCTGCAGGCGGCCTTCGACGTAGACGCTGCTGCCCTTCTTCAGGTACTGGCCGACGATCTCGGCCAGGCGGCCGAAAAAGCTGATGCGGTGCCACTCGGTCAGTTCTTTTTTCTCGCCGGTCTGCTTGTTATTGCTGACGTAGGTGGTGGCCACGCTGATGTTGGCGATGGCGTCGCCGCTGGGCATGTAGCGCAGTTCGGGGTCGCGGCCGAGGTTGCCAACGATGATGACCTTGTTTACGGATGGCATGCTGTGCTCCTGTCTTCTCTGTCAGTGCCCCGGTGCCGCCGGGTCGGATTCCTGTTGTGCTGCTGGTTTTAGCTTGTCGATCGCTTTCAGGCATTTCGGGCACGTTACCGCTAGGTCGGGCCGGTTGGCCCATCCTGCGCTACGGGCGCCGTGCGTTTTGTCGCACAGCGAACGCGCATAGAAGTTGATGCCAGACTTCACTTCACGCTCACCGCACATGACCCCATGCACCACCTGGCCCTGCCCGCGCTCGTATCCGTTCGCGCAGCGCCCGGCAAGGGTGGCCGGCATTAGGGTTTGGGTAGTCTCCGTGGTCATGTTGCGATCCTGTACCAGTGGGGTTCACTACGTGCTTGCTACTGACTTCATTATAGGTCGTTTCGACCGCTTTCCTTTGGCCGGCCGCAAGCGTCTGGCGGCTTTCGCCAGGCCGGCCGCCTGCAGCAGCAGGCGCCAGGCGGCGTACGGGGTCTGGGCGTGGGTCTTGGTGTCCGGGCTGGCCAGCCAGGCCCGCACCGCGCGCGCGCTCATGCCGACGATCTGGGCCGCTTCGCGTTCGGTCATGGTGAGCATGGCCAGCAGGGTGCGCAGGTCGGCGTGGGTGGGCGCGGCGTAGTCCGGGTCGTCGAACGGGCGCAGGGTTTCGGGGCGGATCATCGGCGGGCTTTGGCCTTGCGCGCGAGGTGCAGGCGGCGCTGCGCGGTGGCGCGGTTGTTGCGGCGCGCGGCGATGCCGATCGGGGTGTTGTTCTCGCTGACAAACACAAAATCGTGCGTTAAGCCGCAATCGCAGCAGGCGAGGCGGTAGATTTGGCCGCTCGGCACCTCGAAGCCTTCGTTGTCAACGCGCTGGGTGTATCTGGCTTTCGGCATGCTCTGTCTCCTGGTGGTGGGCGCTGCGGCCGGCCTGGTGGCCCTGGGCGTAGATGATGTGCATCAGCTCGCGCAATACCACGGCCTGCTTTTCGTGGCCGCGCTTGGTGCGGTGGAAATATTCGGCCACCAGCTGCTTGCACAGGCGCTCGTTCAGCAGCTTGCTCATGCGCCACCCTTGGCCAGCAGGCCGGCCACTTCGGCCGGGCGGTAGCGCTCGAGCTTGATTTCCAGCTCGATATGGTGGGCGCCGCGCTGGGCGACGGCAGCCTGCAGCGCGGCGCTGGCGTGGGCCACGGCGGCGTCGAAGTTGTTTTCGGCGAACCAGCCGCTGTTGCCCCAGCCGAGGCTGACGGTCCACAGCTTGACCCAGCCGGCCTGGCGCAGCTGTTGCTGGCGGGCCTTGGCGTGTTCGATCAGGGCATCCAGCTGGTCTTCGTCGCAGCGGGCGACATAGTCGGCGTGGCTCATAGCAATCCTTGTTGGCGGGCCGGTTCGAACCAGTCGGCGTCGATCCAGGCACCGGCGCGCGCCCCCGGCACGGCCGGCTCCACTTGGAACAGCACGCCACTCTGGCAGGTGGCCGGCGCCATCCTGGCGCTGATCGTGTGGGTGGTGGTGCGCTTGGCAAAGTCGGTGGTCACGCGCGCGCCGACCTGTAGCTTACGGCTGGCGGCGCTCATGGGTTCGCCAGCGCAAAGGCGCGCGCCTGGTCCAGGTAGGCTTCGCTCCAGTTGTAGCCGCGCTGGTGGATCGTGGTGTCCACCACGTAGGCGGCGCCAAGGAAGTAGCGCAGGGCTTCGGCGGTGCGGTTGTCTTGGCAGGCCGTGGCGTCTTCAAGTTCCTTGATCCTGCGCTCTTGCGCGAAAATCAGCTGTTCCGCTTGGCGCAGCACACTGCGGCGCAGCGCGTAAATCGGGCTGCGCTGCATGGCTTCCAGCGCGTTAAGCAGATCGGCGTGGTCGGTTTTGATGGTCGGTTCACAAGCCATCGCCAAGCTCCCGCAGGTTCAGCACGGCGCCGCTCTTGTCCTGCTGGCGTTTGACCTGGGCGCGCAGGCGCTTTTGTTCCTTGGTCAGGATCGCGATGCTTTCGTTCAGTTCCGCCACCTTGCGCTGCGCCTCGCGGTAGTTGATCCAGGCCATCTGGATGGTGCGCGCGTTCGATTGCAGGAAGTTGAAGGGCTCGAGGGTGGCGCCGCATTTGGCGCAGTTCACCATGCGGTCATGCTCGTTCAGGGTTACGGCGTCGTGCTGGCAGAAGTACGGTACGCCGGCCGGGCGCGGCTCGATCGCCAACAGGTTGTCGGGCAGTTCGGCGGCGGGGAAGGCGTGGACGACTTTGTTATCGGTCATGGCTGTTTCCTTGCTTGCTGGCGCGCGCGGCGTCGACGATCGCATCGGCATCCTCGCGGAACTGGTCGCGGAAGCGGTCGAAGTCGAGGTTGTCGTATCCGTCGCGGGCGCGGAAAGCGCGCCAGCGGTCGGCGTCCTTCAATGCGCGCATGATGTGCTCGGCGTCCTCGTAGAACAGGATGGTGCCGGCGCGCGCGCCGCTGCGGTGCAGTTCGTATTCGCCGTCTTCGCCCACGCCCATGGTGAACTGGCCGTAGGCGGCGGGCGTGATCGGCGTGGTGGCGGCGGCCAGCGCGGCGCGCAGTTCGGCGTTTTCGGCCTCCATCGCCTGTTCCACCGGGGTCGCGCAGGTCAGGGGGAAGTCGGCGGGCTTGCCGATGCGGGCGCGCCAGCTGGGGATGGCGCTGGCGGCGGGCGTCGCGGGGCGCATCGCTTCATACACGCCGACGGCGGTGTTGCGGCCGATCGGGCTGGGGCGGGCGCAGTCGCACAGGATGGCGGCGCCGGCGGCAATCTGGGCGTTGGTCAGGGTGGGCATCGGCTATTTCTCTTTGCTCAGTTCAATGGCGAAATCCATCAGGCGCACGGCCTGCTCGCGCTTGAGGTTGACGTTGAATTCGAGCCTGGCGTTGGCGTCGTCCTTGTAGGCCAGCACGACATGGGCGCGGCCGGCCGGGGCGCGCTCTTTCGGCATGCTGGCCTTCCATTTATTGCGGGTCATCGGTCGCTCCTGCGGTGGCCCTGGGCGCCAGTTCCCACAGCGGCACCGGGAATTCCACCCAGTGGGTCACGCCGACGAACGGGCGCATGCCCAGCGCGTCTTCGCAGGTTTCCCACTGGCCGGGCCGGCCCACATTGTCGAGTGGCCAGCCGCTGGCGATCGCGCCGTTCCACAGGAAGGCCACGCGGCCGGTCAGGTTGGCCATGTCGGGCAGGCCGTCGGTGGCGATGTCGTGGATCTGGATGGTCAGGGTGCGGGTCATGGGGTGCTTTCGGGTGGGGTTGGCGTGCTGCGCAGGGTCAGCAGGCGGGCGGCAAAATAGTGGGCGTTGATGCGCAGGTAGGTCTGGCCTGCGATCTGGATGGTGTCGGCCAGGATGCACTGGGCGGCTTCGGCCAGCACTTCGTTGCGGGTGGCGCTGGCGAGCTGGCGGTCGATGGCGGCCAGCTGGGCGGCATCCACCACCGCCTGCCATTGCGCGCAGCCGCGCGGGTCGTAGTCGCATTCGTGCTTGCGGTCCTTGTAGCCGGCTTCGTACAGGTTGTCGGCCAGCTGGTACAGGTCGGCCAGCGGTGCAGCCTCACGGCTGGGGAGGGCGCGCAATTCGTCAATCAGCTTGAGCACAAACAGGTGGAAACTGTCGCGGGTGATGCCGTTTTCTGCTTGTTCCTGGTCGTACCACGCCAGTGCGCGCGCGCTGGTGGCCTCACGGCTGGGGGCGGGGGCGCGGCGGTTCCATGCGGCGGTGGCGGTAACGCGCTTGTCGAACGTCATGCGGCCAGCCGCGCCGCATCCACCCTTACTCTGGCGACAAGTCACGCGCCACGATCCGGTGCCTTGGTCTACCAGTTCGGCTGCGGTGCCGCAGAAGGGGCATGGCAACAGTTCCCCGCTCGCGCTTGCCGTGGTGGCCTCGTCGCCCAACATGCGCGGCGTGCCCATCTTCGCCAGCATCGCGTCTGCGCTGCGGCCGATCTGGTCAAGCTGCTCTTGCGTCCAAGTGGCGCTTGCCGTGGTGGACTCGGTCTGTACGGGTTCGCCGGCGAAGTCTTGGCAGGCTTGGCATGGCCCGGTCGACCCGTCAGGCAGGATCATTGCCGGGTCGTCGCAGCTTTCGCACATCGGGACAGATGCTGCTTTGGCCGGCGTGCTGCTTGCCGTGGTGGCCCCTCCCATCAGCGTGCCGCGTGCCGCACCGTCCTGGCGGTCGTACTCGGCGCGCATCGCCAGCATCTTGTCGGCATCGGACTGGCTTGCCGTGGTGGCCGCCTGGGATGCACGAAAATTGGCGTTGTCGTTCGTATCGCCGCCCTCGCGCGCGGCACCGGCCAGTCGGCTATGCTCATCCATTGCAGTGCGAATCCGTATCGTTGGCATAGGCATGCCCATGATTGCTTCGGCGTGATAGTCGCCGTTGGCGCAATGGCCCGCGACATAAAACGCGGCTTGGCACAATGCCTCATCCCATAGCACCTTCGCCAGATCACCGCGCGCCACGGAATCAGCGCCGTGTTGGCTATCGGTGCCGCGCGTGGGCGGCGGTACATGATCGCGCTTGATCTTGGTAACGATCTGGCTGCAATAGTCGTCAGCCAGCAAGCCGTGGCACATGCCCGATTCCGCAAGGGTCAGAATCTCGTTCAGCAGGGCCAACTGCTCGTTCGGTGCTGCGGGCGCGGCTACAGGGGATGCGTAGACAGTGCGCGGGTTATGTCCGTTGGCCTTGGCGTCCTCGTAGGTCTGCTGGTCCGTGTCGTGCCAGCCGTGCGGGTGCAGGAAGCTCTTGAGCTGGTAGATCGGTGCTGCGGGCGTGGCTTGCTGGATGAGCGCGCCGCGGGCCTGCCATGCCTCCCACGCCCAGATGCCAACAGGCGAATTCAAGCGAGGTAGGCCGCCCCATCGCTGACGCAAGTGCGCCTCAAACAGCGCCCGCTCGCCCTCCTGTTCGCTTACGCGCGGCGATGGGGCGGCCTTAGCAGCATCAAGCTCCCGTTCGCATTTGTCACACAAGTGCATGAGTGCGGTGCATGTCGGGCAATGGTCCGGGGCCGGATCGCCGCAGGCGGTGTTGTCCAGGGTGATGCCAATATCTTTATAACGCTCTATCATGGCTTATCCCTTGTGCTGGCTGTCTGCGGGTGGCTGGGTAACGTCGAGTGGCAGCGCCAGTTCGCCCAGCAGGTAATCCCCGAACGCCGTGGTTTGGTGTCGACCGAACCCGATGCTGCGCACCGCGCCGAGTTCGGTGAGCCTTTTCATCGCGTCTTTCGGTACATCGTGCCCGCCGGCCTCGAAGTCGCAGCAGCACTCATAGAACCGCTTGAGCGCCGCCATGTCGTCGGGCAGGAGGAAATCATTCTGTTCGCTCACGCCGCACCTCCCTGGCTGTCTGCGGGTGGCTGGGTGCGCAGAGTGCGGATGCGGGTGGCGATGTTCCATGCGGCTGATGACTTGAGCGGCGAGCTATAAAGCGTGGTGAGATTGGATAATTCACTTTCAGCTATCTGAACACACTCCGCTAGCGCCGCATCCCGCACCGCATCAGGCGCGGCCTGTGCGCCTTCCGTCGCGACCGGCAGTGGCGAGCCCTTCGGCTTTGCCGCCTGCTTTGCCCGGATCAGGTCGACCTTGGTCCAGATGCGCGCCAGTTCGGTTTCTGCCGCTTCGTGCAGGTCCATGCCTTGCGCCAGGCACAGCGCGGCCAGCGTCACCATGACGCCGCCGACTTCCTGCGGTTTGTCGCCAACAGGCCGGCCGTAGACGTAGTCAACCAGCATGTGCGCGTCGGATGGCGGCATGCCGCATGCCTGCACCAACTCGGTGGCTTCCTCGAAGAAGCGGTGGTTGCGCTCTACCGTGTCTGTTGAGATTGCTTCGCCGAAGCACGCCATCATCCACGGCTGCACTCTGGCTTGGAAAGGCGCGGCCTGTGCGCCAGCTACCCGCGCAGCGATCAGGGTTTCGATGTAGGCGATGAGGGCGTCATGGGCGACCAGCCACGCGGGGTCAGCGGCAATCCCCTGAACGACCCGCTTGCGATCAGCGCTCAACAGCTTGCCGAGAACCTTCACGAACGCCAGGGTATTGACCCTCTCGACGTTGGCGATGGGCGCGACCTGCGCGCTGGCCTCGCCATCCGGTTCTTCCGCTTCTTCCGGTTCTTCCGGTTCTTCCGGTGTTGGTTGGCCGGTGCATGCCTCCCAATCGACCTGGGTGTGACTGCCAATACGTTTTCCGCAGAATGGGCAAGGGGAATTATTTAGCTTGCGGGCGTCGTCTTGCTGTGCGCTGGCCTCGGTGCTGCTCGGGGCGTCAGGCAAGTCCCACCCACGTATGATTGCCTCTGCTGCGGCGTATTCTAGGGCGTCCGCCCCGCCCTCGGCAGCGCCTTTCCGGTATGCTTCGCGCAGCCTTTCGTGGATGTCCGGCAGCTTGGCGTAGACGGTAAAATCTTCCGGTTGTGCGCTCGGCTCGCCTTCCTGCGCGACCGGGGCAGCGGCCAGCGTCAGAGCAGCAATTTCGGCGTTCGCGTCGATCAGTTTGCGCTGGACGCTGGTGAGTTCAATCAAGGCGGCGCGCAGATCGTCGGCTGCCGGCTGCTCAATGGCTGCCACTGGCGCGGCGGCGTCGGCAGTCACTGCGGCATGCAGGCGCTCCAGCTCGGCATACAGGAAGCACTCATGGGCGGTTGCACCGGGGCCGGCCAGATTGGGGTCGGCCTGCTGCTTGCGCACTTCGCGCAGCGCCCGGCTCGCAGCTTCCGGCACCGCCTGCTGTGGCGCTGCTGCTGGGGTGGCGGCGAGCATGGCGGTGGCGCGTTCCATCAACTGGCGATGCTTGTAAGGCGGCTCATCATCAGCGGCCATTTCGTAAGCGCGCATCGCTTTTGTCAGATCGGTAAGCAGATCGTGCCACCCTTCCTGCGCGACCGGGGCGGCGAGCTTCTGCACCGCTGCCTCCCACCCGTATTTAAAGAAATCGTGGGACAGCATCACCTCGCGCGGGTCCGTGACCTGGTCTTCCGCGCGCGCCGCATCGAAGGCTTCCCGGTACAGGTCGTTCTCTATGTCGGCCACGCGCACCGACATTGGGTAGGCACGCATGTTTTGCGGGATCACGGTAAATGTGTCGCTTCGCATCGGCACTGCCGGCCGCGGCTGCTCAATGGCTGCCACTGGCGCGGCGGCGAGCATGGCGGCATAGCAATCTTCCATGCCGCAGTCGTCAATGGGCCGGACCTTGCTGAACCACGTTTCAGCGAATGCGACGAACATTTCTTCGGTCGGCGTGGTGGGCACCAGCTTGTAACCGGCCGGCACCGCCTGCTGTGGCGCTACTGCGGCTGGGGTGGCGCTGGCCACGGCGGCGTCGACCAGCCTGCTCAGTTCCTTGTAGGCGGCGTCGTACAGCGGGTTCTCTTGGGAGGCGTGGGCCAGCGTGAGCACGGCAAGGCTCAGCGCCTTGATTGGCACGGCGATGGATTCTTCTGCTGGCGGCACTGGCGCGCTGGCGGTGTCGGTCATGGCGTTTCCTTTGCCAGCGCGGCGGCCAGCGTGGCGTCGGTGTAGCCGGGCGGGATGATGGCGATCGGTTCGTGACAGGCCAGGCAGAGGTTGGCGCCGCGCGCTTCGCTTTTCAGGTAGGCGCGCGCAACATGACCGTTCTCGCAGCCCCAATGCGGCGGCTCGTACCACGCGTCAGGGATGCCCAGGAACATTTCTGCGCCCGCCGCCCTGGCGGCCTCGATCTCCCGGTCCTGGAAGTGCTTCAGCCTGCTCATCGCCTTCTCCTTTGTCTGGTACGTCATGATAGGTTGTTTCGACCTGTCTGTGCAGGTCTTTGGGGCGGCGCTTTGCGGGTTCTTGGTCAGCCGTGGGTACCGGTGGCGCGCGCCGGTTTCTGGGCAGGCTGGTCGAGGCCGGCGCCGGGGTAGGCGTCGTGCCAGGCCTGCAGCGCGGCCCGGTTGCGCTCGGTCTGGGCGTTGTGGCTGGCCAGCGCGATGCGCACGCGCAGGGTCAGGCAGCCCAGGTCGTGGCCGCTGCCGTCGGCGTGCGGGGTGGCGCCGCAGAAGCTGCAGTAGCCGGTGTCGGTTGCTTCGTTGAAGTGCAGCAGGCCGCGCGCGACCGCTTCCATGCTTTCGCGCCACAGCGCGGGGGCCAGTTCGATGGTCAGGGACGGGGCGGCGGGGGTGGTGGTGTCCATGCGATGCTCCTGGTGGGCTGCCGGCCGGGGTGGCGCGGCATAGGAACATCGTAGGTCGAAACGACCAGTTAGCCTTGCGCTGGGTTGGGTCGTTTCGACCGCTTTTCTGGCGTCCCTCAAGGGTCAACCAATCAGCCTCCGGGGCGGTGGTTGCGGTCGCGGCGCTCGATCAGCCGCCCCACGAAAACGCACTGGGCCAGCAGGAAAAAGCACCACAGCCCATCGCGGTACAGGTGGTCGTCGAAGCATAACTTGGCGCCACTGGCGGCCAAGGTCAGGTACAGCAGCCATATCAGGGCTCTTGCCTTGCTCATCGGATTCTCCTTTGCGTGGGTTGGTGTCAGCGCAGCAGCCACCACATGAACCAGGCCGCGCTCAGGCCCGCGCCCAGCGCCACCGTTGCCAGCTCGGCCAGCCGGCGCGCGCGCTGGGCCGCGGTCGGTTGCGGGGTGCGCGCGTGCAGCGCCACCGCCAGCATCGCGCGCTCGAGCTCGGCGCGCTGGCGGTCCTCCAGCTGCGCGCCGGCCGCGGCCGCCTTGCGCAGGATGTGGCCGGTCACTTCCTGCTTGGCCTGCTCGGTGAAGGCGATGGTGGCGGCGCGGAAGCGCTCGCCGGCGGCGTCCAGGGTGGCGGCGTCGCTCAGCATCCGGCCCTGCAGCGCCTCCACCCGCGCCAGCAGGGTGTCGAGCTCGCCCAGCATTTCGGCGATCAGGGCTTCGCGCGCGGTCGTGGCCATCAGGCGAACAGGGTGGCAAACACGGCGTCGAGGTTGCGGTTGGCCGTCACCGCGAGGCGCTGCAGCGAAATCATGCGCACGCAGGCGGTGCGTTCGTGCTCGTCGGCGGCGGCGCGCAGCTGGGCGCGGTAATCGGTGGCGTCGGTGCTGATGTCGCCCAGGGTCTTGTTCACCGATTTCAGGCGCGCGAACACTTCATTCGCATGCACGGCGGCGGCGCGGTTGATCACGAACGACTTTTCCAGCTTGGCCAGGCCAAACAGCGCATGGAAGTCCTCGTCCACCGATTCGTCGACGTCCACCTTGTTGAAGACCAGCCGGATTTTCTGCTTCGGCACGCCCATACTGGCCAGCGCGCGAATGGTGTTGACGGTATCGGCCTGCTGCTTGCGCTCGCTGACCACCGGCACCACGAAATAATCGAATTCCTCGTGCGAGCCTTCGAACAAGGCCATCCGCTTCATGAATTCCTCGACGTTCGAGGCGCCCACATCGACAATCGCGGTATCGAGCTGCATCAAGTCTTCCTGCAAGGCGCCGAATTGCTTGCCCTTGATCTTTTCCACTTCCAGGCCGTCGGGCGCGCTGTCGGCATTGATCGTTTCAAATTGAAACACGCGGGCATCGCCCATCCGTGGTTTGAGCAAATGGGCGGCGATCGTGGTCTTGCCGACGTTGCCCGAAAAGTTAATGACTGCGACTTTGGCTTTCATGCTTTGCTTCCTTTTCCGTATTTAATCAAATCGTCCATGTCCTTCGGCTCGGCCGGGTCGCGGAAGGCCGGTGCGGCCACCGGGCGCGGTACGGCAGCTGGGGCCGGTGTCAAGGCCGCGGCTGGCGGTGCCGGCCCTTCCTTGGCGCGCCTGGCCCGCTCGCGGCGCAAGGTGGTGCCGAACACCGCCAGGCTCATGTCGATCCCGTGCGCGTGCAGCTTGACCAGCACCTCGCTGTGGCTGGCACCGCCGGCCAGCGCCGCCTCCACCGCCGGCAGCACCGCGCGCAGCCGCGCCGCCTTGCTGCGGGTCGGGTCGGCCGGGTCGGTCTGCGCCAGGCCCAGCAACTCGGCGGAAAGTTCGTCGGTGTTCATGTCGTGTTCGCCTCCTGTCTCTTGATGTTCGGATTCTAGTCGTTTTTGTCCTCATCTGTCACGCTGTTGTTCGGCTTCCATGATGAAATTGTTCGGAAAACGTCAACCCCTGTTCGCCTGCTGTTCTGGCGGCGCAGGTGCCGGCGCCGGCTCCTGCTGCCGCGCCGGGGCAAGAAAAAGGCGCGGACCAGGCCGCGCCGAAGGGGAAGGATCTGGCTTGGTTTTATCGGGCCAGCCGCAGCGGGAAGCGGTGCGCCACGGCGGCCTCCACTTCGGCGGCCAGCGCCGGGGCGTGCTGGTCGAAGGCGCGCTGGTAGTGGGGCTGGGCGTGGCGGCTTTCGGCCACCGCCAGCAGCGCGGTGGTGCGCAGCGCCGGTTCCGTGATGGCGGCCAGGGTGGCAATGTCGTCGGCGGCCATGCCCGCGCCTTCCTCGCGGCCGAGGGCGTCCCTGGGCGCACTCATCACGATACTGGCGGTGCCGATCACTGCATTCAGGCGCGCGGCTTGCTGCTGGATCTGCTCGGCGCTCAGGTCGGCCGCCGCCAGCTGCGGCGCCAGCTCCGGCGCCAGGCGCAGGGTTTCGGCCGCATAGTCGGCATGGGCGCGGGCGCTCTCGGCCATCGCCAGCAGCGCCTGCTGGCGCACGGCGGGTGCCTGGATGTGGCGCAGCATGTCGACGTCGTCGCAGGCCAGCGTGCGCGCCTGCGCGGCGCTGGTCGCGCTGTCGGTGGTCCACCTGACGTGGTAGTCGATTTCCCGTGCCAGCTGCGCCTCGTAGCGGGCCTGGCCGGCGCGGTCGGCGGCATGCTCGGGGCGGGTGTCCCAGTCGATCGGCAGCTGGGCGGGGGTGGCGTCGGGGGTGGCCATGCGGTAGCTCCTGGTGGGGGGAAGGGGTGCCTGCTCGGGGGCGGCGGGGTCTGGTTCAGGGCTGGCGGCCAGCACTTGCTGGCGCAGGCGTTCCCAGTGCGCGCGCTGGGCCGCGTGGGCGTGCAGGGTGGCGCGGTGGTCGTCGACCAGGGCCATCGCCGCTGCATCGGACAGCGGCGGGCCGACGGCGTCGCCGCTCAGGATCGCCACCTGGGCCTGCCAGCGCGCCCTCTGCGCGCCCAGTTGTTGGCCGCTGGCGCGGTAGGCCGCCAGCACGGTCAGCAGTTCTGTTGCATCCATTGCCTTCCTCCACGGTCAGCCCCGCTTCACGGCAGCGCAGGTCGGCGTCGGCGTGCAGGGCGGCGATCTCCAAGGTAGCGCAAGCGCGGCGTTCGACTGTTGACAAATCCAGAACAAACTGGCGCAGCGTGCGCTGGCTCAGCTTGGGCAGGTCGGCTGGCGCAAGCGGGGCAGGGATGTAGATCAAAGCCAGTCTCATCTGGTGGACTATCGTGAAGCCTCCCCCACCAATCGAAGGGTCATACCATGACACATCAGTTTCCCCGCCTCGGCGCGCTCGTTGCGCTGGTCCTGCTGGCTGCGTGCAGCGGCAACAGCGAATCGGCGACACCGACCACGAAAGCCCCCGTCGCCACTGCCGCCACCCTGCAGGTGACGCTGCAGCCGGCTGGCACCGGCCAGCACCAGCTGGTGCCCGGCGTCGCCAGCTGGCTCGACCAGTACGACGGCGACTACCGGCTGTGCATTCCGACCACTTGCGCGGTGCTGCTGCCGGTCGCGGTGATGGACGGCTGGAACGTTTCTCTGCTCACCGGCAATGACGGCACGCCGCTGCTGTCATTCAAGCCGAGCGGCGTGGTACGGCCGCAATACCAGCTGGACGCCGCGCGCGAGCTGATGCGCGTGCGGCTGGCCGAAGTGGCGGCGCGGCTGGCGCTCAAGACCAGCAAGCAATTTTGCGCCGACGGCGATGGCGACAATCCGCTGCGCGACGGCAACGGGCGCACCAGCAAGACGGCGGCGCGCCCCGGTGGCAGCAGCCTGTGCGGCAGCACGGGCACTGGCGACGAACCCGGCCCCTCTGGCGGCGGTGGCGGCGGCTTTGACGGGCCGGTCGAGTACGTGCCCGGCGAGCGCCCGCCTCCTGGCGAGCCGTGGGGCGGGGTGCCCGGCGGTGGCGGGCTGGAACCACCGGCACCGGATGGCGGCGGCGGCGATACCAGCGAAGTCGGCAATCCGGTCCCGGCCGGCTGCATCCTGCTGCCGCCCGCCGAGCTGATTTGCGGGCTGCCCGTGGTGCCGGTCCCGGCGCCCAGGCCGGAGGGCGATCCCGACGCCTTGCCGCGCATGCCGCCGGTGTGGGACTGGTGCGCCATCCTCGGCATCGGCTGCAGCGGCACCGACAACCCGCCGCGCCCGCAGTTGCCGCCCGAACTGGACCCGTACAAGGCCTACTGCCAGGCGCGCTACATCGCCGAGGCCAAGGAATGCCTGCACAAGGGCGAGCAGATCGTCGACCCGGCGCAGCGCCATGAAAGCATTAACGCCTGCCTGGGGCAGAAATCGGTGGAATTTGCGCACTGCATGGGCGAGAGCGCGCCATTGCTGAGCCCTGCGGCCGGCGCCATGTGAGCAGGAGGTGAAAACGCCCTGTGGATAAGCCCGGCACAGGGGGGGGACGGGATGTGCAGAAGTGGCGGCGCCGTGCGGGCGCGGATTTTTATCCCCAAACGCTGCACCGCAAACCGGGCGCTTGCGCGCACCCGTGCGCATGCGCCAAGTCCTTGGTTTGCAAGGCATTTTCCACCTTATCCACGGCGTGGCGCGGGCCTATTACTATCATTAGTTTGTATAAGAAGCTTAGTGTTAACAACGATGGCCAGGCGTACAGGCGAAAAAAAACCCCCACCCGGGTAGGGTGGGGGCTTCTTCACTTCCGCGAGAAAGACAGGCTGAGGTCTTAGAATAGGGCGGCACACATATCTATGCAAGCGGATTTTTCCGGGTTATCCTAGGCGCCCGCCCTCACGTTTGTCATCATGCCTTCCCTGCGCCGCCATAAATCCCTGCTGTATGCCCGCCTGGGCGCGCTGCCGCTGCACCTGATGGGCATGCGCAGCGCGTTGATGGACTCGATCATCGGGCGGCCGATGTTCTACATCCTCAAGGGCCATACCCCGCTGGCGGTGCCGTTCTGGCGCTATGCCTGGAATGCGGAAACCCGGCGCAGCCCGATCACCACGGTTGCCCGCTCGTGGGTCGGGCGCTACTGGGTGTCGACCATCTTCCTCGGGGTTGATTCCAACCCGTTCAGCAAGGTGCCGCTGCTGTTCGAAACCATGGCCTTCACCATGCACCCGGATGGCTCGCGCGAGTCGCACGATGAGCAATACCGCTATCCCAGCTGGGCCGCGGCGATCCGTGGCCACCGCCGCTTGGTGGCGCGGCTGGCCAGCGCCCACGCGCAGATTTACCGACGCCGGCCGGCCCCCGACACTTAAATCTGGTCCATGGGTTCGCAGGGATAGCCCGCGAGCCCCATGCGCGCGCCAACGTCCTGCGCCCACTGGCGCGCATAGTCGTCCAGCGCCGCCTTGGTCGGCGCCTTTTCGTACAGCCTGGCCAGGGTGATCTCGTAGGTGCGTCCCGGCTCGTCCCCCAGCACCTCCATCAGGTGCCCGGCCATAAGTTCATGCGTCATCCCACCGTTCTCGCAGCGCACGAAGAAATCGGCCATGCGGTCGTGCTTGTGGGCCTGCAGTTCCGGGGTCATTGCATCCATGGCTTTGCCCCTTCGGCTTGGGTCCGCGCTTGCGCGCGCATGGCGGTGTCGAATTCCTGCTGGGTCGGATACTTGGCGTAGACCCAGGCCAGCAGCGCAGCATAGCTGCGCTCCGGGTGCGGCCGCGCCAGGTCCAGCAGGCGTTCCGCCATTTCCTCGCGCGTGGCCGTCCCGTTCGCGCAGCGTGCATCGAACGCCCGCCGGGCATCAATGATCGCCTTGTTCATCACGGCGACGGTTGCCATGTCCGGCTCCGGCCCCCATACGTCTTCGTCACGGATCAGTCGCATCCCTTTTACCCTTCCTTGTCAGTGTGCCCTCGCAAGGTAAGGCACCGATCATATCTACGCAAGTCGTGCCACACGCCCGCTGTTTTGGGTGCATGGAACGAGCGATCCAAGACCGCATGCGGTTTTGCACATACCGCATGCGGTATTTTTTTAGTCGCGCACCTCCGACAACTCGCGTTTGACCGCCTGTTTCAGCGCCTTGCCGGCGGTCTTCTGGGTGCGCGCCAGCGCATCCTCGCGCATCGCCTTGGCGCGGCGGATGATGCCCGGCATGCTGATGTTGACCTTGGTGTCCGGGTTTTTTTCGTTCCAGTCGTCGCGCATGTCCCGCGCCTCGGCCACCATCGCCTCGTCGTGGTTGGCGCGGCCCTGCGCCCAGTGCTCGGCAATCTCCTGGCTGCGCATGCGGGCCTGGCTGATCATGTTCAAGGCCTGGCCCTTGGCGTCCTGGATGGCGGCGGTGCTGTTGGGCTGGAAGCCGATCGCCTTCATCCCCGCTTCCAGCGGGGTGGTGTGGTTGACGATGTAGCCGCGCGCATCGCGGTAGGTGCCGGTGCGCGCCATGTCGATGCCCTGCACCACGTTGCGCACCGCCAGCGGCGCCAGGTCGTGCGCGGCGCCGGCCAAGTTGCCGCCCAAGGCCTTGCCGCTGGCGGTGAAGGCGCGCTTGGCGAAGTCGCCGGCCGGGCCGGCCAGTTCGCCCAGGTCGCGCGTGTAGTTCTCCTTTTTGGTCCACAGGCCGCTGCCGGGCACCAGATTGCCCATGCCCATGCGGCCGGCGAAGTCGACCGGCATGCCGGGCAGCGCCGACAGGCCGTGGGTGATGAAGTCGGCGCCGCCGTCGCCCAGCACGCCGGCCAGGAATTCCTGTTTCTTGCGCCGGCTCGAGAAGTTGTAGCCGAGCCGCTGCAGCACGCCGTCGATCGCGTCTTCCAAGTCTTGCTCGAACGGCAGGCCGTCGGCGCCGCCCAGCATGAACAGCACCGCCAGCATGTACAGCACGGCGCGCTGGCCGGCTTTCCGTTCGGGCGAGCCGGGGCGGCCGGCAAAGGCCATCTGGCTCAGCAGTTCGAGCCAGTTCACGGAATATTGCTTGAACGTCAGAAGGAGCCCGCCCACCGGGTTGCGCGCCCAGCGCGGCTTGTTGCCGGCGTTATACACGAACTGGGTGCGGTTCACCGCCTCGGTGGCGAACGCGGTCGGGTTCGGCAAGCCTTCCTCGCGCGCGGTGCGGTAGGCGGCGATGAAGGTGATCTTGCGGTTGGCCAGCTCGGCCAGCGCAAACAACTTGCCCCAGCCCAGTTTGACCTTGGCCAGGGTGTTGTGGGCGGCGGCGCGCGCATCGCCCACCCTGGTGCCGTCGCCGGCCAGCAAGGTGCCCTTGCCGGCGCCCTGGGCCTGCAGGAAGTGGATTTCCTGCGGCGCCACCACGGCGGCCGCGTCTTTCAGCGCTTGCGCGAGGTCGGGGTCGGCGATGTCTTTCTTGGCGGCGTCGATGGTGGCCTGCTTGATGCGGGCGAAGGCTTTTTTCACCCCGCCGTACTGGGACAGGTAAGGCAGGGTGATCGCGATCGGCTGGGTCGCATTCACCATGGCCGAGGCGACCGAGCCGCCGAGGAACTGGGCGAACATCAGGCCCGACAGGAAGGTGCCGCCGCTCTGCGGGTCGCGGATGTGCTGGCGCAGTTTCACCGCCTCGTCGGCCAGCTGGCCCTGCTGCTGGGGGATGGCCTCCACCGCCTCGTCGATCTGGCCGCTGTGCAGGTTGCTGGCGGTCAGGCGCGCGTTGCTGTAGATGAAGCTGGCCAGCACCCGGCCCGGGTCTTCCGAGAAGCCGGCCGTGCCCTTGCGGTGGATCATGCGTTTCAGCGCGCTGCGGTTGGCCTTGGTCAGGCGCAGATAGTCCTGGTAGGCGGCGTCGCTGGCGTTGGCGTCGGCCCCCAGGCCCAGCATGGTGCCGAACAGTTCCACGGTTTCCGGGGAAATGCCGGCGAACAGCTTGTACTTTTCTTCCGATACCGTGCCCTGGCGCACCGTGGCGTGTTGGTGGTCGGCCTGCATCTTGCGCGCCATCTTGGCGGCGTCCTCGCTGTCCTCGAACATGCCGAAGTACACCTGCTGCTGGTTCTCGGTCACGTACACCGTGTATTTGCCGAAGCGCATCAGGGGCGCGTAGCCGCGGTCGATCAAGGCCTGGCCCTTGTCGGCCAGGTTGCCGATCTGCTGGGCGGTGGCCAGGTGCTGGGCCGCCAGCGCCGGGTCTTGCTGGGCCAATGCCTCGTAGTGGTGGCGCAGCAGCAGCGCGGCGCTGGCCAGGTCGGGCGCGGCGGTGGCCTGTTGCGTCAGCGCGCCGCGCGCGTCCTTGCCGCCCATCTTCAGCATTTCGGAAATGGTCAGGTTGCCCACGCTCTGGGCGATGGCGGCGCGAAATTCGCGGTACAGGCCGATCTGGCCCGGGTCCAGCTGGAACAGGGCGCGCAGCTCGGCGTCGCTCCACACCACGCCCGGCTGCAGCACGTTGTGCTCGTACAGGCGGTTGATGGTCTCGGCGTACACCGGCGCGGCCTGCATCCAGGTGTCGAATTCGGCCTGGTCGATGGCGCCGCGCAGCAGCAGCGCGGCGGCCTTGTCGGCGGCGCGCATGGTGGCCGCGTCGGCCTCGAGCTCGCTCACCTTGACCGGGCGCCCGCTCTCGTCGCGCGCCCACAGCAGGGTGCCTTCGAAGATCGGCGCGGCGATGGCCTTGGTGTCGGCTGCCGATACCGCCTGCTTGCGGTTGGCGCCGGCGATGTCGCGCAGGTGTTCCAGCTGCGGCAGCAGGCGCGGCGCCCGCTCGGCGGCGGCCACGGCCACGCGCGACACCTCGCCCAGGAAGGACTGCACGGCGCGGTACACGGCGTTGAAGGCCGGGTGGCGCCGCGCCAGGTTGTCCATGGTGCCGATGGTCTTGTGCCACCACGATACCTTGCCGGTGCGGTCGAGGAAGTCGCCGACCTGGTAGCCGGCGGCCAGTTCCACCTGCTTGGCGTTGTTGTAGGCGTTGGACAGGACGGTGCCGAGGTCTTGGCGCAGGTTGCCCATCAGGTCGCTTGCGCCGGGCTCGCCCGGCGGGCGTGTGACCGCCTCCTGGGCCACGCCACCACCACCGCCACCTGGCTTGCCGTTGACAATCTTGATCTGGTCGGGGCGGAACACGGCGTAGGTGATCTGGCTATGGCTGCCGCCGCGCGGCTCCTTCATCTTCAGGCCGTCGTAGCCGGCGTCCACCAGTGCCGTCTGGAAGTCGCCCTGGTCGTAGCGGAACAAATGCCATGCGGCGATGTCCTGGAACCATGGGGTCAGGTCGAATTGCTTGATCACCCGTGCCGGCAGCGTCACGCCATGGTCGGCAAAGAACTGTTTCCATCCGGCCGGGTTGCGATACGCCTTGTGCGACAGGTCGAGCGGGTGCGCCAGCGCCAGGTAGGCGGTGGTGTACTTGATGTCGCGCGCGGTCTTGGCCTCATCCCCCGGCGCGATCATGCCGACATAGTGTTCCTGCTTGTGGAAGCGCTTGATCCACTCCTTGCTTTCGGCGAAGTAGAAATACGGGTGGGTGCCGCCATTGCCTTTGTACTCGAACTGGGTGATCGCGTCCCGGCCGCCGTGGTAGACCGGCAGCGGCGCGCCGGTGGCCGGGTCGACCACCGTCGAGGCGCCGAACCAGTCCTTGAATGCTTGGGTGTTGGTCTCCATGGGCGCCATGTTAACCTCCGGCCCCCGCTGTGCAGCACGGCTGCTGTTGACGCCCAGCAGGCTCGGGTTGGCCGGATCGAAATTACCGTTGTTGCCGGTGGCGCTCTTGATCTGCCCGGCGTCGAAGGCGATGTAGACGTCGCTGTCGATCGGGCCGTAGCTGCCGTCTTCGCGCGTCAGCTGCTCGCGCCAGTTGCGCACCAGCATGCCGTCATGGCCGGCCTGCCTGGCGCTGCGCATCGCCTCGGCCAGCGATTGGCCGTGCGGGGCGGCGGCGTCGTAGCGGGCCGGGTTGCTGATGTGCAGGTACACCGGCAGCACGTTGCCGCCGTTCAGCGCGCCGTGCTGGCCGGCATACACGCCGGCAAACTCGGGGTTGGCGGCGAAGAAGAAATCGCCTGCGGTCGGCGTGAAGCCGAGCCGGTGCAGCATGTGCTGCAGCGGCGTGCGGGTGCGACCCTTGTCGTCGCGGAAGGCGCTCACGTCGTGCATGGTGCCGTGGTACACCACGCGCGGCGTGCCGTCCGGGTTGACCACCTTCGATAGCCCGGCCGCGTTTGCTTGCAGCAGGAACTGGCGCGTCATATCATTCAAGGTGGGTGCTGTCGGCAAGGTGTTCCGGATAGGGCCGGGAGCGCTGTTCCCGCCCTGCGGACCCGTTGAATTCGTTGAATAACCGGCAGCATCCGCCCCTTGGGCCGGGCCTGCTTGTGGCGCAGCGCGGGGCGTCCTATCATTCAATGGCGGTGCCGCAGGTGCGGGATTCCCGTTAGGGTCGGTTGTTTGGCCCTCTGGACCCGACTGTGATGAAAGCCTGTCGGCATCCGCCACCGGCATCAAGTCCATCAACTCATGGTCGTAGAACAGGCGGCCATTGGCGTCCTCGCGCACGCCGGCGGTCACGATGAAGTCGTTGCCGGCGATCCGTACCTTGGCGGCGAATGCCAGCATGCGCTGGGCCGCGTTCTTGACGTTGGTGGCGTCGGCCACCAGCACCCCATGCTCGAGCAGGGCCGGCAAGGCCGCCAGTGCGCGGATCTTGTCGATGCCACCGCCGTGCTGCAGGGTTTCCTTGATGCCGTGCGCGCGCACTTCGATGGCCTGGCCGGTGGCCTGGTTGGTGTAGCCGCCCACCAGCTGCGCCTGGCCCCAGGCGCGCGCTTGCTTGCGCATCGCCTGCAGCGCGGCGTGCTCGTTGCTGCGGTTGGCGCTGATTTCATCGCCCTGCAGGGTCGCGACCGGGGCGCCTTGGGTCAGCCGGGTCGCCTGCGCGGCCTGCTGCCAGTCGCCGAACCAGCGCTTGAAGGCGTGGGTGGCGATCTGCGTCAGGTTGCCGTGCAGGCTTGCATCGGTGCTGCTGCTGCCGTTGTTCTCGGCCATCAGGTCGCGCCCCACGGCCAGCACTTGGCTCAGCAGATCGTGCTGGGCCTTCCCCATCCCGAGCACGGCGCGCACGATGTCCACAAACCGGTCCCACAGGCTGCGCGGGCCGCTCTGCACTTGCTGCAGGGCGTGCTGGAAGGCGGGGTTGGCGTGGGCCTCGGCCACGAATTCGTCGAGGTTGCGCATGCCGTAGTGGCTGGCCAGTTGCCCGCTGCGCTTGGCGTCGGCGTACAGGGCTTTCATCTGCATGGCCGCTTTTCCACCTTTGCGCAGGGCGCTGGCGGTGGCGGCGTGGACGAATTCGTGCAGCAGGTTGGTGGCGGCGCCGTTGGCTTCGAACAGCACCACATGGTTGCTGGTGGGTGCATAGCCGGCGCCGTGGCCTTGGGCCGGCATGCCGGTGGCAAAAGTGTAGTCGGCGGCATTGCCGGTGCCCACCGTCGGGTTCACCTGGTTGGCCAGCAGCTGTTCGGCCAGGGCGCGCTGGAACGGGGTGGCGCTGGTGGCGGCGATCTGGTGCAGCAGGTCGGTGGCGCTCGCGCCGCTGTCGATCGCGTGGTACAGGGTCTGGTCGGTGGCGCTGGCGGTGCTGGTCGCGGCCTGGTTGAACAGCGGCAGGCCGGCGGTGGCCTTGGTGCGCAGGGTGTCGGTCAGGGTGAAGCCGGGCTGGTCCAGCGTGGCCGTGTCCGGTGCCGCCATCCAGGCGTCGAAGTTGGCGTATTCGGTCGGGCGTCCCTTGGGTTGGGCGATACCAACCGCTTCGACCTTGCCGCCGCCAAGTTTCTTGAGCACGGCGTTGACGTTCTGCGGCACGATCTGGTCGTAGAAGGCTTTCATGCCGTCGCCGCCCACTTTCAGGCCGTCGCCTGACAACTCGCCGGTCGGCTGCGCCATGATCTTTTCGGCCAGTTCCTTGCCGATCACGTCGTCGAGTGATTTGCCGGCCACATCGCCCAGCGGGCCGCTGCCGCGCAGCACTTCGCCAGTCGCGTTGTCGACATACAGGGTTTGGGCGCCCTGCGCAGTCAACTCGATCCGGACGCGGGTCGTATCCTTGGCGGCGGCGGCAATGTCCCATTCAATCGCGTTGACGGATTTCGACAGGTCGTAACGCTCGGCGCTTTGCTGGCCGTTGACGAACGCCACCTTGTCGTAGCCGTGGGCGGCGGCGTAGGTGATCACGCGCTTGATCGCCAGTTGCAGCCAGCCTTCGGTGCTGGTCACGAACGGGGCCGGCACCAGGCCTTGGCTGGCGCGCTGGGTATGGCGTTCGCTCAGGTCGCGGAAGCGGTTGATGGCGTCACGTTGGTCGGCGGTGTCGACTTCCCAGCGGTCCTGCCAGTCGCCATGGCTGCGCACCGCGGCCATGGCCTGGCCTAGGCTATCGAAGCCCAGCAGGTCGTTGGCCTCAAGCGCGGCGCGGGCGGCGCTGCCGGCGGCTTCCAGTTCGGCCTGGTGGTTGACGCCGCTGGCGTCGAAGCCCAGTTTCTTGCCCTGCTGTGCCCAGTCGGACTGCATTTCCTCGATGAACAGCACGCGGTGGCCGTCGGCGTCCACGCGGTCGTTCATGCGGATGTGGGCGACGATGTTCGGTTCGGCCCAGTGGCCCGACTGGTAATTGGCGGTGTGCTTGCCCGTCGCCTTGGCGATGTCGTCGCTGTCCAGTTCCATGGCGTCGATCATGGCCAGCAGGTCGGCGCGGCTGGCACCGTCGGTGTCGGCGTCGTCATCGTTGCGCTCGACCAGCGTGCGCAGCTGGGCGTCGCTCAGCCCCTGCACGGTCGCGGGGCCGTCCATCGGCAGGGTCAGCAGCAGTTCGCGGTAGTGCGCGCCGCCGGGCAGGGTGTAGCGGCCGTACTTGGTGGCGCCGTCATTCCCTTCCTGCGCGCCATAGGCGTCGACCTCGCGCAGCGCGGCGATGATCTCGGCCCGGCCCTGGTCGTCGAACGGTTCATCGCCGGTGATCCGCTCATATTCCGTGCGCAACTGGGCGTCGGTCATCGCCTCGTAATTGACCGGCGGCGTACCTTTTTCCACTTCCTGCACCCGCACCCCGTTCTGGTCGAGGTAGGCGGCCAGGTCATCGCGGGTCAGCTTGTCCTTGGCGCGCAGGGCCAGGTAGTCGAGGATCCCGCTCCAGTCCAGTTCGTCTTTCTTGATGCCCAGCTTGGCGGCGTTGGCGCTCAGCCAGCTGGCCCACTGGTCGGCCGGCATGGTCGCTTGCTTGGCGCTGCCGATCTGGCGCGCCAGTTCGGAGTAGTAGCCGGGGGCGGCGCGCAGGTTGCCCATCAGGGTGCCGGCATTGGCTGCCAAGGCGTCCTTGATCCGCGCGAAGTCGAGCATGTGCAGATCGCTATTGCTGAGCACGAAGGCGTTGCCGTCGCGCGCGAACGGCACGCCGGCCTGTTGCAGCCGTTCATACAGGCGCGTGCTGTCGTCGGACAAGGTGCTTTCGCTGCGGAATGACGCCTCCGGGAAGCGGGCGGCGAATTCATCCAGACCGGTCAGGAACAGCGCCGTGGCGATTCCCTTGCCACGCGGTCGCGCATCGTCGTCGCCGCGCACTACCTCCATGTCGTTGGTGATCTCGTCATCGACATGGGCGAAGCCCACGCTGATTTGGGTGGTGCCGTCGCGCCAGATGTACTGCGCTGCGTCGTGCCCGCGTTCCTGTTTGGTGAAGCCTGCGCGCAGGTTGCCCATCAGGGGCTCGCTGTCGCTGGCGTCTTCTGCCGTGCTCAGGTTGGTGATGGTGCCTTCGTGCGAATACACCTGGCGGGTGTTGCCGTCATCTTGGCGCAGCGTGATGCGCAGGTTCCCGGCCTGCATGGTGTCGATCTGTTCGACCGTGCCCTCGATCGCAGCGCGGCCGGTGTCGGTCGGTGCGAAGCGGATGCGCTCGTCCACGGCCACCGGCGGTGGGGTGGGTTCGGCGGCGGTGGCGACGGTCGGCACCAGCCCGTCCAGAATCTCCTGGGCGGCGCGCACCGCGTTGTCGGTCAGTTGCCGCTGCCAAGCGCCGGTCGAGGGCGCCCATTTGAAGCCGGCGCTTTTCAGTTGCGCGCGGATTTCGGCGGCGGGCTTGCCGTCGAAGAATACCTGCAGGCGGTTGAGGGCGGCATTGCGCACCAGGCGCGGGCCGGTGGCTTCCACCGCGTCGCCGTTTTCCTTGGCGGCGCTGATGGCGGCCTGGGCGTCGGCGTCGTCGGCGTGGGCCTCGGCATCGGCGATGCGGCGGGTGATTTCCTCGACCCGGTCGCGCAGGCGGCGGATTTCGGCGTTGTTGTTTTGCAACTGGTAGGCGGGGATGCCGGTGCGGCCGGCGAAGTCGGGCTTTTTCAGTGCGGCGATCTGGTCCGGCTGGTAGCCCAGCGCGGCCAGTTGCGCGTCGTCGTCCTTGCGCAGGGCGGCGTTGGTGGCCTTGTACAGTTCCTGGGTCTGCTCGCGGCCGGCCAGCTTGGCCTGGGCGTTCTTCAGTTCGGAGGCGAGCGACTGGTCGACGGCGCCGCGCAATACCCGGGTCAGGCGCTTGGCGGCCTTGTCCAGGTATTCGTTCGCTTCTTCGGCGCGGCGGTCGGCGCTCTCGCCTTTCTTGCGGTTCGATTCCACCGGGAAGCGGGCCGGGCCGGTGATCATGCTGCTCATCACGCGGCTATGGGCGGCCAGGTAGCTGTTGGTCAGGGCCGCGTAGTGGGCGGCGGCGCTGTTGAATTCGGCCACGAAGTCGGCCTGGCGGTCTGCGGGGGCGGCGTGGTAGGCGCGCTCGAAGCGCTGCCACAATGCCATCACGTCGCGGAAGTAGCTGCGCCGCACCGAGGCGCCGCGCGCTTCCGGGCTGTGCGAGGTGCCGGCAAAGGCGCGCACGGCGGCGCCCAGCGGGATCGCACTTTCCGAAATATGCACCGGCAGGCTGGCGGCATAGTCGTGCATGCCGCTGTACTGGCCGTCATGGATGGCTTCGGCCAGCGGGTCGCGCAGCATGCTGCCGCGCGATTGGTCGTGCTCGTTCCAGCGCTTGCCGGTCTGTTCCTGCACGGCCGCCAGCGCGGCATCGCGCACATCCTCGTACTTGGCGAAGGGCTGGGCCTTGGCGATGGTGCGCACGATGGCGATAGGGTCGGTGGTGGCGGTTGGCTCCTGCTTCGAACGGGCGGCCACAACCGGTTTCAGGCTCGGGTAGTCCTCCAGCACGGCATCCGGTACCGGCTTGCCTTCGGCGGCGGCCATGGTGACGGCCGCTTCGTGGTGGCTGGCGGCCTGGGCGTCGAGGCGGTCAAAGTCCTTGGCGCCGCGCAGGGTCGCCAGCGGGGTCGGTTTCACGCCCAGTTGCGGGAAGTCGCGGCCGGCGCGCACGGCGTCGAGGTAGGCGGCGCGTGTCAGTTCCCAGGGTTCCTGCTCGGGCGTGGTGCCTTCCAATTCTGCTGAATTCGACGGAATAGTGGCCGCATCTTCCTTGGCCACATAGCCCTCGCGGCGCAGGTAGTCGATACCGGCGCTGGTGGCGGCTTTCTTGGCGTCGCGCAGGCCGTCGTAGCGTTCGCCGTCGTCGCCTACCTGCCACTTGCCGTTGCCAATCTTCTGCACGTTGGCAATGGTGATGCTGCCGCTGCCGTCCTGGCCGTCCTCGCTGAACATCAGGCGGTGGGTGGTCACGCCGTCGCGCTGGCCAAGGTCGCGCCAGGTCATGTGCTGCTGGGCTTGGGCGGGGGTGAGGGTGTCGGCGGCTTCGGTGGTAGCAGCGGCCGGCGCTTCGTCCTGCTGGTACTCGGCGCGCACTTCTTCCGGCACATCATCGCCGCGCGTGATCGCCTCGTTGACCAGCCGTTCGTGCTGGCCGTAGGCGTGCGAATACACGTCGTCTGCAGCCTTGGCCGGCACATTGCCGCCGCGCTTGCTGATGTAGGCGCCGGCTTGCGCTTTCGCATAGTCGTCGCGGGTCAGTTGCCACGGCTCGCGGGCATCGTTGGCGGCCGGCTGCGCCTTGATCGCTTCAGTGGCGTCCTTCAGCTGGTAAGCCTTGGTGGCGGCGTCGTGCAGCAGGTCGGCCAGCTCGAGCGGGTCGCTGGCTTCATTCATCGCCGCTTTCAGGGCGGCGTGCTGCTCGGGGGTGACGTAGCCTTCGGTGCTCAGCTGATCGAGCTCGCTCGAAGCGTCCCGGGCTTCGTCCAGCGCGGCCTTGTTCATGGCGCGGGCGGTGTCGGCCCAGCGTTCGTCGGCGCGCTTGGCGACCAGCAGCTGTTCGAAGCTGCCTTCCGTGTTGCGTTCGGCGTCCACGCGGGCGGCGTCGGCCAACAGGCGGCGCGCCACTTCGTGGTGGAACGGCGCCATGTCCTGCTTGCTCATGCCGCGGTAGGCGGCAAACGCTGGGTCGTTGTAGACCGCGTCTTCGATCGCGCGGCGGGCGCTGTCGGCGCGCTGGTAGTCGCCGTAGGCGCGGCGCTGTTCGGCTTCAGCCTGGTCGCGCGCGTAGTAGGCTTGCAGTTCGGCGTCGGATTCGGTCCAGACTTGGCGCTCGCCATCCCAGAAGCCGGGGCGGGAAGCCAGGAAGGCGGCCGGTACGCCGGTGTCTTTCGCCTTGGCGGCCACGTCTTCCGGGGATGGGTAGGCCGGGTCGAGGCGGCGCATTTCGGCCGCTTCGGGCTCGCTCAGGCCGTGGTCGCGCAGCTTGGCGCGCAGGGCGTCGAAGCGGGCGGTGTTTTGGGCGGCAGTTGGCTTGGCCGGGGCGGCGGCCGGCGTTGCTGCTGCCTGCTGCTCCACCATGCCGATCAGGTCGCTCATGCTCTTGACGTCGCGTACTACCGGGTGGGTGCCGCGGTAGTTGCCAGTGTCGGTCAGGTACCAGCCGTTCATGCCGCTGCGCACCTGCCACGGCTTGCCGTCCAGTTTGACGATATTCCCGTCTTCATAGGGGTTGGCGAAGTTGACCTTGAACGGGGCGCGCTGGGGGCCGGTCATGGGCTGCGGTTCGCTGGCGGCAGGCGTGGTGGTGCCTTGCTCGGCTTCCAAACTGGCCATCGGCGCGCTCTGGGTGGTGCCGTTGTCGTACTTCACCATCGCCACATGGATCAGCGGGCCGCTGCCGATCATGCCCTCGATCACGCCGGTGTGGCCGGTTTTCGTGTTCTTGACGCGGTCGCCCACGTCGTGCGGCGCGTAGCCTTGCGTCAAGACACCGGCACGGTAATGCTTTTCCCGCATCGGCTTGAAGCCGTCGGGGATGGCCGGCGGTTCTGCGGCCTGCGGTGCGGCTTGCGGTGCCGCCTGCTCTGCGGTGTCGATGATCTGCTGCAGGGTATCGCGCAACGCCTTGGCGCGGCCCGCTTCGCTGATGCTGGGCTTGCGGTGGTTGACGGCGCGCTGGTCCCACAGGTGGTCGATGTCGCGTACCAGCATGTCGCCGATGTTGCGCGGCAGGCTGCTGCCGTGGATCAGGTCGACCAGGCCCATGCCGCGCTGGCGCAGGGCGTCGGCGTCGGCGCGGGTGTCCAGCGCTTCTTTGTCCTGGATGTCGTGCAGCAGGATGGCGGCGGTGCGGCCCACCAGGGTGCGCTCGAGGGGCTTGGGTTCGGCGGCCGGGGCGGGTGCCGGTGCGGCCGGCTTGGCCGGTGCCTTGGTCTTGGCCTCGTCGGCGTACCAGTTCTTCAGCCAGGCGATCGCAGCGTCGAACGGGATGCCGGGCGCCGAGCGCGCGCCGCCGCTGGCGGCAACCCGGTAGGTATCCTTGGCGCGGTCGTACCAGTACAACTCGGTCCCGGTGTTGCTGCCGGGCGAATGAATGATCAGGGGGTTGCCGCTCTTGAGGGTGTCGTTGGTGCCGCGCACGGTGAAGCCGGCGGCCTCCAGCTTGCCCACCGGCGTATCGGCCCGTGCGGCACGCTCGGCCGCTTCCTGTTCGTCCAGTGCGCGGCGCTTGTCGGCGGCCCGGCGCGCGCTGATGTCGGCCTGGTCGGCAAAGGCCTGGTCCGATTGCTCGGCGGCGGCCAGCCATGCGGTCTCCAGCGCGGCCTCGTCGGGTGCGGTGGCGGCCATCTTGTGGATGGCGTTGGCGAGCGTGTCTTTGCTGGCCGTGTCGAGCTTGCTGCGGGCCACGTTGATGGCGGCAGCCGCGCTGGTGGCGCCGCCGTTGCCGATCGCCAGCCCGCTCTGGTGCTCGATGACCAGCCACGGGTTTTTCTTGGCGCCGTGGCGGCGGCCCACGTAGGCGCGCACGCCGTGCGGCAGGTCGGTCACGTCGCGCACGTCGGTGTACAGGTTGGGGGTGCCGTCCTTGTCGTTCTGGGTGAAGCGGAACGGCTTGCCGATTTGCTGGGCCAGCGCGTGTGCGGCCACCTGCTCGCCCTGTTCGAGCATGTCGTGGATCGCGGTTTCCGGGCTGGTACCCAGCCGGATCGTGCTCTTTTGCGGGCGCGGGCGGCCCTTGAAGCCTTCGGTGGCCATGACCTGGTCGCGGAAGCGGGTCAGGTTGTCCTTGTTGTTGGCGACCGTGAATTTGCCATCGCCGGGCACGTCGAAGGTGATGAAGTGGGCGGCTTTGCGGGCGGCCATGGCACGCTGCTCGGCGGCCCTGACCTTGGCGCGGGCAGCGTCGCGCTGGCTGGGGCTGCTGGCCTTGTTCACCGCTTCGCGCGCGTCCTCGAGCGCCCGTGCGGCCGCGTGCAGCTCGGTGTCCTCGGCGTTGGTGGTGGTGTCGGCACCGGCGGTCAGGATCGCGGCGTTGATCTTCTGGATCAGGTCGGCGCGCGCTTCCTCGTTGTTCATGATCGTGTGGTCGGCCGCCTTCTTCAGCGAAGCGGTGATCACGGTGGGGGTGGCGGGTTCGGTGTGGCCGGCCTCGATGTGCTCGGCCGCCAGGGCCGGCTGCGGCGCGGCCGGGACTGCCTGCTCGGCCTTGGTAGTCTGGCCAGGCGTGCCAAAGTGCTCGCGCACCAGATCCTGGTCTGCCAGCGCCTGCAGCCCGGCCTCGACATCATCCGGGTGCTCGGCCTTGATGGTGGCGCGCATGGCTTCCACGCTTTGTTTGTTGCCGGCCAGCTCCATCGCGGCGTACATGGCGCGCACCTGGTCGTCGGAAAGGGCGTCCACCTTGGCGTCGTTGATCTTCCCGCGCGCCTCGAGGGCGGCGTAGGCGGGGCTGCCTTCGAGGTGGACCGGGCTGTCGGCCGGCGCGGCGGGGGCCACTTCTGGCACTGGCCGGGCTTCCTCGATCAGGCCATACGAGCGCATCGCGTCGACCACTTCCACCGGGCGCAGGAAGTCCATGCGGCCGTTGGCCTTGCGCGCGGCGATGGCCTTGGCGGCGTCGATGATGCCGTCGGTGGTGGTCTTGCTGATGCCCAGGTCGGTCAGGCCGGCGCGGATCTTGGCCAGCTGCTTGCGGTAGTCGCTGTCGGAATACAGCTTCCCGAACGGCACCGCTTTGCTGACCAGCGCGCTGATGGTGCCGGCAGGGTACTGCTTGGCGGCAGTGCCCGGCTTTTTGAAAAGCTCCGCCGCTTTCTTGCTGTCGCTGCCGTTCGGCTGGCGCGCCTTGGGCGCTTCCACCTGCGGCGCGGTCTGGCGGCCCGGCGGCTTACCGGCAGCCAGCGTCCCGTAATCGTTGGGCATCACGGCAAAGCCGGCCCCGCTCTCGGCGCGCACCACCAGGCGGCCATTGTCGGAAATCGACTCGACAGTGCCATTGGCGTGGTTGCCGTTTTGGTTCGAATAGATACCGCTGGCGAAATGCACCTGGTCGCCGACCTTGAACGGCGCTTGCGGCGGCGTGGCTGGTGCCGGCACTTCTGCGGCGGCCTCGGCTTTCTTCCAACGGCCGTCCCATTTCATGCTCGACGTTTCACGCAGGCGACCGTTGCTGGATACCGTCATTTGGCCGTCGATCTTGACGTGCGGTGCGCCGCCGCGCTGGACGATCGTGCCGGTATAGGTCGCGCCGCCAAGGAACGCGGACGGCACGAACGTCTGCACCTTGTCGCCGATCGCCAGGCCAGCCTCTTTCATCTTGGCCAGCAGTGCCGCGTCGGTGCCGGCTTTTTCGGCCTTGTAAATCTCTTGCAGCGTCGGGTAGACGCTCTTGTATTCGTCGGTGGCGTGGTACTTCTGCAGCGGCATGTTCAGCTGCTTGGCGCGCGCGCTGACCCAGTCCATGGCGTCGGCGTAGGTTTCAAACGATGGTGCGGCCTGCGATGCGGCGCCGATGCCAAGGCGCTCGTTGAGCGTGCCGGGGCGGTGCTCGGTGCTGGTGATGCCGCTTACGCCGAACGCATCGAAGGCGCTGCGCGAGTCGACCTCATTCGCCACTTCGCGGGCGCGGGCCACCATCGCCTCGGCTTGTTCCTTGGTGTCGAACGGGCCAGCTAGGCGTGCCACGCGGCTATCGCGCAGCATGGTGACGTAAAACTTCTGCTCGCCCTCGGGTGCCGGCACTTCTGCGGCCGGTGCCGGGGGTGGGGCGTCTACAGCCGCTGGTTCTTCTGCCGCAATGGGTGGCTTCCCGACAAGCGCCTCGATGTGCGTCTGTCCGTTGCGCTTGGCCACCTGGAGTCGATGCCAACCGTCGATGATCGTAACGCGGCCATCGCTTTGCAGTTCGTAGATTGGGCGCGATACGGTTTCGGCATCGCGGATGGCTTTCAGGCGCTCATCAAGCTGTTCGGGCTCGGGCGCTTCATCCTGGGCAATGATGCTACCGACCGGCACCCGCGCGATGCGCCAATCCCAGTCTTGGGCCTCGTCAGCCTCCAGCATGTAGATGGCGTCGTCGCTTGCCGCGAACGGGTCGGTTTTGCTGCCTTCGGCAAACCACGAAGGCACTTCGCCCGCCCGTTGCCCAGCCTGCAGCCCGCGCCGCGCGATTTCGTCGGCAATCGGCTTGGCGCGCTTGGGCAGTTCTTGCTGGGCGCGCAGCAGCTGGGCGTCGGTCATGGCCTTGATCGACAGGCGGTTTAGCTGCTGGGTGGTCAGGTCGTGCTCGGTCAGCGCTTCCGGGTCGACCGTTTCGGCGTCCTGCGCGCGGCGCTCCAGTTCGCTCAGCTCGCGGCCCGGTTCGGCGCGCTGGTCGTCGCGCACGATGCGCGGGCGCGGGCGGCCATCGGCCATGTCCGACTGCATGATGTGGTGCAGGGCGTCGTTGCGCGGGCGGTTCTCGGTAATCAGCGCGCGCAGGCGGTTGGCGTCGGCCGACACGTTGCCGTCGTAGCCGGATGCCAGGATCGCGTCCAGCCGCGGCTGCAGGCGTTCGTCGGAGGCGGCGCCCAGGATATGCACGCCGTGGATGTTGTCGCCGTACTGGCGCAGCAGGTCGGTCAGTTCGGCGTCGGACACGCCTTCCACCGCCGACGGGATGCCGATGATCGGCGCGATGTCGCCGGCCGGGTCCAGGCCCAGGTGGCGCATCATCTGCTCATACGCGGCGGTCAGGCTCAAGGGGCCGCCCTGCAGCGGCACGATCGCCTGCAGGCCGAAGCCGTTGATCTGCTCGGCGTACTTTTCCACCAGGGCCAGCGAGGCGGTCTGGTCGGTCACGACGTCGGGCATGACCAGGAACATGCGCCCCATCGCCATGCCGGCGCTGGCCTTGCTCAGTTCGCGCTCGATCTCCTCGTAGCGGTCAAACAGCGCGTCCGGGTCCAGTTGCGCGGGGGCGGCCGCTTCTCTCTGTTCCTTCTCCGCCGCTTCCGCTTCGCGCTGGTTGCGGCCGTGGATGGTGTAGGCGCCGGAATCGACGAACAGGTAGGTGCCCTCGGTGTCGGCCAGTTGTTGGGCGATCTTGGGGGTCGAGACTTTCGACAGTTCCAGCACCGAAATGCCGACGTTTTTACCGTTGGCAAACATGCGGGTGAAGTCGCCCGGTGCCGACATGCCTGACAGGAAGCGCAGCGGCTGCTCCGGGGTGCCGTACACGCCCGGCTTGAATTCGCCGTCGATGTCGACCGGGTTGCCGGCGTTGGCGACGGTGGCGGCCAGGCGGCGCTGGGCTTCGAGCTCGGCGGCCGGGTGCGACTCTGGGATCACCAGTTCGTGCGCGACGTTGTTGGTCTTGGCCTGCGCGTCCAGCGCGCGCAGGTACTCGCCCAGCTGGCCGCGCTGGACCCCGATGAAGCCCTCGGTGCCGCTCGGCTCGATGCCGGGCGCGACGAAGCCGGCCTTCTGCAACTGCTGCACGTAGGCGGCGGCCACCTCGCGGTAATCGCTGGGGGCGGCGATGAACACGCTGCTGAAGTTCTTGTGGGCGAAGTCGGCCAGGTCCACGCCCTCGGCCAGCAGCGCGGCGCGGCGCTCGGGCGTCATCGCCTGTTCGTAGTTCTCGATCGGCTTGTCGGCATGGATCAGGCCATGCTTGGCCGAAATCACGTACACGTCGGGCCGCGCGCGCGGGTCTTCCGGCATCCATTTGCGCAGCATTTCAAACATGCTGCCCTGGTACAGGTCGGCCGCCTTGTGGATGCCGGCCAGCTTGCGGTCGGAACAGGCGATCAGCAGCAGCGGGCGGGCGTCGGTGGGGTCGTAGGCGTGGATCTGCTGCTGGGTGGCGGCGGGCGCCACGGCGCTGGCGGCGCGCGCGGCGCGGCGCGCCTCGATCTCCCTGGCCACCGGTTCGGCGCGCTTGGGCAGTTCGCGCTGGGCGCGCTGCAATTGCGCGTCGGTCATGGCCTTGATCGACAGGCGGTTTAGCTCTTGCGTGGTCAGTTCGCGCGCGCGCTCGGGCAGGGCGCCGATGGCAGCATCGCTGGCGCGGTCTGCCGCGTCGGCTTGGGACAGGGCGGTGCGCGCTTCCTCGGCCGAACCGTAGTCTTTGCCGGCGCGTTCGTCGCGCCATACGACGGCGTGCTGGCGGTTCAGGGTCGGGGTGGCGGTGCGCGCGCCGACGGTAACGGGTTCCTTGGCGGCCAGCAGGGTGTCGCGCTGGCGTTTGCCGTCCAGCCAACCGGCTTCCCATGCTTCGCGCTCGGCTTTCTTGCGCACGTCCGACGGCGGGTGCATCGCATAGCCGTCCAGGGCGGCAGTCTGCCCGCGCTTTACCAGCGCCGGGTCGTGGTTGGTCTGGGCCTGGCTGCCGGCTGCATCGCGCGTCGGTTCTCCTGTTGGTGCAGGCGTTCCATTCTCGGCAGGCGGGGTGGGCGCAGCCGGGGCGGTCGTTTCGAGCGGGTGGACGTAGGCCAGCACCTGCTCGGCGCTCAGGGCGGCAACGGCATCCTCGCTGTCGGTGCCGTCGTGGTAGTCGGCAATGGCGTGGTAGGCGGCCTTCCATTGGCGGGCTGAAATGTCGTTGGCGAACGGGGCCAGTTTCGGGTTGGCGCGCATGCCTTTGCCGGCGGCGCCCATGGCGGCGGCAAACGAGCGAAAGCCCTTGCGTACCAGCAGTTCAATCACTTTGGACAGGGCCGGCAGCAGGTCGCCAGCGGTGTAGAGCTGGCCGCGGGCGTTCAGTTTGGCGCCGGACATATCACCCAGCACGTCGCCCAGGTGGCCCCAGGCGTCGGCCAGTTCGGCGTCGAGCGGGTCGGTTTCTGCGGCGGGCTCGGCCTTTGGCGCAGTGTCCGGCGTAACGGCGGGCGCGCTTGGCGCGGATTTGGCTTCGTTTGGCGCATTCGGCGCGGCGGGCGCGGACTGCTGGTATGGCGAAGCGAATTCAGGCGCGCTTTTACTTGGCGTCGGCATGTCGTCGTTCATCTTGACGTTCCATGCCAATTTCGCATCAGCTACCGGGATGCCCAATTTGGCGGCGGCAGCTTTGAAGTCGTCGGTGCCGGGGCGCATCAGGCTGGCACTGTGCGGCATTGCAAAGGCGACGGCGTCGCCCAGTTTGCTCCATGCGCTGCGGCGGGCGCCCGGCGTTTCCGTGGGGGCTGCCGCTGCGTCCGGGGCCGTGTCCTTCGGCATGCCGAAAATCTTGTTGCCGCGGCCGATCGCGCCGGCTTGCTGCAGGGCGTCCTTGATCTGCTGCGGGGTGGCGTGGTCCGGTACCGTGACGTCGGCGCCGGTGTTGAAGTCCTGGGCGGCGTACTTGCCGATGTGGACCACGCCGTTCTGGACGGTGATCGGTTCGGCGCTGTTGGGCAGCTTGCCGAGCGACAGCGTGGCGGGGGCGGCGGGCAGTTCGGGCAGCGGGAAGCCGGCGCCTTGCCACTTCGCCAGCTGGCCTTCGGTCGGCGCGGTCGGCATGCCTTCGTCGGCCAGGTTGTTGCTGCCGTCCAGCTTGTAGTAGTTGGCGATCAGGCTCAGCGGGTCGCCGGCCAGCATGCGGCCGCGCTTGATCGTTACCAGGTGGATCGCCGACAGGCTCTTGCCGGTGCTGGTGACTTTCTTCTGGTTGGCCAGGAAATGCTGGGTCACGCCGTTGTGCTCGACCGTGATCGGGTGCCACGATCCCAGCGTCGCGTGCGGCAGTGCCTCGAATGCGGCGCGGATCTTTTGCGCGGCCGTCGCCGGGCTGGCGGCGGCTGGTGCCACTTCTGCCGCTTTGTCGGCGGTCTGGGTCGCGCCATCGGCCACTTCGGCACTGGGGAATTCGTGCGCCAGCGGGATCAGGTCGCGGATCGGGGCAGCGAAGCGGATCACCCGGATCGGGTCGTTGTCTTCCAGCCTGGCCAGCCACTGGTGGTGGCCGTCGAGGACGTGGTTGTCGCTCGAGACCAGGATGGCGCGGTCGCCGCCTTCATGGGCCTTGGCCTGTTCGACCTTGGCGTGGGAAAATTCCTGCTGGGTCGGGTGCAGGGTGCTGGGCAGCACTTCTTCCTGCTGGTGCGGGACGCCGCGCGCGGCCAGGAAGTTGACCAGGGCGCCGCGGTGCTCGGCTTTAACCTGCGGCATGTCGGCGCGCGGGATGGCCAAGGTGCCGGAATCGGGGGCGAAGGCGGTCCAGTCGCGGTCGATCTGGTGGCCGGCCAGCTCGGTGACGGGGTCGGCGGCGGTTGGGGCGGCGGCCGGCTGCGCGCGGATACCCGGGATCTTGCGCGGGACTTGCAGGTTCCCGGCGAAGGTATCGCTGAACTTCGACGTGGGCGTTTCAAGCAGCAGGGTGAACGTCCCATCGCCATTGTCGGTGACTTGTACCACCCGGGCCGGCCTGCCTTGTGGCGTGATCCAGTCGCCTGCCTTGAGTTGCGCAACGGTGGTTTTTTCGGTGCCGATGAAGCTCACGCCAAGCGGCAGGCCGAAGGCGTTGCGTTCCACCTTCTCGGCGGCCGGTGCGTCTTCGGCTAGTGCCGGCTGGGCGTCAGCGGCCGTACTTGCAGCAGATACATCAGGTCCAGCGCCTGGTGCAGGTGCGGCGGGAACGGCTGCTCGGTTTTCGCCAGCTGCTTGATCAGCTTGGCGTCGGCCTTGCTCACCAGCTTGGACTGGCGCAGCAGGCGCAGCGCTTCCCAGGCCGTCATTTCGTTGTCCAGCATCAGCGGCATGTCCTGCATGGGCGGCTCCGGTGGCGGTGGGGGGGGCTTTGCGGCCGTTCTTGACGAAGGCCTTGAAGGCGGTCATCAGCGGTTCGCGCTGGCCGGCCGGTACCTTGGCCTTGTTCAGTTCTTTCCAGAAGTCGGTGCCGTTTTTCGAGCGCTGGGCGGCGGCCAGCAGCTCGGGCGGCAGGGCGGGGGCGGGCGCGGCGGCTGTGGGCGCGGCGGCCTTGCGCTCGGGTACCGCGTCGACCAGTTCGTTGGGGGCGGCAAACACCGGTTCGTTGAAGGCCTGCGCGGCGGCGCCGTGGCGCTCGACGTGGGCGATTTCGTCGGCGCTCGGCGCGCTGTTGCGGTAGCCGTCGCGGCGCAGGCGCTCGGCGAACACGGCCAGTTGCTGCTTGGCCGGGACGGTCGGCAGTTCGCCCAGCACCTGGTCGAGCACGTCAAGGCGGTTGTTGCGCGAGGTGGCGGCCTGGTGGGCGTCGAGGCGGCCGTTGACGGCTTCCAGCTCGGAAGCGCGCTGCAGGCGCTGGGTGGCCAGGTAGTCGGCCTGGGCCTGGGTGGCGGCGGCGGCTTGGCGGGCGGCAGCAGCTTGCTGCTCGGCGGCAGCGGCGTGTGCCTTCTCTGCGGCCTCGGCAGCAGCGACGCGCCGGGCGATTTCGGCGGCGTCTTGCTCGTTGTCCCAGTCGTCGATCTCGCCGGCGTGCTGTTGCGTGGCCTGCTCCCGGGCCGCTTCGGCGGCCAAGGCGTTGGCCACTTCATTCGGGTCGTCGGCGGCGCGCAGGCGGCCGTCGTAGTCGATGCCGTTGTCGTAGGCCGGGGCGGCGCCGCCGCCTTCCTGCAGCGGGGTGATCGGGGTGCGCTTGTGCGCGCCCTGCATGTCGCGGTTGCCTTCGAAGTCGAGCGCGTTGGGGTCGGTCGGGGTCAGTGCCATGCCTGGCGCGGCAGCCACCGGCACCGCCGGTACCGGGGTGGCCTGGTACGGGATCGGGTTGTACGGGGCGTTGGCGGCGGCAGCGGCAGCGGTGGCGGCCGCATGCGCGGCGGTGGCCAGCGGGCCGGCGTTGGGGGCCAGCGGCGGTACCGGCGCGGCGACCGGGGCCGGGGCGCGTTGCGGGGTACGCTGCGGGGCGCTGACAGCGCCGCCGACGGTGCCCATCACGCCACCGCCCAGGGTGCCCAGCGCGGCGGCGTCTTCGGCCTGGGCGCGCGAGGCGTTGCTGAACGGGTCGTTGCCCTTGCCGTATTCTTCAAGCAGGGTCTGGCCGTATTCGGTGGCGCCTTCGATCGGCGCGGCGCCCAGTGCGCCCAGCCCACCACGGGCGGCGCGGCCCTGGATGCCGGGCAGGGCGGCGGCCGGCTTCATGAAGCGCGACTTGCCCAGCATGACGTCGAGGCCGATCTTGTCGCCGACGAATTCCAGACCACCGGCTGCCAGCGTGGCGCCGAAGGCCTTGGCCAGTTCGGCGCCGCTCAAGACGCGGTCGGGGTTGCTGCTGGTCAGGTCGCCGTAGATTTCGCCGCCTTCCATGCCCAGGGCGGAAGCGCCGATGGCGGCGGTCTGGCCCAGGTGGGCGGCGACGTTGGTGGTGGCCTGTTTGGTCAGCTGGGCGCTGGTGGTGCGGGTGGCGATGTTGGTGGCGGCCTGGCGCGCCAGTTGTTCGGCGCTCAGCTGGGCGCCGCCGTTTGCCGCAGCCAGCCGTGCGCTTTCGTTGGCCACCATGGCTTCGGTCAGGCGCGCGCTTTCCTTGGCCACCATGCCGGCCGCCAGTTTTTCGGCCACCGCAGTGGCGCCGGCCTTGCCGACGAACGAACCGATGCCGGCGGTGGCCAGCATCTGCACGCCCTGGCCGCCGGCGTAGCCGATGCCGTGCGTGAGCCAGTCGACCAATGCGCCCAGGTCGCCCTGCTTGGCCTGGTCGTAGGCATAGTTGAACGAATCGCTGGGCTTGGCATCCTGCGCGATCTTGTTGCCCCAGTCCTTGTAGCCGGCCATGCCGGCTTGCTTGATGCCGGTCGCAATCCCGCCTTCGCCCACCAGGCTCTCGGCCTGGGCGCCGGCGCCGGCCAGCAGGCCGTAGCCGAGCTGCGGCAGTTGCTGGAAGGCTTCCTTGGCGCCGCGCATCAGGTTGCTGCTGGTGTCCTTCGGCGGGGCCGCCGGGGTGTCGACGTAGGCGTTGAAGGCGTCCCAGTTCAGGTCGCCCTGCGGTGCGCCGAGGTAGGCCGGCTGCGGCTTGCCGCTTGGCGTGGGGCCGGCGCCTGGTTGTCCCATGCGGCCCAGCACCATGTCGGCGTAGGCGCGCGGGGTGGTGCCGTTGGCGTCGGCGCGGTCGGCGCGGATGCTGCCGTCGGCCAGGATCGCGCCGCGGCCGCCGATGTAGGCGGCGGCGGTCTTGCGCAGGTCGCCGCCGAAGTGGGCGTAGTCGGCGTCAAGCTTGCGGTTGGCCGCAGCCACGCGGTCGTCTTCGTTGTCGAAGGTTTCGCCGGGCAGCGCATAGTCGTGGAAGGTGGGCGCGGTGATCTGCATGGCGCCGCGCGCGTCCTGCTTGCTGACCGCTTCCGGGTTGCCGCGCGACTCCACGTGGCGGATCGCCGCCTTCAGCTGGCCCAGCGGGTCGAGCGCGTCGGCGCCGGGCGTGCCGGCGTCGGGCGCGTCGCTGCCGTCGGCGGCGGCGCCGTTCACGTAGGCGTTGAACGCGTCCCAGTTCAGGGATTGGGCGGGGTTCTGGAGGTAGTCGGGCTGCGGTTTGGTGGCCATGGGTATGTGCGCTTATTCGGGGGTTACAGGCCGGCGACGCGGCGGGCGTCGCGCACGGCTTTCAGCTGGGCGTTGGAGAGGGTGCCGGCCTCGGTCTGGTCGGCAAACCACGCCAGCTCCTGTTGCAGCGTGGCGCGCGCGGCGCCGTGCTTGAGCGCGGCCAGGTGGGTCGCGAAGCTGGCGGCGACGTCGGCGCGGCGGGCGTCCATCGCGCTCTCGTAGCGGTTGCGCGAGTTGCTGCCGCCCACGCGCTGGTTGAAGGCCTCCATCTGCTGCTGGCGTTCGGCCACGCTGGCGGCGCTGGGCAGCACGCGCGGCGCCTCGGGCGCGGCGGCCGGCTTGCCGGCGGCCGGGGCGGGCGCGCCGGGGCCGGCCGGGGCCGGCTGGGTCGCGGCCGACATCAGTTCCTGCAGCGACTTGCTGCGGAACGCCGCCAGCAGGCGCGCGGCATCGCCGGCCGGCGGCAGCGACTGGGCGCGGAACTGGGCCAGCAGCTTGGCCGAGTCGCTGTCGGGCGGGAGGTTCGGGTTGGCGGCATCGGCGGCGGCCTTGGCCTGCAGCGCGGCGTCCTTGGCCACGGCAAACGCGCGCGCGCTGGCGGCGTCGCCGCCGTTGCTGCGGGAACGGGCCAGCGCCACCTGCTTGGCGTACTGGAAACCGTTGCCGTCCAGCGTCGGGCTGCCGTTGTCGTTCTTGCTGGTGTACAGGGTTTCCAGCGCCTTGTCGTCGTCGGGAGCCCACACCGGGGCGCTGCCGCTGCCGCCGTGCAGTTTGGCCCAGGCTTCGGCGGCCTTGATCCGGTCTTCGCGCTTCATGTGCTCGTTCTGGTCGCTGCGGTAGCCGGCGGTGGTCTCGGCGTTCTTCTCGGCGGCGGCGGCGGTGCGGCCCTGGTTGGCCAGCGTGCCCTGGTGGAAAGCGGCGGTGTCCTGGCGCGTGGCGGCCTTGTCCAGCAGGTCGAGGCGGGACTTCAGGTCCAGCGTCTGGTACAGGTTGAGCGCGGTGTCGATCTCGGCGCGGCTGCCGTCGGCGTTGGCCACGGTCAGCTTGTAGGTCGGCACCGTTTCGCCGCTGGGCAGGGTGGTGGTGGTATGCACCGGGGTGCCCACGATTTTGCCGCTGCGGTTGTCGCCCAGGCCGTTGTACAGGGCCATGCCGCCTTGGAAGTCGCCGCGGTCGAAGGCCTGGGTGGCCTGAATCACGCCTTCGCTGGCCATCTTGGCCAGCAACTGCTTGGTCTGGGCATAGGTTTGCGGGTCGACGTCGCCGGCCCTGGCCTGGGCGTCCAGCACGTAGCTGTAGCGGCCCAGTACGCTGGCCATCTGGCGCGGCGGCGGGATGCCGGCGGCGGCGGGCAGCAGCGGCGCGGCGGGCGTTCCCGTATGCGCGGGAACGGCGGCCGGGGCGGCCAGCAGCGCGGCCTGGTCGTTGTGCAACTGCTGGGCGTAGGCGGTGGCGGCGGCCGGGGTGGCGAAGATGCCCAGGTGCTTGCCGGTTTGCTGGTACCGGGCGGCGGCCTCGTCGTTGCTCATGACGCGGCCGTCGTCGCTGACGGTCGGGATCAGGACTTCGCCCTGGTCGGTGCCGATCGAGATCGAGCGTACCGTGCTGGTGGTGCCGTCCGGGTTCTGCACGCGCGGGCGGTTGGCGAGGTCGATGTTGCCGGGGGCCAGCTGGCCGGGCACCGCAGCGGCGCCTTGGGCGGCCGGGGCCAGCGCACGCGCTTGGGGGGCGCCGGCCAGGTCGGCGGCCAGCGGGGCGGCGTGGCTGGCCGCGCCCTGCAGCGGGGCGCTGGTGACGTGCTCGGCCGGGTTGTCCACCGGGTAGCTCTGCACGCCGGGGCTGGCCGGGTCGTTCATGCCGCCCGGGGCACTGGGGGCGGTCGGGGCGCTGGCGGTCTGGGGCGCGGGGGCGCTCGGCGTGCTGGGGGCGGCGGCCGGCGCGGCGAACTTGGCGTCGTACTCGGCACCGGCGCGTTTCTTGTCGTCGCGGATGCGGTCGGCCTCGCTCCAGTCGTAGCGCTGGCGCGAGCGCACTTCTTCCTGGTAGGCGCGGTCCTTCTCGGCCTGCGCATCCTGGGCGGCGCGGCGGGCGTCGTCTTCCTGCTGGCGCAGTTCGTCCTTGTAGGCCTTGTAGCCGGCGGCCATGCCGGTGATGTTCAGTCCGAAACCCATAGGTGCTCCGTCGGTGTTGGTTCAGTCAAGTGGGCGGTTTCAGCGTTTGCGGAAAGGCCGTAATCCGGGGGCCGGCAACAGCCAGCTGCCGCCCCGTGGCCAGGTGCCGCGCTGGCGCAACTTGGCGTCGAGCGCGCGCAGGGTCGCGGGCGTCAGGGGCGGCGGCGCCGGGGCCGCGCTGCTGGTGATGAAGCGGAAGCTTTCAATCCTGCCAATCTCGCCGGTCAGCGGTTCCATGCTGGGCAGGTAGGCATCCGGGCGCCGCGCAAAGCGGGCCTGGCTCTGCGCGCGCAGGTAGCTGGCGCGCGCCGACAACGGCCCAAAGTCTTGGCCGCGCCACATGCGCTGCGGGGCGCGCCACAATCGCTTGAAGCCGTAGTCGGCTGCCATCAGGTGCCCATGCTTTCGCCGTTCGGCAAGGTGTAGCCGTCGTTGCCGCCGCTGTACATGTTGGCGTTGCTCATGCCGTTGCCGGGGCTGGAACCGAAGCCGAACTTGTTCCAGTCCACCTTCGACAGGCCACCGATCAAATTGCCGGCGGCGCTGCCCAGCGCGGTGCCGTTGGCCTGCTCGTTGGCGGCAATCCGGCTGGCGCTGTTGGCGGCGTTGGCCATGCCGGTGGTGGCGTTGGCCACCAGCCCCTTGCCCAGGCCCAGCGCGTCCAGCTGGTGGGCGTAGGCGGTATCCTTCACCTGCTTCCTGGCCGTGTTCTGGGCGGTCGCGCCCATGGCGGCGCCTTGCAGGTTCAGGTTGGTCTGCGCGACCTGGGCGGCGGCGCTGGACGGGTCGAAACCGACCGTCCTGCTCAGGCGGTCTTCGGCCTTGCCCAGTTCGCTCGAGACCCCGGCCTGGGCTTCGGCGGCGGCCGCGTTCCTCGCTGCGGGGGTGTCGTAGTTGGTGGCATCGGCCACCATCTTCTGTTCCAAGGGCTGGTAGGTGGTCTTGTAGCTGTTCCACTGGTCCTTGGCGATCTCGCCCTGGTAGGCGTTGGCGTCGATCGCGCGGTCCTGGGCGTCGCTGGCGTTCTTCGACGACTCGTATTGCATGACGCCGCCAAAGACGGCGGCTGCGGCTCCCCATGGCATGTCAGTTCTCCTCGATCAGGGTGGCGTCGATGGCGTCGACGTCGGTCTCGCTGGTGGCGTGGATGCAGAACCAGTCGATGGCGGTGATGGCGGTGATGGTGTGTTCGCGCCCGGCGGCAATGGTGATGCCGGCCGGGCCGCTGTAGCTGGTGGCGACGCCGTCCACTTCGACCACGGCGCGCCCGCGCGCCAGGATGCTCAGGTGGTCGAAGCGGTGCTTGTGGGTCGCCACCGCCTGGCCGGCCGCCAGGTGCATCTGCTTGGCGTAGACGGCGGGGCCGAAGTGGTGGGTGATCTGGTAGTCAATCGGGTCAGTCATGCAATTCTCCCGCCCGGGTGGGCGTACAGGGCGGTCTTGATGCAGACGATCAGGGCCAGGCGTTCGGTGGTGCTGTTGTTGTGGACCGCGTGCGGCACGCTGTTGTCGAACCACCAGCAGTCGCCATCCTCGGCGGCAATGGCGCCGTCGGGGAAGCCGAACAGGGCGCCGGGCGGGTTGGCGATCGCGATGTAGAACTTCTCGTAGTAGTCGGCGTGCCAGCCGGTGTCGACATGGGGCGCGATCACGCCGCCCGGCGGCAGCTTGGTGATCAGGATCCCGCCCAGCCGTTCGCCTTCCACCCGCCGCATCAGGTCGAACACCAGCGCGTGCAGTTCCGGCAGCTGCTGCCAGGCCGGGTACCACACGGCGTCGTGTTCGTCGTTGAAGGCGGGGCCGAGATTGTGCGGGGCGTTGTAGCGCACCCAGATATCGGTCATGGCCCGGTGCGGCGAGCCGGCGTAGGCGCGCGCGCCGTGGGCGCCGAACAGGTCGGGCTGGCGGGCCAGCGCGGCGCGCAGCGGCGCTACCGCCAGGCCGGTGCAGACGGGCTGGAAGTGGGGCACGGCGGCGGCGGGCTGGGGCATGGCGGCGCTTTCATTGCTGAGTGCATGAAATTGTAGGGCGTGCTACCACTTCTACACAGCAAAAGATTGCTTGACCCCATGGTTCACGTACGTGAGAATGGGCAATTCTCTTGTTACGGGGTATTCCAATGGGCCACAGGCTGCACTTCGCCGACGACAACCTGACCATCATCACCAAACTGGCCGAGGGCAATCTCGGTGCGGTGTCGGTGCTGCTGCGCAGCTTGCAGGAGGGGGCCGCGATCGACCCCGACAACGCCTTCGGCGGCGGCGGCGCCGCGTTCGCGCTCGATACCGACGATATCTACGGCGGCCGCATCTGGCAGCTGTACAAGGATGTGTGCGGGCAGGATCTGGTGCGGATGCTGGGCGTGCTGCGCGCGGTGCAGCTGGGGCTGTTGCCGCGCGCGCGCCTGCAGGCGGCGATCGACGGCCAGCGTAAGGTGGCGCCGGCACAACACCCGCTGACGGCGGGCGAGCTCGATGCGCTGCTGGTGCAGGTGCGCGACCGCTTGCCGCGGTTCGGGGTACAACCATCTCATCAGGCGAGGACATCATGAATCACGCAGCACAGGGCACGGACGCCGCAGCAGTGCTGGAACAGCAGCGCGAACTCAACCGGGCGGCGCTCAAGGCCTTGAGCCTGGCGCTGGGCAATACGATGGCCGAGGCGGTGGTCCACTCGCCGCTCAGTCCACGCGGCGTGATGTATTGCGCGGCCATCGCGCTGCGCGCGTTCACCACCGGGGCGCGCGCGGTCGAAGGCTGGACTGTGGAACAGGCCGAAGCCTACCTGGCCGAGGCGCTGGCCGATGCCAGGGCCGATCTGGCCAAATCGGACGCGCCCGCCGCATGAACGGGGTCGAAACACTGCCGCTGGGGGCGCTGCTGGCGGCAATCCGCGCCGAATGCCTGGGGTCGTGGCCGGGGGCCACCGGCGAACGGCGCGCCGATGGGGTGCGGGCGCTGCTGGACAGGGTGCTGCCGGAATACGCCAGCGCGCTGGGGCTGACCCAGCAAGCGGTGCTGCAGGCGATCGAGCAGCGGCGCGATTATTCGGCCGTCAATTACTACCAGGAGGGGAATTTCCCGCCGCTGGACGGGGTGCTGCTGTTTGGCACCGTGGCCAAGTTCAAGCACATGTTCCCGTCCGGGCGCTACCGCTGCCCGGCCTGCGACGGGGTGTCGTCCGATCCGTATGCCTGCAATGCCGGCACGGTGCGCGATGGCGAGGCGTGCGACTGGAAGGCCTACGGCTTGTTCCGCACGCTGGGCAAGGGCTTGCGGGTGATCATTACCGACAACTTCCTGACTTGTCCGGTGGTGCAGGACATCTTCATGCCGGTCGAGCGGGCTGGCGGGGGTGCGGCATGAGCGGCGCTGCTGCCAAGGCGCTGGCCTCGCTGGCCGCCAGCGCCGGCTGCGCCGCGATCGCGTGGGCCGCGCCGCCAGTGGCGATGCTGGTGGTAATCGCGCTGCCGGTGTCCCTGTATGTGATCTGGCGCAACGCATGATGGGCGCGGGAACATGAACGATTGGCAACGGCAGTTCGCGCTCGGCGCGCAGATCAAGGAATTTCGGATCGAGCGCGGGCTGACCCAGCAACAATTGGCCACTGCGGTCGGACTCGAGCGCACCAGCATCACCAACATCGAAGGCGGCAACCAACGGGTGGCGGTCGACATGCTGTATGCGATCGGGGCCGCGCTCGGGTACCAGGTCACGGTGGGGTTCGAAGCGCTGGCCGGGTGGCAGCCCGGCACGCGCGGCCAGCGGCAGCCGGATGCGGATGATGTCGAGCGCGTGGCGCCGTGGCCCGACTTCGCCGGCCAGCCGATCCATGTCGGCGCTGTGCTGCGCCATCCGTCGGGCGAACAGGGCACCGTGGTGTTCCTGGCCGCGGCACTCGATCCCGGCGACCAGTGGCGCATCGATTACGGCGCGGCCGGGGTGTCGCGGCTGTGCCTGCAAATCGGCGACAAGGGGCGGGCGGTGGTGGTGGCCGGGCCAGTGAATGTGAATCAATCTGAGAAAGCGGAAACCCCATGATTAAAGCGCGCGCCGGCAACGTCGTCATTCTCGGGCTCGAAGCCCGCAACGTCGAGTTGCTGAAGGAGGGCAAGCCGATGTACATCAAGCTGGCCGAACTGGGCCTGCCGGATATCGGCATTGTCATCATGTACGGCGATACCCCGGACCAGATCGTGGCGCGGATCGAGTCCACCACCGGCTTGAAGGTGCCGGAAATTGATCCGGTCAACGAGCTGCCGGTATGAGTACCGCGCTGGCCGCCCTGCGCCCGGCCTTGCTGATGCGGCTGCAGTTCATCGAATCCCTGCTCGCCCACTACGGCCACCTCAACCGCAGCGTGCTGATGGATTTCTTTGCGCTGTCGGCACCGCAGGCCACGCGCGATTTCCGCGTGTACCTGGAACTGGCGCCGGGCAATGCGGTGTACGATCCGGCGGCGCGGGTGTATCTGCGCGGGGGCGGGTTTGCGCGCCTGTGGCCGGTCGGCGATCAATCTGAACAAGGAACACCATGAGTCACGGACCCATTGAAGAACAGCACCACCAGATGATGAACGCGGTCGCCGCAGTCTTGCGCGATGCGTTCAAGGGCTACGGCTTCTGCCTGCTGGTGTACGACCAGGACAGCAGCGACGGGCGCATGAACTACGTCTGCAATTCACGGCGCGAAGACATGATCGTCGCCATGAAGGAATTCATCGCCCACCACGAAGGGCGGGTACCAGCGGCACCGACGGCGCGCCAGTAAGCGCTGCGCGTGGCGACTTGACCGCCGGCACGGCTTGGCGGATACTGGCTGGGCTCACTTTCAGGTGCGGCACCCCTAGTCTTAGTAGTAACTGCATTGGCCCGGCACAATACCCTTGTGCCGGGCCTTTTTTTTTGGCTACAGCTGCAGCGCGCGGATCGCCGCCTGCACGTCGCCCGTCGCCAGGCTCAGGCGCTCGTTGAGGTCGTCGAGCTGGCACGCCAGCAGCACCTTGGCGGCCACGCCGTTGGCGCCGGCCTTCGCTTGCTCGCCCGGTTCCAGTTGGCCCGTCACCGGCTCGAGCCGGCGCAGCAGCATGGCCACGGTTTCGACGTGGAAGTCGAGCGCGTTGCGCAGGTGCTCGAGCGCGGCGTCGACCTGCAGCGGGACGGTGGCGTCGATGCCGGGCGCCATGGCGCTCTGGGCGGCGAGGTAGGCGCGGGTGGTCGGTGGGTGTTGGCGGTCAGGCAGGTGCATGGTGGTTCTCCGGTGAAGGTCGTGGGGGCCGGCGCCTTCACAGGCTTGCGGGAAACTGTTGGCGGGTCAGGCGGCCACCGGCAGCAGCAGCAGCGCCCAGAAACCCAGGCTGTAGCTGCCGCTGCCGTCATTGCCGGCGTGCAGGGTCAGCGCGTAGTCGCCGGCCTCCAATCTGAACGTGTCGCTGGCCAGGTAGGAATCGGCGTAGCCGCCGCGCATGCTGTTGCTTTGGGATAGCAGCACCACGCCGGTGCCGTTGTGGACTTCGATGCGGGTGTTGCCGCTGGCGGTGCCCACCGCCTGCCAGTGGGCCAGCGCCTGGAAGCTGGCGGCGCGGTCGAGGGAGAGGTTGATGTTGGTCAGGGCGTCCGACAGCGAGCCGGGGCCGAACGGGCCGCCGCCAAAGCCGTGCGCGTAGCGGGCCAGCAGGCGCGGGGCGGTGCCGGGGGCGCTGGCGTTGTCGGCGCGTACCGCAGCCAGCGCCTGGCGGGTGGTGATGAAGGCTTCGCTGCCGGAACCGGCCAGGTTGTTGCGCACGTTGTGGGTCGAGACCAGCGCGCGCAGCACGTCGCGCACGCCGGGGTCGGCGATGGCGTCGAGGGCAGCCAGCGGGATGCCGGGGATGATCTTGCCGGTTTGGTCTAGGGCCATCAACTTGCCTCGGTCAGGTGCGGCGGCGCCGCGAACAGGTCGAGCTGGGGCGCGGCCACCTTGGCCGCTTCGGCGCGCGCCGTGGCCTTGGCCTGCTCGCTGGCGATGCGGGCCTCGGCAATCGCCAGGTAGTCGGGCGACAGTTCGGCGCCGATGAAGCGAAAGCCTTCGCGCATGGCGGCCTTGCCGGTGCTGCCCGAACCCATGAAGGGGTCCAGCACCACGCCGCCCGGGGGCGTCACCAGCCGCACCAGGTAGGCCATCAGGTCGGTAGGCTTGACGGTGGGGTGGGTGTTGGCGCGTTCGGTGTTGGTCCGTTCGCCTTCGGTTCGCCCTTCGCGCGCGTCAACCGACGTTTTCAGGCCGTACTGTTGCGATACGCCTACGACCGGCATATTCTCGCAGCCCTCGTTACGGTCGCTTTTGCTGGCCTTGGCGCAGTAGAAGAAGCGGGCGGCGCTGCCGCTGTCGTCATAGAACTGGCCCGGCACGCGGCCCGCGAACTTGCCATAGATCGCGTCAGTCACGCTGCTTGGCTCGGTGCCGCGTACCGGGGCGCTGGCGCCCGCATTGGCCGGGAACAGGGCCACCACTTCGGCGCTGCCGTCGTGGATCAGGTTCGCGGGCCAGCGGCCGGCCAGGTCAGGCGTTACAACGCGGCGCTCTGGCTCATGGGCGATGATGTTGCCGCCATTGCCCCCGTTGATGTGCGAGCGCAGGTGCGGGTTCAGCGCTAAATTTCCATCGCCCACGGTGACGTGCGCCACCCGACAGCCGTCAATATTGAGCGCCCCGGTGCCGTGGGCCAGCACGTTGGCGGCCACGGTGCCAATTAAAGGCTTGCGGGCCACGCAGATCGGTTCATGGGCGGGTTTCAGGGCAGTGCCCCAGCCGTCCCACTGGCGGGCGGCGTCGGTGGCGGGGACGGTGACAGTAGGCACGTACTCGCGCCCGTTGTCCTTAATCCACGAGCCGGTTTCGTTCTGGTCGGCACCGGGGATCATGCGTTTAACGGCTTTCCCCTCGCTCAGCACCTCGCGCTCAGCCCCCGCGGCCTTGTCGATCGCCTTACTCACGTTCATGCTTTTTGGGAAACCCGAGCCATAGGTCCAGGCCGCTTCGCTGCCCAACCCGAGCTGGTCGTTCAGCAGTTCGGCCAGCGCGCCGCGCTGCTCGTCGTTCAGGCTGTCCCATAGGGCACCGTACTTGGTCTCTGGCCCGCACAGATTCAGCATGCGGTCGCGCACCTCGAACCCAGCATCCTCGATCGCGCACGCCATGCGGTGGTAGGTGCGGCTGCCGCTAAAGGCCAGCAGGTGGCCGCCGGGTTTCAGCACGCGCAGGGCTTCCGCCCACAGTTCGACGGTGAAGGCGATGTTGCCGCCATCCCAGGTCATGCCCATGAAGCCGGCGCTGATGCGCGCCCGCCCGTGGGGCGTGTCGAGGCTGACCGAGGCTTCCCCGGTCCCACCCTTCTTGCCGGCGGTCAGGTGGTACGGCGGGTCGGTGACGATGCTGTCAACGCTGTTGTCGGGCATGGCGCGCATCACGTCGATGCAGTCGCCCAGGTGGAGGGTGTAGGTCATGCCCGCTCAATTCTCAGGTTTGTGAGTGTGCGCCGAGTGTAGCGCACTGTCTGCGCGGCAATCAAATCTCCGCGTTACAGGGCTTTCAGGTCGGTTGCGCTCTCGGCCACGCGCAGCTCGCGGAAGGTGCCGCTGCCGGATATCGCGATCTGCCAGCGGTCGGCCAGGAAGCCGCCCGGCAGGCGGAAGGTGGTGATGCCGTTCAGGGCGCTCTCGGTGTGGCGCAGGATGCCGTCGGCATAAAAGTCGATCTGCCAGTCGCCGCCGCACACGGCCTGCGCCACGCTGTAGTTGCAGGGGCGGTTCAGCACAAAGGTGCGGCTGGTCCAGGCCGCGTTCAGGGCCGGTCCACCGGCCAGGCGCAGCAGGGTGGCGCCGTTGACCAGGAAGCACTGGTCGGCCACCGGCGACACGAAATTGCACTGGGCCACCAGGCTGGGCAGTTCGGTCATGGCGCCGCGCGCTTCGTCGAGGCCGATCATGAAGGGGGTGAAGCTGGCGTCTGCCGAATACACCAGCAGGCGGCCGTCCCAGACCGCGAAGCGCATGCTGGCCAGCCCGGCACCGTAGCGGGCGCGCCAGACGTCGCGCGTGAAGTAGTTGTCGGAAAACGCCATGGTCGGCAGGCCGCCGTCGTAGGCCACGATGCCGTCGTGGCTGGCGTAGACGATCTGGCCGCCCAGGTCGGCCAGCGCCCACTTGCTGGCCCCGGCCTGCTGGATGTTCAGCACCGAATGGGTCATGGCGTCGGGGGACACGCCGGCCACCACGTAGGGCTTGCCGCTGGTGGTGATCAGGCTGCTGGTGCCGACCACGATCGCGCCGACGATCTGGTAGTCGCCGAAGGTCAAGACGTACTGCGGCGGCCAGCTCCACGGCTTGTAGGCGTCGGAGAAGTGCAGTTCGTTGGCTTTCCACGCCATCAGGATGCCGTTCGGCAGCGCGGTCAGGCCGGTCAGGTTGGGGTCGGGCGGGTAGTAGTTGGTCGAGGCCAAGGCCTCGTTCAGCTGCTCGGCGGTGACGTCGTCGTGGAAGGTGAGGGTGGCGGCCGGCTCGCCCAGCACGTCGATCTTGCCGACGTAGAAGTATTCGGCAATGGTGCCGGAATCGGGGGTGCGGTAGATCCGCAGTTCCTTGATCGGCGCGTAGTCGATCACGGGCGGGGTCCACGCAATGCCGACGTCGATCGGCCCCAGCGGGAAGGTCAGCTGGGTCGGGTCGGACGGCGGGCCTTCCTCGCCGTAGGTGTTGACCATGGTCCAGACGTAGGCGCGGGTGACGTCGTCCGGGACGGCCGCGGCGGGCAGGGTTTCGCCTTCGACCTGGGCCGGAATCAGGGTGATGCTCCAGTTGCCCAGGAACCACCAGCCGATGCTGTAGTCGTTGCCAAAGCGCAGCGTGAAGTCGTGGGTGCCGGCATCTAAGGCGATGCTGCCGGTGGCGAAGTGCGGCTCGCTCATGCCGGCCACGCCCGATTCGGTCTGGGCCAGGAACGGGCCGCCGGCGCCGTCGGCGGTCAGTTCGACCCGCACGTTGAAGTTGTCGCCGGCCGCATAGCTGACCGACTGCCAGTTGACCAGGGCCACCACGCTGCCGGCCACCGGCAGGGTGATGCTGGCGGTGGCGATCACGCTGCCCATGCCGGCCCCGGCGTGGTATTCGAAGGCGCTGGTGTCAAAACCATGGACGAACACCGGCAGCACGCCGGCGTTGCTGCCCGTGTCGCCGCTGCCGCTGCTCGCTTCGGCCACGGTCGGGGCGCTGGGGGCGCGCGGCACGCCCACCCGGTAGCTGGTCGCTGGTTCACCGCCGCCGGGGCTCATGCCGGCGCGGCTGGCCACGCGGATGTCGTCCGGGGTGCTGTAGTACAGGCGGTTGAAGGTGTCGGCCGCCATCGGGCTGCGCACCGCGTTGACGTCCACCGGCCAGCTGTAGAACAAAGTGCCGTCGTCGGTGTACAGGCTGGCCGCGTTGTCGGTCAGCGCATGCTCGGGCAGGCTGCCGGCCGCGCTGCGCAGTTCGCCATAGGCGAAGTCGCAGTTGTGCGCCAGCGTGGCGGCGTTGGGCGGCAGCAGGGTGTCGGGGGTGCGCGGGATCAGGCCGGCGAAGCGGTCGAATTTTAATTGATTTGCCATGGGCAAGTCCGATGTGGGATAGTGGCGGGGTGGTGCCATGCGCAGGCTGATGCGCTAAGACTTGGCTGCTAGATCGTGGGGTGGAAGCCCACCATGGTGCGGCCTCTCGATATTCCAAAAGCCGGGGTTCAGCACCGGCCACCACACCGAACCCCGGTACCCGGAAATGGGCTCCGGCGATTGGCTGGCGTAAGCAGCCCACACGACTGGCGATTCAGCCGGGCACGCAAGCCACTGTCTTCGGGTGATCTCGGGGGTATCCCGGCCGGGAGTGGGACTGCGCGGAGAGTCGCCAGTCGTGTGGTGGAGTGACAAGCGCAGGCTGATGCGCGCGCTGGATGGCCAAGGTGCTAATACCCGCAAGGTAGCGGCAACGACTAGGGCGGTTCGATTCCGCCTTGCGCCCGAAGCTAACGATGACGCCAGGGCAAGCCGGGGATCAGCACCGGCCACCACTTTTATTCCATCAGGCAGGCAATGGGCATTCAAGCAACATGAGCAAACGATTCGGCCGCAACCAGCGGCGCCGCCTGCGCGCACAGGTCGCCGCGCAAGATAAGACCCTTGGCGAGCTGGACGGCGCGCTGACGATGGCGCAGGGACTGCTGCGCGAGCACAGCCGCAGCCTGGCCGAGCAGCGCGCGTTCTTTGCGGCGGTGGCGCGGCTGGTGGGGCAGCAGTCGGTGATTGCCGGCACCCAGCCGCAGCGTCTGCTGGGGCACGCGCCGCTGCGCGACCGCTTTTTCATCGAACCGTACTCGCCACTGGCGGCGCTGTCGGTCTCGCCCGACGCCGGGCCGCAGGAGATTGCCCGCGCCCGCTATGAAGTGCTGCGCCTGCTCGAGACCAGCGCCGTGCAGGACGTGTTTTCGCGTGCGCTGCACCTGCGCGCGCACCTGGCCGATCAGTCGGTCGGCTATGCGATCTCGGAAACCGCGCTGGCCATCCTGTCGCACGAGGATCTGGTGGCGCAGGTGCTGCCGCACATGGCGCAGCTGCTGGTCAAGCAGATCAAGGACGCGGTTCCTGCCTGGCGGCGCTGAGCGGCGGTTTTTGGGGCCGCCGGTGCGCTATACTTTCGGCGCGAGAAGAGAGGCAAGCATGCACACCATTTCAACCAACTACATCCTCGGCGCGACCGCCGGGCCGGTCATCGACGCCCGCTTGCGCGAGGAATTCCAGGTGCCGCCCGGCACCGAAGTCAGCCTGTCGGTGTTCGAGGTGCGGGTCGACCACACCGTGCGCTACTGCTGCTGGGCCGGTGGCGAGCTCACGCCGTATGGCGGCCCCGACGGCGGCCAGCCGCGGCTGACCCTGGTCGGGCAGGCCGCCGTCGATGCGCTGGCCAACCTGCCGTTCCTGGCGGAGCGGTCCGGCCTGACGCTGGTGTTCCAGGAACTGAAGCTGGGCAAGACGCCGCTGCGCGACAAGGTGCTGGCGGCGTTTCGGCGCACGGCCGACAGCCCGACCCTGATCGCCTTCGTGGGCGACCTGTCCGGCGAGCTCGACGGGCCGATCGGCCAGGCCTTCAACATCAGCGGCGCGGTGCTGGTGGGCGAGTGCGCCGGGATGGCGCTGCCGGGGGCGCGATGAGCGATCCGATCCTGGTGCTTGTGCATCGCCCGCTGGAGCGGCGCTACTGCAGCGCAGACAGCCCGATGGCCATGGCCGACAAGGACCGCTTCCAGTGGGGCCATCCCGATGCGGCGGCGGTCAAGCCGTTCTTCAACCTGGTGATCTACCGCTGCCCGCATTGCAACCTGTACTTCCATGCGCCGGCGCGGCCGGAAGGGGCCACAGCATGAGCCAATCGACCTTCCTGGGCGACGACCTGGATGCCAAGATCGCCCGCTACGGCTGGGCCGTGCTGGGCGTGTTCGGCGAGCACGACGCGCCGCCATTCGCCTACACCGTCGGCCTGGCCGCCAAGGGCTGGCCGGAACTGATCGTGTTCGGGCTGCCGCTGGACGTCGCGCGCCAGTTCCTCAACCAGCTGGGGCGGCGCCTGCGCGATGGCGAGCAGCTGCCGCTCGACACCGCCATGCTCGGCGTGGCCGAAGGCTTCCCGGCGCAGCTGGTGGCGGTGCCGCGCCAGGCCAGCGACCAGTACATGTTCGCCACCCGGCGCCGCTACCCGGACTATCGGGCGCTGCAGCTGGTCTGGACCGACAAGGCCGGGCGCTTCCCGTGGGAGCGCGCCTACGATCCGCAGTTCAAGGCGCTGCAGCCAGTGCTGCGCAGCCGCTTGCATTAGGGATGGTAGGCATGACAGATCGGGAATTACTGGAATTGGCGGCGAAGGCGGCGGGGATCGGCCTTTGGTGGGATTATATCGACGGCCAGGACGTGTGCAGCACGGACGGTGGCACCGACTGGAACCCGCTGCTCGATGACGGCGATGCGCTGCGGCTGGCGGTCAAACTGGGCTTTTGCGTCACCGTGTTCCTGAACCAGGGCGATGTGTGGGTCGGGTACGCGGCCGGCAACGTGCGCGGCAACCATATCGAGCCGCTGGGCGCTGATCACTACGCCGCGACCCGGCGCGCGATCGTCGAGGCCGCGGCGATCATTGGGGCCACCATGGCACCCGCTTAACAATGGACTTGGAATGGATAAGCAACCAACACCCCGGCTCAGCGGGCCGGATGAACTGCTGATCGAGTGGCTGGCCGAGCACCCGGATCACTACGAGCAAATCGAGGTCAAGGGCGAGGCCGGCATCTGCTGCCTGCACCGCTTCATGTTCACCTGGGCGATCCTGGCCGGGATGAACAACTGCGGCTATGAGGACCGCTGGTGCTATGCCGACCGGGCCAGGGCGCAGGCGGCCTACGCCGCGTGGGATGGCAGCGGCGAGCCCGGCGGTTGGCATCGGCATCCAGATTCGGGAAGACGGCGCACGGATGGCGATCCGGCGACGGAATACGTCGAGCACTGACCGGCGCCGCTAGTCGGTCGCCGCCTGCGTGCTGTCATACACCTTAATGCTGGCGTTCCATCTAATGTCTACGGAGAACGATGATGAGTGATGTACCGGAGTCGGGCGATGCGACGGATGTCGCGATCGGCCTGTTTCTCCCACCCATGCTGGCCGCCATGCGCGCGGTGCGTGCCCAGCACCCCGGCCTGGCGCTGCCTGCGCTGGCCGGGGCCGCCGCGATGGTCTTGCGGCTGCTGGCAGTGGAAGATGCGGCGGCCGCACAGGCACGCCCCGATGCGGGCGAGCTGGTGCCGCGGTCGCCGTCTGCCGTCAAGCTGGACATGATCGCGGAGTTCACGCTGGCGATGCGCGGCAGTAACCTAGTTTAATCCGCCGTCGCCTTCGCGGCCGCGTCGTACAGCACCACGCACGCCCCCAGCGCGCTCAAGGCGTCGTTGCGGGTCTGCCTTGCCCATTCAAGATCACTTGCCACGCCTGGGGCGAGAGTGGCGGCTGGCGGCTCGCCTCGCGGATCCAGTCCGGCAGCGGCGGCAGCGTCACCTTGTCGGGCGGGGGCAGCGGGGGCGCAGCTGGCGGCGACGCGCAGCCGCTGGCGGCCAGCAGCAAGATCAGACTGCAGCGCAGTCGAGCGGGCTTGTTGGTCATGGAACTCCAGTTCTTTGGTGGCGAGGGCGGCTTCGGCGGCCTCGAGGGTGGTCTGGCGCCTGGCGATCTCGGCGTTGGCGGCGGCCAGCGCGGTGGCGGCGGCGGTGGCATTGGTGGCGTCGACCAGCGCGCGTTCGGTGCGCTCGAGCGCGCGGCCGTCGTCGATCAGGCTGGCGCGGTACGCCAGCGCCGCGCCCGCGCTGGCCACCAGCAGCAGCGCGCCGGCGGCCAGCCGGGCGGGCAGCGGCAGCAGCTCAGTCAGGTTCACGCTCGTCGTCCTTTCCCAAGGGCGAATGGGCGATGTCGCACCACGCCCAGAACAGCACCACGGCCGAGATTGCGGCAAATCCGAGCAGATACCACATGGCTACCTCCGTTACGGTGGGAAATCATGGGCTGGCGTCCGGCGCCCAGCCGAAGTGGCCGGCCTCGTAGCCGCAGCAGGCGCAGCGCAGCAGCGGGAAGCCGCCGGCCAGGCGGTACACCGCCTTCCAGGTCTTGTTCTGGCATGCCCCGCAGGCCAGCACTTCCTCGGTGGCGGCGGTGGGTGTGGCGTTGCGGTAGGCCAGGAACACCACCTTGTTGTCGTCGGGGGTGTCGCTCATTTGTCGGCCAGGCTGGTCGTGGTCTTGAAGCGCAGCACGATGTTGGCCGTCACCACCACCAGCCCGATCAGCTTGTAGGTGTCGGGCGACAGGTAGGCGGCCAGCTCGGGCAGGCTGTCCTTGGCGTATTCCAAGGCGGGCAACGCGGCCAGCAGCAGGCCGTTGAACCAGATCACGACCGATTTGCGCATCCCGCGCAGGCTGGCGAGCGTCATGGTGCGAGTCCTCCGCCGGCACGCTGGTAGGCGGCCAGCAATTTGTCGAGCTTCTGTTCGGGCTGGCCGTAGCCGGCGCCCGGGAAACTGGCCCAGCGGCTGCGGCATTTCTCGATCGCCTGGGCGATGCGGCCGGCGCACACGTCGTCGTAGGCGTGGCATTCCTTGATCAATTGGGTGGCCCACTTGTCCTGCGATTCGGGGCCGAAGTCGGGCAGGTGCAGTTCGTCGCGGTAGGCTTCCCAGTAGCGCCCCATGAACTGGTAGCGCCCGGCGGCGTCCGAATTCTGGACGGCGCTGCGGCGGCGCGGGTGGGCCGCGTAGCTGTCGAACAGGATCGGGTTGGTGGGGGTCGAGCCGACGCACACGTCGTAGCCGTTGTCGCTCAGGTTCAGCAGGCGCGGGCCGATCTCGCTGAACGCGACTAGGTCGAGAAAGGCCTTCAGGTTGGCGAGCCGGTTCATGGTCAACCTCCGTCCTTGGCGCGCAGCGCGGCCCACAGGCCGACCAGCGCGGTGCAAAAGCCGACAATCCAGGTCAAGGGGCGCAGTACCTTGCCGAGGCCGTCGATGGTCTTCATCGCCCCGCGCCAGCTGTTCATCAGGTCGACGATGTCGGCGGTCGAGGCCTTGATTTCGTGGGTGGTGGCGGTGTTGGCGTCCAGCTTGGCGTCGAGCTCGCCCATGCGGGTTTCCTGCTCGGCGAAACGCTCGCTGGCATAGGTGCGCCAGGCGGCGTCGATCTGCTGGCCGATCGCCGCGCTCAGCGCGTTGTCGCCGGCCAGCGCTGCGGCCAGTTCGTCGGTGGTCGGGCGCACCCGGCTCGGACACTCGGCATCGCCGCACAACAGGCCGGCGGCGCGGGTCGGGGTGCGGTGCAGCTCGAAGCTGCGGCCCGGTGGTTGGGGCTGGGCGGTGGCGGGCGGCATGGGGCTCCTTCGGTGGTTACTGGGTGCGGGGGCGGCGCATCAGGTGGCGCGGCGGCAGTGGCGGCGCGGCGATCGCGCAGTCGCAGCTGTCCGGGGTGGGGTTGCCGAAGCTGACGATCTCGATCAGGAAGGTGCCGACGTGGACGCCGTTGCCCAGGAACGGCTCGCTGCCGTCACCGCTGCGGCTGAGCACTTCGACGGCCAGTTCGGTGCTGCGGGCGGCGTCGCCACCGGCCCAGTTGGCCCCGTCGCCGCTGCGGCTGAGCACTTCGATGGCCAGCTGGGCGCTGCTGGCGGCGGGCGTGTGGAGCGCCAGCACTTCCAGCACCAATTCGTCGACGCGGGCGCCGCTGTCGCCGATCCAGTTGGCACCTAGCCCGCTGCGGCTGATGGTTTCCATCGCCAGCTGCGCGCTTTTCACGGCCGGGTTGTGGGCCGCCAGCGCCTCCAGCGCGAGCTGGGCCGCCTTGGCTTTCGGCGTGCCGGACCCGAACGCCTCGAGCGCAAGCTGGTAGCTGCGCGCGCTGGTCATTTAGGCGGCCACCACCACGCCGAACTCGGCGGAATTGATGCCGGCCTGGGTCCAGGCAGTGCCGGTGGCGGGGTCGGTTTCGTGGATCGTCGTGTAGAGCTTCCTGTCGGTCGACAGCGGGATCGCGCTGGTGAAGGCCTCGCTCACCCCCTGCTTGGCCAGGTGGGCAATCGAGCGGGTGCCGGCGTCGTCCTTCAGGGCGGCGTCGACGATCTGCACCCCGCGCACCAGCCCGACGATGCCGGATAGCGCCGTGAAGTGGTAGCTGTCCTTGGCGCCCACGGTGGACGATGCGACATTGGTCAGGGAGTCGGCCACCGCCTCGTTGACGCGGCTGTAATGCACGGTGCCGCTGTCGGGCGTGAAGTCGTGGTAGGTGCCGTCACTCGATGGCAGCACCATGTCGACCCGGCAGTCGCCGAAGAAGTCGTTGTTGCTGGTGCCGGTGGCGTCGGCCAGGTACAGGTCGTCCACCAGCGCGGTGCTGGCGCTGATGCTGCTGCCCGGATTCGACAGCGTCAGGCGCGTCACCTGGGCCAGCGTGTTGTCGAAACTGAGGGTGTTCTGGTTGATCAGGTTCAGCACCGAGACCCCGTTGACCAACACCCGCACCGCGCCGGCCGTGGCGTGGATGGTGGCCTTCACTTCGACGTAGGCGTAGACGTTGGGCTGCAGCACGGCGCCGGTGCTGGCGCCGATCTGCACCGCAGTCGAGGTGGGGCGGTTCCAGACGCCGATCGCGCCATCCGGCCCGACCGTGATGTACAGGTGGATGCCGCTGGGGCCGGCCAGGGTCAGGAACTGGATGCCGTTGGCGATCGCGTTGACGGTCGCGAATGCGCTGGCCTTCATCGCCATGCCGAGGATCACCGTGCTGCTGCCGGCGATGTCCTTGCGCACGGTGGCGTCGCGGGCGATGCTCAGCGCACCGCCGCTGCGGCGGCCGCTGCTGGCGGCGATGGTGGCGGTGCCCACGCCGCTGGTGGTGGCGCTCCATTTCAGCGCGATGTCGGCGGTGCCGTAATGGTCGAAGCTATCTAAAAACAAGAGCGCCATGGTCAGTAGTCCTTGATTTTGATGATGAATTCGTCTTGCAGGATCCGGCCCGACGCGGTGCTGGCGGTGACGGTGATCTTGTAGCTCTGGCCGACGCTGCCCGCGCCCAGCCACAGGGTCACGCGGGTGCCGGCCACGTCGAACGCGGCCAGGGCCAGCGGGGTGGGGTCCAGCACCGCCGCCAGCTGGGCGGCAATGGCGATCACCGGCGCCGGGTCGGCGACCATGCTGTCGGCGCTGGCCAGGTCGTCCTCGTACTCGATCGCGTAGG